CTCGTGAGTTTCTCATCCTGCCCGACCGGCAAGCGCCAGTACGCTGACGCCCGAGCCGCCAAGCGTGCGCTCGATCTCCTAATGGAGCGCTGGACCAACGGGACCATCGCTGACCCGTGCTTCGCCAAGCGAGGGTACCTCTGCCCCGACTGTGACCAGTATCACTTGACCAAGAAAGACGCCTGGCGCTACAATGCGACCGACGTGCATATCGACCGCTGAACAGGAGACCACCATGACCGATCGCTACGACCCCCTCACCCCCGCCCAGCGTGCCGAGACCGAACGTCTCGTGGCGCTGGCCAACGCCGAACACAAGCGCCGCTGCGAAGCGGCCGGACGCATCGAGATTCCCGCCCTTCAGGACCGGCTCGCTGACGAGATCCGGGCCGCCTACGCCGAAGGCCTGAAAGCAAAGGACGAACCGACCGAATGATCTGGATCGCCGCAGACCTCCATATCGGCCACAAGAACATCCTCAAGTACCAGCCCGAGCGGATTGACATCCTCGCACTTCCCGACGATGCCACGATCGACGAGCACGATGATGCCCTGATCGACCGTTGGAACAGCGTCGTGGGTTACGACGACGAGGTGTGGTACCTGGGCGATCTCGCCATGGGACAACGCCACGAGAACATTCCGAAGACCGCACGGCTCAACGGACGCAAGGCGATCATCGCCCCCGGCAACCACGACACCGGTCTCTGGCGTATTCCGCCCACCGCCCGCTATGACATCGACAAGATCGCTGCACAGCGCAAACTCTTTCAGGACGCCGGATGGTCCCTCCCCCCGGAGGGATGGCTCGGTGATGTCTGGGACATCGAGGACGTGAAGGTGACCTACGGCCATCTCCCGCTCGCCGGTACTCCGGACCACGAGTCCGAGGAGGGACGCTTTACGAAACTCATGCTGGAGGATCGTGGGCAGCTCCACGTGCACGGGCACAGCCACGGCAACCAGGGCCGAGTGCATGGCGACGGTCTGAGGCAGTTCGACGTGGGCGTTGACGCCAACAGTCTGCTCCCCACACGGTGGGGTGAGGTCGTTTCGTGGGTCCTTTCTCACAAAGACGCTGGTCACGGTACTTGACAGGGGCGGTCCGACCTGTCATACTGAAGATGTACCCGGAAAGGACACCCGTGACCACCACTCTCGACGCCCTCCACAACCTGCTCGCCGCCCAGGGCCGCACCGCCCGTAGCGGTCAGGTTGAGGCTGCCAAGGCCATCGACGCTGGCGACCGCCACGTTGCGCTCTGCGCCCCCACGGGTGTTGGCAAGTCCGCTCTCGCTATCGCCGCCTCGCTGGCGGCCGGTGGCGGGATCATCGGCATGCACTCCAACGGTCTCGTCGCCCAGTACGCCGCTGAGATCCCCGAGTGGGAAGAGGCGACGGGCGCTTCGATCGTCACGCTGGTCGGCAAGGGCCACTACTGGTGCAAGAGCGCCAGTCCGGATCTCGCTGGCCTCACGGTCGCCCAGAAGGCCCACGTCGTCGAGACCGGCACCTTCATCGGCGCTGGCCTTGAGCAGAAGGCCTACAAGGCTCACACGGTCCTCTCCCTCTCGGTCGAGAAGGACGAAGACGATGACGACTCGTTCAAGACCCCCTGCGATGAGTGCCCCTTCAAGGCGTCGAGCTGCCCGCTCTGGCAGGCCCGCAACGACGCCGCCGAGGCCGACATCGTGATCACGAACGCTACCATGCTGGGCCTGGCCCTCGGTGGCGGGGTCAAGTGGGCCGCCAGCATCGTCAAGCCGGTCATCGTGCTCGACGAGGCGCACGCCGACGTGGACCCCATCGCTGAGGTGCTCGGCTCGCAGATCACGATCAAGGGCGAGGACGGGGCGGCCGCCTCGGCCGGTCTCGCAGAGGCTCTCAGCGTGGTCTTCGACTGGGCCGACGACGACACCCACCCGAACGTCAAGAAGGCTCGCCGGTTCCTCGCCCACCGCAAGCTTGCCGCTGCCGAAGGCCGCAAGGTCGCTTTCAGCGCCGACGAGTTCAAGGTCGTCCTGACGATCCCGGTAGATCTCACGGCCGTCTTCGCTCCCCACCGTGTCATCGCCATGTCGGCCACCCTCAGCGACCGCAACGTCAAGGCCCTCGGCCTCGACGCCACGGTCAAGAACCTGGAGGGCCTGGACGTGTCGGCCTCGACGGTCTTCGTGGACACCACCGCCCCCGCCTGGAAGTTCGGAAAGTACAACCCGGCCGAGCACAAGGCCTGGGCGAAATACACGGCGGCCAAGGTCACCAAGGCGTTCCGCAACGGTGGGGCCACGCTCGCCCTCTTCGTGAGCAAGGACGACCTGAACGCAGTGGTCGCTCAGCTTCCCGCCGACGTGGCTAGGGCCGCCCTTCATTACTACGCCGGTACGGACCGGACCAAGGCGATCGAGATCTACAAGGCCGACCCGAAGAACCACCTGATCGTCGGCTGCGTCTCGGGCGCTGGCACGGGCGTCAACCTCCCCGGCGATCTGCTCCGCACGGTCATCGTGAGTCGAGTCCCCCAGAACGCCCCGAAGAACAGCGACTACGCCAAGTGGGTCGAGGACACTCGGGCCGCCGTCATCCAGTCGGTCGGTCGTGGCCACCGCTTCGACGGCGACTGGAGCCACGTTCACATCCTCGGCGGTTTCGGCAGCCGCAACGATGTCCGCAAGGGCCTCGACGATCTGGGCTGGGTGATCAAGTGAAAGCCCTTGACATCCGGCGCAGCTCGTGCGATAATGAAGACGTGACCGAAGGGATGCCCACCATGAAGACCGCCACCCAAGCCCAGATCCGCCTCTACACCCGCCTCGTAGGCGAGATCGTCGAGCTGAACCCCGCCTTTGCAGAGTTCGCTCCGGTCGCCGTTGAGGCGTTCCCGAACCGCACTGTGGCCGACGCCTCCAATTCGATCGACCGTGCGATGCACACGCTCAAGGGCCTCAAGGCCGCTGCGCCCGCCCCGGCCGCCGATCCGGCTCCGGTCACCTTCCACGTCCACCCCGGCGTCTACACGGTCGTCACGCCCAACGGTCGCCGCACCTTCAAGGTCGAGCGCCAGGCGAGTGACGCCGAGTTCGCACCCGGCAAGGTTGTCATCAGCTTCCTGAACGGCCCGGACAACGACTCCGACTACAAGGGCTTCGGCTTCCTCGACGGGGCCACGGTTCGCCCCTGGAAGCGCTACGCTGACGCCACCGAGCTGCTCGCCTTCACGGCCGCTCTCCTGGCCGATCCGGACGCAGCCCTTGTCGCCAAGCACTGCGCCCGCTGTGGCCGCACGCTCACCACTCCCCAGAGCATCTCGGACGGTCTCGGCCCCGAATGTATCAAGGTGGGCCTGAAGTGACCCCCAACAAGAGAGGCAACACCATGAAGAAGACCATGCTCGCCACCACGCTGTGCGCCCTAGCGTTCAGTGCGTGCACCGTCAGGCTCGGTGGCAGCTCACCGGCCCCTACAACCACCGGGGCACCGGTCTCCACCGTTCCCGACGCCACGACCACGGCCCCCGCTCCCGCCGTCATCGTCCCCTCCGTGGACACCACGGCCGATGGGGTGCTGTCGGACTCCGAGTACGCTGGCGTGCAGAAGGCGCTGACATCCGGGGGCTTTCCGGACCTGGCCGGGATCTCCAAGGAAACGATGAGTAGCCTCGGGTACTCCGTGTGCTCGATCGCTAAGACCACGGTCTCTTCGGACGCCTTCCTCTCCGAGATGACCACCGCCTGGCAGATGTCAGGGTCAACGACACTTACCGCCGCAAAGTTCGGTGCGCTCATTGGGGCCACCATGGCCACAATGTGCAGCGATCGAGTCTGGCTGCTAGGCTGAGCCGCCATGTTCACCCTCACGATCAACACCGACAACGCCGCCTTCGTGGACAACGCCGACGAGCTGGCCGACATCCTACGGGATATGGCCCACAGACTCGATCACGAGTTCATCAGCCTGCCCGATACCGGCCGCCTGCGTGACTCCAACGGCAACACCGTTGGGACGTGGAGCTGGCTGTGACCCTGTACGTGACTATCGGACCGCCCGGCTCTGGCAAGACCACGTGGGCCAAGGACTTCCAACGCTCGACCCCCGGTCGTCCGCTCATCGTCGAGCGAGACATGATCCGAGAGGAGCTGACCGGCTCGACCCAGAACTTCACCCGTGAGGTCGAGGTGACCCGCATCGCTCAGGACCGTGTTCGTACAGCGCTCGGGTTCGGTATGACCGTGATCGTCTCGGACACGAACCTGCGAGCCAAGTACCGCAAGGCCTGGAAGAAGCTGGCCGAATCGGCCGGAACGCAGTACCATGAGGTATCGTTTCTTGACGTACCGATCGAGGTCTGCATCGAGCGAGACGCCGCACGAGAGCACCCGGTGGGTGAAGAGGTCATCCGGAGAATGGACAAGGGAAAGTCGTGATCACGAACGCAAAGCTGCTGAAGTACCAGGAGCAAGGCCTGGTGCACGGGTCTCGCCACTCGACGCTACCGCTGACGGTCTGGTGCTACACCCGCAAGGCTCAGTACGAGCGGGCCTGGGACGAGGTGACCACGGGCGCTCGTGGCCTCGTGACGCATGATGACGGGCGGGTGATCGGTCGTGGCTTCCCCAAGTTCTTCGCTGCCGGTGACCCGATCGCTTCCCTGCCCGACGAGGACTTCTACGCTGTCTTCGACAAGGTGGACGGCACTCTGATCCACGTCACCGAGTTCGACGGGGAGCTGCTCGTGTGGACCAAGGGGTCCTTCGACACGCCTCACGTTTCGGCGGCCCTTCCGTACCTGAACGGGTGGCGACCGAAGTACGGCACCACCACGCTGTTTGAGGGGGTCTTCGGGTTCAACCGTGTCGTCGTCGACTACAACGCCTTCCGTGGTCTCGTGCTGCTGGGTGAGGTCGAGGTCGAGAGCGGCAAGGACTGGACCCACCCGGAGGACGTAGCCAGCGACACGGGCTGGGCGGGCGAGACCGCCACCGATCGGACCGGCCTCCGGCTCGACTACCTCACCACGATCTGTTCCGATCCGACCAATGGCGAGAACCGTGAGGGGTTCGTCATCGTGTTTCCTCGTGAGAACGCTCCGGCGCACCGTCTCAAGGTCAAGTTCGACTGGTACCTGAAACTGCACAAGATGATGACGCACCTGACCCCCCGACGCATCCACGAGGCGTACCTCGGCAGTCTCACGTCTGAAGACGGAGAGGGCCTCTGGGAGGCGTTCCTGGACCAGATCCCCGACGAGATGGATTCGGCTACCCAAACTGTCGTGGAGGCGATCCTGAGCCACTCCAGGGGCCTCTGCGAGGAAGCTGAGCGGGCTGTCACTGCGGTATCTGACCTGACCGAGCGTCGGGACATCGCCAAGGCCTTCAGCGAGGCGCTCGACCCCACGGTCCGAGGGCTGGCGTTCCTGATCCTGGACGGTCGTAGGGACGACGCCTGGGTGCAGGCAGCCAAGAGCTATCCGGCCGGGATCGACCCGATCATGGCGGTGCAAGACGATGAGTGAGTTCGGAGAGACCAACAGCGAGTCCGGGCGCAAGCTTGCCTCGATCCAACGCATCCTGGCACTCGACCCCATCGAGGGTGCCGACGCCATCGAGCGAGCGAGTGTACTCGGTTGGCACGTCGTTGTCAAGAAGGGAGACTTCCAGGTCGGTGACCTCGCAGTCTACCTGGAGATCGACTCGGTTCCACCTGACACCGAGGAATATCAGTTCCTCTGGAGGTTCGCTGACCAGCGGCCCAACAACTACCGCATCCGTACGATCAAGCTCCGTGGGCAGATCAGCCAGGGCATCCTGTTCCCGCTGACGGCCGTCACCCTGCTCGATGGGTTCCTCTGGATTCCGAGCGAGATTGGCGAGACCATGGAGGGCCTGGACGTGACCGAGATCATGGGCGTCAAGAAGTACGACCCGCCTCTCCCGGTCGGATCAGCCGACATCGCCGGGCAGTTCTTCGACGGTGTGTCGAAGACCGATGAGGAGCGAGTGCAGTCAGATCCGTCCTACTATCTCGGCGCTCTAGCCGGTAGGCCTTACTACATCACCGTCAAGGCGGACGGAGCCTCGATGACGTGTGCGATGCACGAGGGTGAGTTCAAGGTGGCGTCTCGTAACTACCGACTGAAGCCCAACCCCGACTCGGCGTACTACCGTGCGGCTGAGCCGCTTCGCCGGATGGTGGAGGCCGTGCCGAACCTCGCCGTGCAGGGTGAGCTGGTCGGTCCGGGAATCCAGAAGAATCCGCTCGGGCTAAACGAGCACCGATGCCTCGTGTTCAACGTCTACGACCGCTACGTCAATCGGTACTGGTCCTTCGACGAGATTGACGAGGCGGCGCTGGAGCTAGGATTCCACACCGTCGAGCTGGTCGAGACGGGCACCGCCTTCAATTACGACCAGGACGACCTGCTCGCTATGGCCGAGGGCTACTACACGGGGACCAAGAACCGTCGTGAGGGGATCGTGATACGATCGAATGACGAGGGACCACGGGTGAGCTTCAAGGCCATCAGCAATTCCTATCTGCTAAGGGAGAAGGATTGATGTGGGACGACGCAGCGGGCGAAGCCCTCTGGAATGGAAAGTGGGTGCCATCGTGCATTGGCTGCGCCACTCGACTCCGTGCCCTGTGGCGGGAGACAATTCACGACAACACCTGTGAGGGGTGTAGCGCTCCACTCCACTCGGTGTGGATCAAGAGACCTGAGAGAGGAACAGAATGAGGATCGGATTCACTGGGTTCGCAGGCTCGGGGAAAGACGTTGCCGCATCGGCGCTCGTCGAGCACCGTGGCTTCGTCAAGGTCAACATGAGCGATGCCCTGCTACGTGACATGAAGATCCTCAACCCGCTTGTCCAGATCGACTCCGGTCAGACGCAGCGCCTCAACGACTGGCTGGAGGTATTCGGGTACGACGATCTCAAGGCCGCATCGACGGACTTCCGGGAGCTGCTACAGCGCTACGGGACCGACGTGTGGCGCTCGGTGGACGAAGACACCTGGGTGCACCGTGCAGCGCAGCAGGCGGCCCTACACGACCGTGTGGTGACCACCGGGGTGCGGTTCCTGAACGAGATGCAGGGGATCGACGTGCTCGTGTGGGTTCACCGCCCCGGTTTCGGGCCGGTCAACGGCCACGAGTCCGAGGTCGGCATGCGGGACGTGATCGAGCTGGCCGACCTCGTGCTGGAGAACGACGGCACGATGGACGATCTGGCACGGGCGACCCTCAACTTGGCGGATCAGCTCCTCGACGGCAGCTAAGCTGGCCCCGTGAGTACCGTCGTCGCATCGTTGTCACCTGCTCGACCTCTCATGGTCGAAGAGGAAGAGCTGCTCACTGGCGGGACGTTCCTGCGATTGGAGACAATCACTACCGGTCTCTTCACAGAGGTTGACGAGTTCGCCTGCCATAGCGCCGCTTGTCGTCCTACTTCCTCAGGCGGCTCTGGCGGTAGCGACACGGGGGGAGGGAAGAAGTGGGGCCAGCATACGACATCAGAAATGGCCCGCATAGGATGGGGAGGTGATTCCCCGTACGAGGATCGTGAGGACTACCAGCAAGCGTACAAGCAGGCGTGGCGGCGTGAGGACTACCAGCAAGCGTACAAGCAGGCGTGGCGGCGTGAACAGAAGCGGGCCACACCACCGCTGACGGCGGGTGGACCCGTCGAGACCTTCGCTCTAGGAGAGTTTACGGAGGTTGACGAGTTTGAGTGCCATGATGCGAGCTGCCGACCGCCTACCTCTGGCGGAACGGGTGGGTCCTCCAAAGGCCAGACGAGAGGGGCGACGGGCGGAGAGATTGAGGTGTCTCGGGGATCGAAAGGCAAAGGCACGGTCGGCACCAGAGACTTTGGCATCGACGGGCTGACGCCCACGGGCCGCCAGCAACTCGTTGAGCATTTCCAGACTGCCGTGCCTGGCGGGCAGCACGTTACTACCCCCGAAGAGGCGGTGCAAGTTACCATTGACCATCTGAAGGCCACGGTCGATATGGCGATAGAGGCCGGGTACACGCCGGAAATGGCTCAGTCCGCTGCTCACTGGTATGATGTAGCCAACACAGAATCTCATCTAATGGCTACCGATGCTGGCCTCAATCATCACGAGACGGCCGCTGCGGTTCTCGCCGCCTTGAGTCCTTCAGCCGCCTGGGAGTCCAATCTGCACAATGGTAAGCAGGTGTGTGACTACGTGGGCAAGAATCCGGAGATGACGGACACCCACGCTCAGTACGCTCAGTATCGTGCGGTTCGTGCCCTTCAGTCAAAGCGTGACGCTCTCAAGAAAGACGGTCAAGATCTCACTGAGGTAGACAAGGCCATCGCTGAAGCGGAGAGACCCGAAACTCTCGCCTCGTACCAGAAGATGATGGTCGGTAAGAGGTTCAATGATCTACCGGACAAACTCGCCGTAATGGTGTTGCAGGGCGATACTCAGTTCAACGGGTCTAAGGGGATCAGCCTTATCCCGCATCCGGACGGGTCGTACGACAAGAGGCTGGACAGTGGTAAGGCCATCATCCAAAGCAACTCCAACATGCTGAAGGCCATCAAGATCGCCAAGGCCGACAAGAATGGGGCCAGTGTTGAGGAAATGTCCAAGGTCATTTCTGCCAACGTCTCAGGTCAATCCAAGGTCCGAGCGTTCTACATGAACATTGCCTACCCGAACGATACAGCGCAAAGAGCGATCACCGCTGACACTCACTTCTTCAGCGCCTCGGTTGGCCTCCCCCTGAACGCCACATCGGCTAAACCGTACTTCACTTCCACAACTGAGGTCGGGTTCGCTCGTGGGTATCCGGCCAATCAGGCCGCCCTTCAGGCGATGATCCCGTACCTCGCTCAGAAGCTCGGAGTCTCTCCGGAAGCCCTCCCACGATCGGCTCAATCAGTTCTTTGGGAGATGGAACGGTATCTTGTTCCCGAGAAAGCGAAGGGGGACTTCATCAAGAACCCCGAGAAGATGGCAGAGCTGGAGCGCCTCTACAATGAAGGCAAAGCACTGGAAGCGAAGCGGTACTACTACGAGCAATCTGGGGCCGCAGCCAAGCACCGAGTAAAGGAGTGACACCGATGAAGAACACCGAACCGCTGAAGATTCCTGTCATCACGGGCCAAGAGCCTACGGCGGAGGAACTTCGCAATGAATACGAGCAGGGTGAAGAGGATCAGTACGAATACATCCTCAGCACTCTCAAGCAGGGGTAGTCTCAAGACGGCTGCCTACAATCTGTGGTAGCGTAAAGGCTACCAATGTCCGATCTATCCCTACCCCCTGAGTGGGAAACGTGGAGCCTGGACCAGAAGATCTCGTTCACGAACGAGCTGAAATTCAACTGGCGCAACTGGGCACGACCGAATCAATTGCCCCCCGCAGGGGACTGGGATATATGGCTATTGCTCGCTGGCCGTGGCTTCGGCAAGAGCCGTACGGGAGCTGAGTACATGAAGGAACGCATGCTCGCTGAGCCTGGCATCCGTGTCGGCATCATCGGGCAGACCATCGGCGCTGCCCGTGACATCTGCGTGGAGGGTGAGTCGGGCCTGCTCTCGGTGATCAACCCGGAGCTGGTGCAGAAGTACAACCGATCGCTGGGCCAGCTCCGCCTCAAGAACGGCTCCATGGCCTTCACGTTCTCCGGTGGCGACCCGGAGAAGCTTCGTGGCTTTCAGTCGCACTACCTCTGGCTCGACGAGCTGTGCGCCTTCCAAGAGTCACAGTCGACCTTTGACATGGCGCTGCTCGGCATGCGTCTCGGACGCAACCCCCGAATGGTAGTGACCACTACACCCAAGCCAACCCCGCTGATCATCGAGCTGGTGAATCGTTCTCGCACCGAGCCTGATCGAGTTCGCATCACCACCGGCTCGACCTTCGACAACGCCGCCAACCTGGCCGAGTCGACCCTCAACTCTCTCCGTGCCCGGTACGAGGGCACGACGATGGGTCGCCAAGAGCTGTACGCAGAGCTGATCCTGGAGGAACCCGGTGCCCTGTGGAAGCGTGTCAAGATCGAGTCCAACCGAGTCGAGATCGGGACCGTGGGGCTGGAGGACATGGCCGAGATCGTCGTGGGCGTTGACCCCAACATGAGCCAGTCCACCGAGCGGGCCACCGAGTGCGGGATCATCGTGGCCGGTCGTGGGCGGGACGGGCACGGATATCTGTTCCGGGACGCCTCCCTACTCCGTCCGTCCCCCGATGCCTGGGCGACCCAGGTCGTCAATCAGTACCACGAGAATCAGGCGAATCAGGTTGTGGCCGAGGTGAATCAGGGGTATGATCTCGTGGTCAACACGATCCACACCATCGACTCCAAGGTCCCGGTCAAGAAGGTCTACAGCGCCAGGGGCAAGATGCTCCGGGCTGAGCCGATCGCAGCGCTCGCAGAGCAGGGTCGCATCCACCACATCGGCACGGGCTTCGATGCCCTTGAGGACCAGATGGTGCAGTGGGTCCCCGGCAACGCCAGCCCCGACCGACTCGACGCATATGTCCATGCTTTCACGAAACTCATGCTCGGCGGTGGGATCGCAGAGTTCTTCACCCCCGTTGGCCTGCCGAACCTCCCTTCAGTGATCCGCTGACCCCCACCGGCCGAACTACGATAGGCACATGGCATCTGGTCCCATGTACTCAAAGGCCGCTCGTGCGGTTGCGGCAAAGGGCGGACTCGCTCTCCCGAATGGGTCCTATCCGATCCGCAACAAGCGGGAGCTACGAGCGGCCGTCCGTCGCCGCCACCAGGGCAAGGCCCCGTACGCTCAGATCGTTGGGCACATCCTCAACCGTGCCAAGTCCCTCGGCATCAAGGTGCACATGACCTCCAGCGCCGCCCCGGCCCCCGCTCCGTCCCACCCCGTGATCACGGCCAGCCCGGCCGTACTCGCCGCCTACGACACCGTGACGGCCGTACCGTCCACCGTGGCCGCTGTCTACGCCAAGGCCAAGAAGTGACCATCATCGTCGTGTCGTTCGACCCTGAGGTGTTGACCGCTGCCGGTCCCCCGAAGGGTAAGTACGGGCGCTCGACCTCCCTCAAGTGGCCTCACCTGTACGACATCCTCAGGTCGAAGGGCTATGACAAGAGCAAGGCCGCTGCCATCTCCAACAGCCGTCTCCACTTCCGCAAGAAGGGCCGGGTCAACGTACTCAACGCCGGACAGGCCCACAATCCGGCCGTGCTCGCTCGACTCGCTCAGGCCCAGAAGGCTCACAAGCACGTGACCGGACCGCAGCTCACGAAGGGGATCAAGTGATTCTCTCCGTCTCCGCCGAGATCTTCGCCTGCCATTCGGCCGCATGCCGACCGCCGAAGAGTGGCGGGTCTGGCGGTAGCGGTAGTGGGATGAGTTTCCGTGCTCGTGCCATCCCGAGCGCTGGCAAGATGGCCGTTGTCGGTATCCCGCACAGCACCGGCCGGACCAAGGCCCTCACCCGAGCGGGAGTAGGCAGAAGCCGTGCCATGGTACGGAAGCGCATGGAGGCCGAGGCCCACCTGGTACGCACCGGGAAATGGGTTGTTCCGCTGATGGAGCGGGCCAAGAAGAGCGCCCCGAGCACCGTCCGCAGGGCGGCCTAGGGATCTACATAGCGGGTGTCCGAACCGGCCCGACCAGGGTAGGATGGACACACAACCCGCTGACAGGCGCAGACTCGGTGACCGCCACCGAGCACTAGCGACGTGACAGGGCGACCCCTCCGGGGGTCGTCCTTCGCATCTCAGCACAAGGGAACTAGATCTATGAATACCAACGACCCTACACACTTCGGACCCATTGGCGAGGATGTCTATCGCCGCACCTACTCACGAGTCATCGACGGAAAGCACGAGGACTGGAAGGACACCGTTCGTCGAGTGGTGCAGGGGAACGCCGTGCTCGATCAGTACACCGATGAGGTGGAGCGCCGTGAGATCATCGCTCTCATGGATCGGTTCGCTCTGCTCCCCGCTGGCCGCCATCTCTGGGTGACCGGCGTGGCGGACATCCCCGGAGAGGCTCGTAGGAATTGCTTTCGGGCACCCTTCACTGCTAGACTCGCTGACCACTTTGAGTTCATGGGGAGCATGCTCCTGCTCGGTGGCGGGGTCGGTGCCAACTACTCGCAAGAGTACCTGGCCAAGGCCGGACCCGTACACCCGTTCAACCTTTCCATCACCTGTGACCCGTCGCACCCCGACTACGAGGACGTGAAGCGGGCGGCCGGTGAGTTCTTCAACGAGGGGTCCGTCTACGGCGAGTACGTGCAGGACTCACGTGAGGGCTGGGTCGAGGCCTGGGGCGCACTCTTCGACGCCGCCACCTTCCCCCTCTTCACGAGCGTGGCGATCAACGTCTCCCTCGTGCGCCCGCACGGTGCGCCGATCCTGACTTTCGGCGGGACCGCTTCCGGCCCGGCCCCGCTCGTGTCGTCCATCGTCGGCATCGCCACGGTGCTCCGGTCTGCCGTTGGCCGTCCGCTCTCTGGAATGGACGCCATGGAGTGTGACCACGCCATCGCCTCCGCCGTGGTCGCTGGTGGCGCTCGGCGCTCCGCTCGCATGAGCATCATGCACTGGCGGGACCCGGACATCATCCGCTTCATTCACGCCAAGGAAGACCCGATGAAGCACTGGACCACGAACATCTCGGTGGAGGTGGACCAGGCGTTCCTTGACGGGATTCAGCGTGGTGACAACGTGGCCCAGGAGATCTTTGAGCAGGTCGTCATCGGCATGTACCGCAACGGTGAGCCGGGCTTCTACAACGTGGCGCTCTCGGCGGTGGGTGAGCGTGGTGACGTGCGCTCGACCAATCCGTGCGGGGAGATTGCTCTGGAGGAGGGCGAGAGCTGCAACATCGGCAGCGTGGACATCGGCCTGTTCGGTACCGATCACGCCGGAGCGGAGCAGGCCTTCCGCTACATGACCAGGTTCCTGATCCGGCAGACGCTCACGAGTATCAAGATCGAGCCTACCGCCACCATCGAGGAACGCAACCGCCGCATCGGCGTGGGCTTCCTCGGTCTCCAGGAGTGGGCCGCCGCTCACGGGGTCCGCTACCGTGACATCGCTACCAACGACACGCTCCGGCTGTTTCTACGTCGGTACCGTGAGGTGTGCCGTCAAGAGGCCGACGCCTACTGTGACGAGCTGGGGATCTCCCGCTGCATCAAGGTCACGGCCATCGCCCCCAACGGCACGATCGCTCAGCTCCGTGGCACACAGCCCGGTGCCCACGCCATCCTCGCTCGGTGGTACGTCCGCAACGTCCGCTACACGACCGGTGATCCTCGGATCGAGGCCGCTCGCAACAACGGTCTCGTGGTCGAGCCGTGCATCTACGCCGAGAACACGTGGGTGGTGAGCTACCCCGTGGCCGATCCGCTCGTGGAGAAGTACCCGCTCGACGTGGTGCAGCAGATCGACGAGGTAACCATCTCCGAGCAGTTCGCAGTGCTCGCCGCCGTCACTAAGGAATTCTGTGGCGGACGAGACGGCAACGCCGTGAGCTTCACCGCTTCATTCGACCCGACGACCGTCACCCTCCCCGAGCTGTGGGCCGCTGTTCGTAGGTGGCTCCCTGAGGTGAAGGGTATGACGGTCTTCCCGACCGCCTCTCGGCCGCAGTCCCCATACGTCCCCCTCACCGAGGGCGAGTATCACTCTCTCAAGGCTGAGGCCCTACTAGTATCCGGCGATACGGGCAACGAGGAGCTGGCGTGCTCGATCGGGGGTGCGTGTCCGGTCCGCTAGACTATCCCTGTGATCGTCAACGCTGCCGTCTTCGCCTGTCATAGCGCAGCCTGCCGACCGCCGAACAGCGGCGGTAGCGGCGGCAGCGCTGGTGGTCCGTCCATGTCCCGCAAGGGGATGGCCGGTCTCGGCAAGGACCTGCACGAGCCGGACTCTGGCTTCACCATGTCGACCCACCTGAAGCCGATCTCCAAGGGGTTCGCCGTTGCCATCAAGGGGTCGGACAAGCTGATCGACGCCAAGGACGCCTACATGCCGGACGGTTCAGTCAACCCACGGCTCCGTGCACTGGTCCGTGATCGCATAGGAGCGGCGCTGGGCACCACCCCGCCCCACGGTACCAAGGTGGCCATTGGAGGCTGGCACAACCCCGCTGACGGCAAGCTGGAGGTCAACGTGACCATCGTGTTCCCACCCAACAAGAGGGCCGCCGCTGAGAAGTTTGCCCGCAAGAACGACCAGATCTCGATGGCCCGCCTACACAACTTCACCATCATCAACACGGGCGGTACCGGTGGAGACCGCACAGTGACCGCCTCGGCAGATCTTGTCCAAGGCGTGTGGTTCCGTGCTAAGGTGTCGGCATGAGCGAGAAGCGAAAGGGGCAGGACCCCGTTGAGGTTCCGGCCAACTGGAACGATCTCAGCGAGGAAGAGCAAGACGCCTTCATCGACAAGCTCATCGAAGGTTGGATTCCGAAAGGTTGACATCGGAGCAATCCGGTGCTAGACTGAATCCCAAGCTCATTGACAACCGAGAGATGTAAAGTACCAATACGGGGCTGAGTAGATTCGACAGTCTGCGGAGAGGTACGCTGGCGTGAACGTGCGGTACGGGGCATGTATCCCTGTGCAACCCAAAGATGCCGAAACTGACATCGTTACCGAGGCCGAGATCGTCGTCGCAATGGCGGCCCTCGACACCGAGTACGAAGCCCTCGTGGCTTCGACCTTGGTTCTCGTCTGAGACTCCACGGGTCCGCTACCCGTGCTAACCCAATAGCGGCCGACGAGGAACGGACTTCCTCAGAACCCTTACTCCGGTCAAGGTAGTCGTCCCGGAAACGCAGTGCGGCGGTCGCAGCCGAGAGAGCGACTAGTTCACGTAGATAGCCCCAAACGGTAGGATTGGACGGGGGGAGCGTCACCCCCCCAGCTCCACTTGTGATTGTCCGGGACGGTGGACCCCCACTAGACTGATGACATGAAGAAATGCCGAGAGTGCAGAGTAGAGTTTGTGCCGAAATCACGGCACGCATCGTGCCCGAGCTGTCGGTATCACCGGTACAAACATCCATGCGAGAAGTGCGGTTCCGCTGTAGGTGCACCTTACACTCTCTGCTCTGACTGTGCTACACGGCCCAGTCAAGTAGGGGTGAAGAAGTCCGCAACCCCAGAGCGTCGACTGCGACGTAATGGGTACGTGGACATCCTGGTAGCCCCAGAGCACCGCTCACGGGCAAGCGATCCGTACGTGTACGAGCACCGCCACGTGATGGCAATGCACTTAGGGAGATCACTCCTTTCGCATGAGAACGTCCACCACCTCAATGGGATTCGGGACGACAATCGAATCGAGAACCTGGAGCTATGGTCAAAGAGCCAGCCGTCAGGTCAACGAGTTGCCGACAAGATTGCGTGGGCGACACAGATCTTGGAGCTGTATGCTCCAGAAAGTCTGTTAGCGAAAGCTGACTAGTAGAGGGCCGTAGCGAGCCGTAATCGCTACAAGTCGGGATGGCTCTGTCCCTTGAAGTCAAGTAGGGCACTCGGTGAAATTGAGGTGGTCCACCTGACCCGAGTCCAGAAGCGGACCACCGGTAAACGGATACCGTCAGGGGCCGTCTGGGGTAGCTCTCCAGGCGGCCACCTTCCGTACTTGGTTACCTAGCTCAGGCAGTAGAGCGTCCGGTTGAAACCCGGAAGGTCGAGGGGGCGGCACCTTCGGTAACCACCAGCGGGGTAGGGTAACGGTAACCTGGAGTCCTCATAAGTCTTCGATGCGAGTTCGATTCTCGTCTCCGCCTCCATTGAAAGTAGCCATCTCTCGGTTTCCGGTGTATCGTGAAGGCAGAGAGAGCGTGAAGCCCTCCCCTCCCTAGTGTTAGGATGTCCTAATGAAATTGCGTAGCCTGTACCTCCCACTCACGGCGATTGTCATGGGGTTCTCCCTCATGGTGGCCGTCCCAGTAGGTGCCACGTCGGTGCACAAGGAAGACCACAAGGTCTGGGTGTGCAAGTACGTCGGCACGCCCCACGAAGATGAGCGTCTCAAGGACGGCAAGAATCCGATCTACGTGGACGACAGCAGCATCAAGGGTCCCGGTGTGCACGATCCCGTGCGGGTGGGCGACACCTTCGCTGACGCACACGATCACTCGATCGTGGTGCAGATCGGTGGAAGCGATCCCGGTATCGAGAGCTGCCCTGGACACGTCCCCCCGACGACGACCACCGTACCGGTGACGACGACCACGGTCGTTGACGAGACCACGACTACGACGGTCGTCGATGAGCCAACGACCACGGTCGTTGACGAGACCACGACGACGGTAGCGGATGAGGTCACGACGACAACTGTTCCGGAAGTCACCACGACCGAACCGCCGACCACGACCGTTCCGGAAGTGACGACAACTGTTCCGGAAGTCACCACGACCGAACCGCCGACCACGACCGTTCCGGAAGTGACGACAACTGTTCCGGAAGTGACGACAACGACGACCGTGGCCCAGGTGCACCCGCCGACCACGACGCTGCCTCCCACGACCACCGTCATCAACAAGCCCACTCCTGCACCACTCCCCGCAACTGGATCGAACACAGCACCCATCATGGCGCTGGCGTCGATCGTCCTGCTCCTGGGTGGCGTGTTGGTCCTGGTCCGTCGAATCACTATCTGAGGTAGGATCGTCACATGAGTCTGAGCAAAGCCGCTGTCTTCGTCCACGGATCACGAAAGTATCGTGACGTGAACGTAGAGGTCACACCCACGCAGGTAGTCGTCAAGAACTTCGTGACGGGCCAACCGATCGAGACCTTCGATATCGAAGAGACCGCTACGGCTGGCACTGCGTGGGACGTGACCACGGCCGACTCCCCGGAGCCGTTCCGTCTCGTCGCTCAGGAAGGGTGCGGATGCGGCGGTCAGAAGCCGTACGAGTTCGATCCGAGCTACTCCGGAAAGATCAAGTTCTGATGCTTCGGACCGCCTGTATTCGCATCTATCTCTGGCTGTGGTTCACGTTCAGTGACGGTATCACCTGGTTGAAGCTGACAACTCCCGTCTGAACCGCCAAAGTGATCAGGCTGGTAGCCTTGTATCACCTTGAGTCTTCTCCTGATCACTACCGACCAGGCCCTATGCAAGGGGGCTGATATCTCTCTATGGTTCCCAGACTTTGAGACCGAAGAGGGAGAGCAAGTCTTCGATGACGGGACGGTGTTTGAGAGTTATGGCGACACCACTGACTTCTACGAAGCGGCTCGGTCCATATGCTCCGTGTGTCCCATGAAGGACCCGTGCCTAGAGTACGCAATGGAGCACCGCATCCGCTTCGGCATGTACGGTGGGATGACCCCCATCGAGCGCCGGAGGGTGGAGCGCAGAGACCGTAGGAAGAGGCTCCAGGAGCGCCGCAGGACCGAGGCCGCCGCCACGCTGGACGAACCGGATCTCGACTTCGATGATACGGTGGACTCTTGATGACGACTATCCCCGTTGCTCTCGCTGCCCTGATTGCCAACCCGTTCCTCGCTCTGATCTTCGTCGTAGGCGTGTACGGATGGTGGCGGCTTGCCTCTCGTGACTCAATCACCGAGAGCGCCCGTCGTTGGTTCCTGCTCAAGTGGCCCCACGAAGGGTTCTCTGATCAGACGGAGCGACCGAAGCGTGGCTACAGCGTCTACTCCGGTGGCGTCTGGTACGTGCAGAAGGGAACCTTCTGGGGCGAGCTGCTCTATTGTCCCTATTGCCTAAGCTGGTGGATCGCCATTGCTCAATTCGGACTGTACCTTGTGTGGCCGACAGCCATCATTGGACTGGCTTTCCTACACGCCGCCCGCATCGGCTCCGGGTTCCTATCCAAGCACGCCTGATGGTAGGCTGAGCACCACGATGGCATGTGCGTCTTGCGGGTCCAAGCCCGTCACCCCCGTTGTTAGTTACGGACTCCCCACGATCTGGGAATGGATCACCCCTACCCCCGACCTGATCGCCGTGCCTTCGGGTGAAGCCGAGGCGCTCCTGTACCGCCTGAACGGGCCGGTGAGCTGAGATGGGTCTGTTCTCTAAGAAGCCCGCTCCGCAGCCTCCGATGATCCTGTCGTCTGTGGCTGGCTCTGGTGCCACGTACAGGGTCTCCACGTACTCTGACGCAGCCCAGCTCGCCTTGCAGCGCCAGCAGTGGCAGCACAAGGCCTTCCGCCTCTACGACGCAGAAGGGCACCTCTGGTACGCCACGAACTACGTCGGCTCGGCGCTCTCCAAGATGCGCCTGGTCGCCGCCCGTCGCCCACCGTCCGATGCGCCGCACACACCTCCCGAGGTCATCGAGAAGGGTGCGTTCTCGGATGCCGTCAAGAACATCCGCTCACCCCGTGGCGGACAGAGTGGCTTGCTCCGTCAGGTCGGTCGCAACGTCTTCCTGTGCGGTGAGGTCTGGCTCGTCGGCGCTGCCGAGAGCATGCCGACCGGTGAGGTCGTACAGTCGTGGGACGCCGTGTCGATCTCCGAGTTGATCACGGCTGGTACCTCTGGCCGATTCATGCGCCGCCGCCTACCCGGTGCCGCACCCGCCAACCTCCCGGACGGTGCGCTCACGATCCGTATCTGGAAGGAACACCCCGAGTATTCAGAGCTGGCGGACTCCAGCACCCGGCCCGCAATGGAACTATTGGAGAAGATCGTTACCCTCAACAAGGCTGAACGAGCCATCGCTCGTAGCCGGTTGGCTGGGTCTGGAATTCTTGCACTTCCCCAAGAGTTGGTCCCTCCGGCATGGCAGAATCAGGGCAATAACCCCGACGCCATGCAGAGCAATCCGCTCTATCAGGCGCTCGCTGAGTCGATGATGGCACCGCTCCAGGACGAGAACCATCCGTCCGCTGTTGTGCCGCTCGTGCTCATTGGTCCGGCTGATGTCGTCAACAAGATCAAGTACGAGGAGATGGCCCGCTCGTTCGACACGGCCGCCTCTAACGCCTCGATCCAGACGGCCATCGAGCAGGTCGCCCACACGCTGGAGATCCCGAAAGAGATCATGCTCGGCGTGGGCGAGGCCACACACTGGACCGCCTGGGCCATCAAGGAAGACACCTACGAGGCCCACATCAAGCCCGCCATCCAGCTTATCGCTGACGCCCTGACCCGCACGTACCTACGTCAGGCCATCGACCGGATGACCCCCGAGCAGGTGCAGGCTGCGCTCAAGGAAGCTGGCGTTGACAGCCCGGACGACATCATTGTCTGGTATGACGCTAGCGAGCTGGTCGTCCTGCCCGACAAGGCCGACAAGGCCCTGGGCCTTCACGATCGCCTGGTGCTCTCGGACGCCGCTCTCCGTCGTGAGAACGGCTACTCTGACGACGACGCCCCGAGCGACAAGGAATACGCCAAGCGTGTCGGCGTCAAGGTGGCTGACCCCAAGATGGCCATCTCGGGCGAGCCGCCCGCCAACGACCCCGGCAAGCTGGGCGGCTCCGCCCCGTTGAAGGACCCCGCCGAAGAGGCCAAGCTCTCTGCCGAGGCCGGACAGGCGAAGCCCGGAAGGCCGCCCGGTCCCGCTACCGTGAACGGCCCTCGTGGCCAGGCCCCTCAAGGGCCGAAGGCCGCACCACCGGTCCTGCCCACGCAGCGTCGAGCGCAGCCAGGGAAGCCGCAAGACTCCAAGACCAAGTAGGCTAGACCTAATGGCCCTGGACATCAAGACCGTAGACCCAACTGAGTACGAGCTGTCTCGCATCGAGTCGAAAGCGATGACATCGCTCCGTGACCTGATGCAGTCCCACCTCTCGTCGCTCGCTGTCACCGCATCGGCGTTCGATCCGGCGAGCTTCATTACGGACTCGATGGAGGCCGAGTACATGGCGCTGGCCATGAGTCTCTGGGAAGACGTGAACGCTCTCATGGACGGGTTCGGTCTCGACGTGCTGCCCCTATCACAGTATTTCCCGATTGTCAAGGACTCGATCGAGCGCTCCCGCAACACGTTCGTCGAGATGTTCAAGGCGCTCATCGGCAAGCAGGCGGGCACTACCCCGACCTTCGGTGAGTTCTTCTTTGCCAACGACTACGTGCCCGGTACAGGACTGAAGCCGCCTGTCGCCTACGAGGTGCAGTTCGGTGACGTGCGTCCGATCCTGGGCGTGCTCGGTGGTGGCGCTCCGCCAGAGGTACCCCTCGCCACGGGCCTGACGGGCGGTCAGACGCTCCACAGCGTGCTCTCCGCCAACAACATCACCACGGACCAGAAGATGTGGCTCTACGGCGAGACCGTTCGGCGTACCTTCAACGGGCACCTCCAGATGGACGGACTCGTGTTCACCGACTGGCATGACCGTGCGCTCCAGATCTCCCCTCAGGACCGTTGGATTCGTAGTGACTACTACAGACCGGGAGATCACTGGGGATGCGCCTGCGTGGTCGTCCCCTACATCCCGAACTTCGGAGCGCCAGAGCCTATCACCATCACCTCCTCGGCGTCAAGTCCAGTGGTCGAGTCACCGGTCGAGATGCTGAGCACGGACGCCGAGGACCTCTCGGCTACAAGCGAGGACATGGTAGCGCTGCTCATGGCCGAGTTCTACCGGCGTGACGAGCCTAGGGATAAGAACGGCCGGTGGATCAGCGGCGGGCACGCTGACGCAGCGTGGTCGGCGCACAAGGCAACCCTGACGCCCCTCTCGGTGCAGTCCATCGAGCGCTCGTGGGGGAAGGGCACCGAGGGTGTATTCGGGCACAGCCAGACGACCACCACGACCCCGTGGCCCCGAGCACCACGATCCAAGAACCAGAAGCCGATTGACCGTGAGCTGATCCGGAGAGCGCTAGAGCACCCACGGATTCAGTCCGTCGACCCTCGATTGCTCCACGCCACACAGCCGAACCTTGTGCGTACCCACATGGACTACTACATGGGCGACAACTATCGGCGCACCGGACGAACCTCTGCCGATCACAGCTCACCGACCAACGCTTTCCCGATCGTGTACGTGGACAAGGCCGGTCGGCACATCATCCTGTCCGGTCACCACCGAGCCGCTGCCGCCCTGGCCAAGGGGGAACCGCTCCCGGCCGTAATCGTCCGTGAGCCGTAGCCCTACCGGTAGAGGGCCAGAAATTCCTGGCACCACGCAATCTTGTCCGCAACTCTCTGTCCTGACGGCTGGCTCTTTGACCATAGCTCCAGGTTCTCGATGCGGTTGTCATCCCGAATTCCGTTGATGTGGTGTACGTTCTCATGCGAGAGAAGCGGGCGACCGAGTGCTGTCTCCATGACTACTCGGTGCTCAAAGGCGTAACCGGATCTGGTGGTACAGGACGAAGAGGGAGACCAAGTGAGCCGATATCCCGCCTTGGTTACTAGGGAGGCTCGGCCCTTGGATTCGTCACGTTTCCTCTGGTTGGAGCATGACCGGCATCGGTCGGAGCGCTTCAGCTTTGGCGTGTTACATACGGGACAAGGATTCTTTCCATACCGCCTGTGGCGGCATGCCGAGCACTCCGTTATTTCACCGGGCCTCCCCCTGAAGGTGTTACCACACGAGCAGGTCTGCGCCGTCAAGGGCGCTCTGGCACGCCGATCTCGTTTGCCTTGAGTCCGGTCCTTCATCCGTTGACGCTCACGGCAATCGAGGCAGCGGGCAACGCCGTGTAGAGTTTCGGTTGTGTTCGTATAACACATCGTGCACACCCTCATAGGAACAATTATACCATGGAAGGTCGTGATATCGTTCGGGTAGCCGGTAGGGAGTTACGCTAGGAGCATGTCCGATATCGTTGGGGAAGAGACCCCCACTTTCGTGTACGAACCTGAGGCCTCAGCGGGCAGTTTCGTGATGCTCATCGCCCAAGAATCCTTTGGAGAAAGCCATCATCCGACCGTAGACGGTCGTATGTTTGCTGAGGGATCAATTAGCTGGCGTGAGCTGCCCATTCCCCTGACCCTGAATCGGACGAATACCGCAGAGGGTCAGCACAAGACCGCCAGCGCTGTAGGCGCAATCTGCTCCATCTGGAAGGACGGGGGAAACGTCTACGGGCGAGGATACTTCAGCTCAGATGAAGAGGGTCAGGAAGCTCGTAAGTTGATCCGGGAGGGGGTCATCTCCCATGTATCGGCGGATGTCGGTGGAGTGATCGCTTCCGAGTTTGCGGAGAGTGAAGTGCCAGAGGGCGTGAAGCGCCTGTTCACGAGGGGAACTATTCTAGGAGTGACGGCGTTGCTCCACTCGTCGTTCGATGACACGAAGATCGCCGTCGATGGTACGGACTCGCAGTTCGCTGCCGGGAAGGTGACCGAGGTCAACGATGAGGACGAGACCCCCGCCGAGGAGGCGAACGAGACCCCCGCCGAAGAGGACGCCGAAGAGAAGGCCAACGACAAGAAGGCGCTCACGGCCGCAGCCGAGCGAGGCTGGGCACCACCGGACACCGCCTTCAAGAATCCGAACCTGGCCCGGCCCACCCCGCTCACGATCACTGACGACGGGCGAGTCTTCGGGCACGCCGCCGTCTTCGGTACGTGCCACGTCGGCTACAAGGACCGCTGCGTCACCCCGCCCCGATCCAACAAGAACTACGCCTACTTCAACGTGGGCGAGGTGCTGACCGCTGAGGGTGCACACGTGCCGGTTGGCCGCATCACCGCCAACACGGGACACGCCTCTCTGGAGATGGGCGCTCAGCCCGCCAAGGAACACTATGACCACACCGGGTTCGCTGCCGCCTACGTCAAGGCCGGAGAGGACGAGCACGGTATCTGGTTCGCTGGGGTCATCGCTCCCGACGCCACCGACGCACAGGTGGCCAACCTCCGAGCCGCTGGCGTGTCCGGCGACTGGCGTGCCATCGACGGTTCGCTGGAGATGGTCGGCCTACTGGCCGTCAACACCCCCGGCTTCCCCGTACCCCGTGCCGCTTCCACGATCGTAGCTGGCGCTCAGACGGCGCTCGTTGCCGCTGGTATTGTAGCCAGTGTGGAAGCCGCAACATCCCAAGAGCTGATCGACCAACTGAAGGTCCTACTGTCGAACACGGTGACGGTGTACCACCAGGCTCACGGGTTCCACTGGAACGTGGAGGGTGACGACTTCGTGCCCTACCACGAGCTGTTCAACAAGATCTACGACGATCTCTACGAGTCGATTGACCCGACCGCCGAGAACATCCGCAAGCTTCAGGGTGAGGCCCCGTACACGCTCGATGAATTCATGGCGCTCCGCACCATCACCGAGTCGATTCCCGGCGAGACCCCCGAGTCGATGGGCACCGCTCTGCTCTCCAAGCTGGAGGAGCTGATCGGTTCGCTCAAGGCGACGTTCGCCATCGCCAACGGTGCGGACGAGCAGGGTGTGGCCAACTTCGTAGCCGACCGAATCGACACGTTCCAGAAGTGGGCGTGGCAGCTCCGTGCGTCCGTGGTCGAGGGGGCCGAGAGCATGGACAAGGAAGAGGGCGACACTGATCTGCCCGAGGCCGTGAACGCTTCCGCCGTCGAAGAGGATTGCGGATGCGACGACACCGAAGAGGCCTGCGCTGACTGCGTGGGCGACTGCGCCGACTGCATCGAAGAGGCCAAGAAGGCCAAGAAGAAGGTCGAGAAGACCGCCGATAGCTTTGCCTTCCGTGACGGCCGTCCGATCGAATGGACCACAGATCTCGATCAGAACTTCCTCAATGGAATCAATGAGAAGTTCAGCGACATCTACGATCTCGCCAATCAGACGACGCAGATGGGCAGCCGCATCTCGATGCAGGTCCAGTCGTACGCTGCATACCTGAAGGGTGTCTCGCTCGACGAGCAGAACCTCCTCGACCGCACGCTTGGCAAGCCCACCCTTCCCGAGGGTTCGGGCAAGGAAGACAACGACCCGACGCCGATGGCGTACGAGATTCAGTTGTCGCTCATGGACCTGGACGTTCTCTCACCGATCTGACCGAATCTGTAGCGCCAGCGCTACAATTGTGAGATGGTCAGGATACCGCATGGAATGGGGGCTGTTGAGTAGCTGGAGAGCTGGCCGCCGCACATCGTTACCGGGTGCGTAGTTTCGCCAAAGGTGCCTAACGGTAAAGGCTATATCCAGGTGAAAGTCGATGGCGTTCAGCACTCCGCCCACCGTCTCGTGTACGAGCACCATCATGGCATCATCCCGAAGGACCTCGTAGTTGATCACACCTGCCGCAACCGATCCTGCTGCAACATCAATCACTTGAGGACCGTGACGCAGCGTGTCAACGTCACGGAGAATGTGGAGGGAATGGCGTGGCAGCTCAACGCCATCAAGACGCACTGCCCGCAAGGGCACCCGTATTCTGGAACTAACCTGTATGTTCCTCCACCCAATAACCATCAATCAGTTGCTCGTCGCTGTCGTCAGTGCGCTAAGGACAATGCCAGATCCTGGTACCACCGTAGAAGTTCGATTGTGTCATAGGAGTGATTCTGTCTCTGGCACAATGGATCTATGACTACGGAAGACAAGGACCTGGACGCCACCGCCGAAGGCGATGAGCAATTTGAGATCGACCTAGGCGCTCTGGACAACGACGAGATCGTCAAGTTTGAGTCGCTCCTGGTTGCTGAATACCGTGAGAAGCGTGCCTCGGCCGCAAGCTCGGACGACGTTGCGGAACTCGCAGCCATCAAGGAGGTCGTGACTGAAGTCAGGGCCGAGATGGCCAAGCGTGTCGAGCTGGCTGCCGACGACGCCTTCATCGGGGACGTGCAGGGCGAGACCTTCGCTGGCAAGTTCGTTCCCTTCAAGAAGGGCGAGAAGGGCGATCCGGCCAAGCAGGCCGCAGAAGCCGACGCCGAAGACGCCGCCGAGAAGGAAGAGGCCGCCGCTGAAGTTCAGCCCGAGGTCGTCATCTCGCCGGTCGGTCTCCAGGGCGACAAGCCCGCCGTAACCGCTTCCGCATCGAAGCCCCTCGCCAAGATCGCCGCCGACGTGCGTGGCTTCCGTTCGGGCCAGGAAGTTCCCGGCTGGAACGATGTCGCCAAGGCGCTCATCAACCGTCACCCCGACACCCGTGCGGCCGATGTCACGAGCGGCGCTCGTTTCCTCGTCGCCTCGATCGAGGCCGAGTACCCCGAGGATCGCATCCTCGGTGACGACGTGGTGGTCAACACCTCCCGTGTCGAGTCGGTCACGAGCACCCAGGCGATCATCGCTTCGGGTGGTCTCTGCGCCCCCCTGACGCCCTGGTACAACCTCCAGACCTACGGCGATGTCGTACGTCCGCTGCGTGACGGCCTCCCGTCCTTCAAGGCTGACCGTGGCGGTATCCGCTTCGTCACCCCGCCCAAGCTGAGCGATCTCAGTGGCTCGACTCGTCGGACCACGGCCGCTCAGGATGCGGCTGGCTACACGAATCAGTCGCCCGCTGGCTCGACCGCCCCGAAGCCCTGCCTCCACGTCACGTGTGGCACGGAGTCTACCGCCGTCGTGCAGGCAGTGTCAAACTGTCTGACCTTCGGCAACATGGGCAGCCGTACCTACCCCGAGCAGGTCGAGGCCTGGCTGAAGCTCAGCCGAGTCGAGTTCGCTCGCTACCAGGAGCAGGAGCTTCTGTCGGCCATCAACGCCGGTTCGACCCACATGCACGGCAACCAGACCTACGGTGCCGCCTTCTCCACCCTGGAGCAGATCGGCTTCGCAGTGGACAGCTTCCGTGCCCGCTACCGTATCGCCGGTACGGTCAACCTGCGCTTCGTCGCTCCGTTCTGGCTGAAGTCGGTCCTCAAGAACGACATCGCTGCCCAGCACCCCGGTGACGGCCTCAACCGCTACAGCATCTCGGATGCCCAGATCGAAGACTGGCTGCGTCTCCGTGGCGTCAGCCCGATCTGGACCCAGGACACCATCGCCCAGGACGCACAGCTCACTGGCCCGGTGGCCGGTGGCGTGCTGAACACCTACCCGTGCCAGGTGCGCTGGTTCCTGTTCCCCGAAGGTCAGTGGATCTTCCTGGACAACGGCGTGCTCGACCTCGGCCTGGTCCGTGACTCGACCCTCAACAGCCAGAACGACTACCAGATCTGGATGGAAGAGTTCTCGGCCGTCGCTCAGGTCGGTGCCGTCGAGTCGCTCGCAGTGGTCTCGGACATCACCCCGAACGGCGCTGGCGCTCCCGACGCCTCGGCCCTCCGCACCTGCGCTGGCCCGACTGGTCCCACGGCTCCCTGAGCCTAGTCCCGCTACCAAGGGAAACGAGGAGGGTCTCCGGTTCGCCGGAGGCCCTCTTCCGTTCCCGCCCTTCTGAGCTAAGCTAGGTGCACCGTGGCGTTGATCTCTCAGGATGCGAAAGAGCTAGGACTGGAGTGGGTGCAGGGAGATCCGATCTCACTGCACTTCATTGTCGAGACCGTTGATTGGACGGGCACGTACATCGCCCAGGTCCGCCGTAGGCAGAATCCCACGTCCGAACTCTTCGGCACGCTTGTAGTGACCGCTACATTCACGGCCGGTGTTGGCACGGCCTTCACCCTCAGCATGTCGGCGGCTAACTCGGCCCACGTCCCGGCCGGTGAGCTGTACTGGGACTTGCAACAGGTCGGTGGAGTGACTAGACTTCGTGGGATTGCACACGTCGTTGCACAAGTGACGGTGTAGCCGTGAGCGATCCCGTCATCGTTGTCAACGAGCAGCCACCGGTCATCATCACGATCGACCGCTCCGGCGATCTCGTCGTCACGCAGATCCCCGGCGTTGGCCCGCCCGGACCGACCGGCCCCACCGGCCCCATCTCGACGGTACTTGGCCCTACCGGTTCACAAGGTCCCACCGGCCCCGCTGGCTATCAGGGTGTCGACGGCGCTACAGGCCCTCAAGGCGCTCAGGGCGCTCAGGGCTTCACCGGACCGCAGGGACCGCAGGGCGCTCAGGGTGCTCAAGGCTTCACGGGTGCCCAGGGCGCTCAAGGCTTCACTGGACCGACCGGCTCGACCGGAGCTGATTCGACCGTCACTGGCCCGATCGGCCCACAGGGCTTCACAGGTCCTCAGGGCGCTCAAGGTTTCACCGGCCCGACCGGCCCTCAGGGCGCTCAAGGGGCGCAAGGCGCACAAGGCTTCACAGGCCCGACCGGCTCGACCGGAGCTGCCTCGACGGTGACCGGTCCTCAAGGGACGCAAGGCGCTCAGGGCTTCACCGGCCCGATCGGTCCGACCGGCTCGACCGGAGCTGCCTCGACAGTGACCGGCCCGACCGGTCCTCAAGGGACGCAAGGGTTCACCGGCCCTCAGGGTGGCGTTGGCTCGCAAGGCTTCACCGGCCCGATCGGTCCGACCGGCTCGACCGGAGCTGCCTCGACAGTGACCGGTCCGACCGGTCCTCAGGGTAACGCTGGCGCTCAAGGCTTCACCGGTCCACAAGGCGGCGTCGGCCCACAGGGCTTCACCGGTCCACAAGGCGGCGTTGGCTCGCAAGGGTTCACCGGTCCGCAAGGCGGCGTCGGTGCTGCCTCGACGGTGACCGGTCCGACCGGTCCTCAAGGATCGACCGGACCCATTGGCAGCAATCTCTGGACGTATGAGGTTGCTACTGCTTCCCCACCATCAAGCGGCTGTGTCCGACTCAACAACGCTACGGCATCAAATGTCACCCACATCTACGCCCACTACACGCCGAGCAACAACGGTACAGCCGTCTTGGTTGGGTGGTACAGCGATGCCGCAGCGGGTGACCGGATCAAGGTTCAGGCTGTAGCGAACAGCGCCAGCTACAACATCTACGTAATTTCATCGGTAACTCTAACGGGTGGAGGTTTCAATTACGCAGACTTTACCGTCACTTGGGTGGCCGGTGCTGGCGCTCTGACTACTGGTACCAGTGACACGGCGCTGCTGATTGACAAGTGTGGTGTCACATCGGCTGCGGCAGGTACGGGCATCAGCCTGTCGGCAACTTCCGGCGCTGTCACCATCACCAACTCAGGTGTCACGTCGGCTGCGGCGGGTTCGGGTATCGGCGTGTCGGCAGGCACCGGCGCAGTAACCGTCTCCAACTCTGGCGTACTGTCCGTGTCGGCTGGGACAGGCATCGGCGTGTCGGCACCCACTGGTGCGCTGACGGTGACGAACAATGGCGTCACATCTGTTGTGGCGGGCACTGGCGTCAGCGTGAATGTTGGGACGGGTGACTCCACCATTTCCATCGGACAGAGCGTGGCGACAAGCGCAGCCCCGACCTTCGCCGGTCTGACCCTCAACGGCAGCGCCACAATGGCTACATCGACAGGGCTAACTAATGCAGCCGGAACATCGTACTTCCACGTTGACCGTAGCCCTAACTCGCAATGGCTAACAAGGACGGGTGGCGGCGCTTACATCGACGCTGATGCCTTCTACATACGGTCCAATGCCGGTGTCACTCGCTTCACCTCAGACGGTGCGATCACGATGGCGGGCACGTTCTACGCCAACGGCGTGTCGGTGTCGCAGAACAACACCACCAGCAGCCCAGGTCTGTCGTACACCTCGGGCACCTTCTTCGCAGTTTCCCGTAGTGCGGCGACGTGCATCGTGGCGAACACGCAGACGGCCGCTGGCGGCACCATCAACCCGTACACCATTCAGACAGGTGCCACCCTTCAAGGTGGTCTGGCGATGACCACGGCGGGCGTCGTCAGTGTCGCCGCCTTCGCCGGTATGCACTGGTCCCAGTTGCAGGAGGGGGTGGAGCGATTCGACATTCCGTTCGCAACCGTTCTGGAGACGGTCGATGAGCTGTGCTTCTGGCCGGGAGATGACATGGTGGAAGATCGTCTGTGCCGATTCAAGGTAAGCGATACGCCCGGCTCTAACTCGGTCTACGGTGTGTTCATTGACTACAATGACTTTGGCGAGGACGCCGATATGTACCCCAATGACGCCAATATCATGTCCCTCGGTGCATACTTCGTTCGCATCGCAGCGAGTGAGGTTGTGCAGTGTGGTGACTACATCGAAAGCAACGGCGACGGGTGCGGCCGAGTGCAGGCCGATAACGTCATGCGAGCCAGCACCATCGCCAAGGTGACCAGCACCATCCGCCACAGCACGAGCGAGGATGGCTCCTACGTCGTCCCGTGCACGCTCCACTGCGGGTAGTCAGGCCCTTCCGATTATTGGATCACGATGGTAGGCTATCTCCATGAGCGATGACACCCAAGTAACGGTAGAGGATCTATTGAATGAGATGAAGGCCGTCAACGCTGAGATGTTGGGGGAACTCATGCACCAGATCAGCCTACAGCGGGCCATCAATCGTAAGCACGTGGTCATCATTGAACAGCTCCGTCAGCAGATCAGGGAGCCACTGGACCAGTAGCCGGGTAGTCACTCAGCCCGTCCTGGCGGGGGGTGCTAAGCTGGTCCTGAAATGGTCGCACCCTACAACGCCGCTCCCGGCTATGTCACAGTCCCTACCCCGCCGCTTCTGCCGCCTCGGGTATCGCTGCTCACCGCCGCCGATGTTCTCGACAATGACACCCCACGGTGGGAAGGCGGCCACGCCTACTTCCCCGAGACCTGCGATCGAGCCTCGGTCGACACCGTGTGCCCCTCTGAGGGTCAGTACGGGGATGTTACCTCGACCCCTGACCAGGTAGAGGTCAACCCGTTCTTCATCTACGCCACCGATCAGTCCTCGACCTTCAACCGCAAGACCCGAGATTTCCCTGGCCGTGCATCCCGCAACGTGCTAGCATCCGAGGCCTACTGGCTGGAGCATGAGTTGATGCTCAACTCTCTCGCCCTTCCCGGCAACCCGTACATTCTCGACCCCGCCGTCGTGAAGACCACGGTCACCTCATCGGCCATCGCCCCGTGGCATGCTCTCGCCCGAGTCGAGCAGGCGGCCGCTACCGACCTCCCCGGCGAGCGCATCCTGATCCACGTTCGTCCGAAGATCCTTCTGGAGTTGGCCGGTGCCAACCTCGTGCGCCGTGAAGGCAACGTGTGGCTCACCCCCATGGACAGCATCATCGTCCCCGGTCGTGGGTACCCCGGCACCGGCCCCAACGGCGAAGCGCCGACGTGGGGCAGCGAGTGGATCTACGCCACCGGCCGAGTGCAGGTCCGTCGTGGCTCGATCGAGATCATCCCCGGCCAGGTCGAGAAGACCACCGAGAACCCGTTTGGGATTCCCCCGCAAGCGATCAACCGTCAGACCAACGACATCCACGTGACCGCTCAGCGCATCGTGTCGGTCTCGTTCAACCCGCAGTGCGCCGTGATCGCCGCTGAGGTGGACAACCGCAAGTCGGTTTGGGGCGACGATTCCGCCACGACCGGCCCCACCGGACCCTGAGTTACTGGTAAGTAGCTACCCAGATCTGAACTAGAATAGGGTCAATCGTGGTCCTACTAGGAGTAATTCTCGCTGCTGAACTGCTCGACTGGGGCATCTTCTTCGTCTTCATGGCCCTCGCTGCCGCTATCGTCATGGTCGCCCGGCTGGCCAACATGGTGAAGGCGCACCTCCCCGGCATCTCGGTGGAGGTCGGGCAGATCAGTAGGTCAACGAACGGCGTAAAGGACGGAGAGCCGAAGCTGATTGATCAGGTCCGAGCGCTTGGTAAAGGGCAGGCAGCGCTCCATGAGAACCAAGAGAAGATCAAAGACAACCAGCATGAGCTTCGGTCCGGACAGCTACAGCTACGGGAAGCGCATCACGACCTCGGTACCAAACTCATTGACCATATCAAGCAGGCTGGGGACGAATTGAAGGGAATCGACCTGAAACTCTCCCATCACATTGAGGACGAATCCATGGACGTGAAGACGGTCATTGCGAAATTGAACGAGATGGCTTCCTCCATCACAGGCCCCACCGGACCCTGATCCTCTCCGCTAGGATTGTCGTATGGCTTGTTCCTCTTGCGCCAATGACTGCCGCTGTGCTGTGGTCGCTGGCAACACCACGATCACGGTGGCCGGTACCGGATCGGCTGGTGCGCCGTACCAGATAAGCGCTAACATCTGCGCCAGTCTCGCTGCGATGACCAACAACAGCCGAGAACTCGTGTTCGCTACCGACCTCGTGCCGGTGCTGAACGGGTCGGGCGGCTGTGAGCTGGTCTCGATCCCGTCGTCCCTGGATAGCTGGAACAGCATCCAGTCGATCAACGTGCAGACCGACTCCTACGTGGTGCTCGTGAGTGACGCCGGAAAGATGATCACGCTCGACAACGCCCTTCCCATCACCCTGACGTTCCCCCTCGGTCTAGGTCTCTCCGTAGGCCAGCACATCGACTTCGCTCAACTCGGCGTGGGTCAGGTCACGGTTGTCGGTAGCGGCGGCGCTACAATTCTCGCTACGCCCGGCCCGAATCTCCGGGACCGCTACAGCGCCGCTGGCGTCATCGTGATCGGAACGGACACCTACCTCGCCGTTGGCGACCTGAGCGCCTGATGCCCATCCCGACGAGCATCGTGGCGTCGGCTGTATGGCTAGAGGCTCCGGTCTACACCCCGTTCGCAGAGTGGCGTTTCCTCACTGACGGCACAACCTCGGCCCCGAATCACGGTCACGGAGGTATCGGATTCGACACCGTAGGCCCTAACAAGCCCGACTACACGGCCGATGGTGATCTCGTCACGAATGATCACTTCGACACCCCCGTTTGGCAGTCGCTCCCCGATATATACACGACCCCTGCCGAGTTCGATGGCCCCTGGTCCGAGGGCGGCCTCGCTCTGACCCTCGTGGCCAAGTCCGGTGAAGTGCCCACCATGGGCTTCGGAAGATCGGGTACCTGTTATGGGTACACGTCACTGTACGGCAACCTCTGGGCTGGGTGGGAGATCGTGTGGAACGTGACCCTCACAACGGACATGGCATCCTGCTGGCTGCACCTTGACGGGTCCGGTGTCAACCGAGCCGTTGAATGGGACTTTGATCCGGCGCTGCTTGACCCCACGTCTAACACCATCATCATCACCATGGACCTCGTTGACCCAGAAGGCGGCTCCTCTATATGGATCAATGGGGTGCAACTCCCCGCCCTTCCCACGCCCTTTGCCGTTGAAGGCGTACTAGCTGATATCGACAATGGCACCATTGAAGCCCCTCCGGAAATCCCCTATCCATGGGCTAGGACCTACATCCAAGTAGATCAGGACCCTCACCCGTCAGGGATTGCACTGATTCACGGGCCGCTCACGGCGGGGCAGAGAGCGGCGTGGGACAGCTACGCATGGGCATGAGCGACCCCGGCTGACACCGGCTAGTATTGTCTCATGGCTTGTTCTACCTGTGGGTCTGATTGCCGGTGCGCCGTGCAGGCCCTCGACGCCTCCGTCACCGTTTCTGGTACCGGGGCCGCCGCTAACCCGTACCTTATCTCTGTCGATATGTGCGCTAGCCTAAGGCTATTCACCGACAACGGGCGGGACATCGTGTTCGCTACCGACAAGGTGCCGGTCATCAATGGGTCGAACTCGTGTGAGCTGGTCTCGATCCCTCAGGGTGTCGACGGTCCGATGGGACCCACTGGTCCGACCGGTCCTCAGGGCGACTGGACCAACGCTCAGACGATCGTCGATCATGTGGCAAGCTACTCGGTGGTGACCGGGGACGTGGGCAAGATGCTGACCATGACGAGCGAGTCGGCGCTCAACCTCACGATCCCGTCCGGCCTCGGCTGGGCCACAGGACAGCGTGTTGACGCCGTACAGAACGGCGGTGGACAGGTCACGTGCGTGGCCTCGGGTACCACACTCCACTCGACCCCTTCCCTCCTGACACGGGCGCAGTATTCGGCCATCTCGATCATCTACATGGGGAGCGAGACGTACCTCATCGTGGGTGACCTTGCCTAGCACTTCTTCCGGGATCGTCGCCTCTAGCTACCACGTTCCACCGATCAAACGATTCGACTACACGGGAGCGGTGCAGCACTTCACGGTGCCGTCGAGCGTGTCGGCGCTGACGATCACGGCGGTCGGTTCCGCTGGATCGAGAGCAACCTACGGTGGAAAGGGCGGCCTGGTCGTGGGGACCTTCACGGTTACCCCCAGCTCCGTCCTCGACGTGTACGTGGGTGGTAACTCGGGCTATTCCTCCGCTGGCTGGCCTGACGGCGGTAACGGCGATATCGTGTACGGCAGCGGCACCGAGGTTACCGGTAGTGGTGGATCGTCTCAGGTTCGCCCCTCCGGGTCCGGTTCGGTCTCGGATGCGTTGATCGTCGCTGCGGGAGGAGGAGGCGCTGGGGCTAGTGCCGGTGGAGTGTTTCCGGTCGGTGGTGACGGTGGACTCTATGCGGGGGGCAATGCCGGTACAACTATCTACACGGCGACCGGGGCAACGCAGTCCGTTCCCGGTATCGGTGGTACGACTTATGGCTACGGCATCAAGAGCGGTGAAGACGGTGACACCGGCTTCCTCGGTAAGGGCGGCAACGCTGGCAACACGACCAACTTCTTTGCCTTCCCTGGTGGAGGCGGCGGCGGCGGCTGGCATGGTGGCGGTGGTGCGCCCGACGCTGGTGGCAGTGGTAACTACGCCGGGGGCGGCGGAGGCGGTTCGGGCTGGATTGATCCCGGCACCGGGACACTCTCCACGTACACGGATGGCTACAACACGGGCAAGGGCTACGTCATCATCGAGTGGGTCTGGTAGACTGGACCCATGAGTACCCCCATCTCGTTCAAGGAAGCTGGCAAGCGAGTGGTCGCCACTCTCGTCCAGGCCATCGCCGCTACGGCTATCGTGATCGTCGGTTTCGTGGTCGCTGGTAGCGTCACTGCCGGTGCCGTCGTCGCCGCTCTCGCAACCGGTATCGGCGTCCCGGTCTTCACGGCGATCCAGCGCTACGCCCAGGCGTACCTGGCGCAGTCCGACCCCCAGCCCTAGTAGGCTGAAGGTCGATGGCTAGCTTCCTCGACTCTCTCCCCTGCGGACCGTTCACCACCCCGGAGAACGTCCTCCTGTGCTGCACTGTGGCGCAGGAGCAAGGACTCACGGAAGCGGACGTTCGACTGACCGACGCCATCGCTGACGCCAGTCTCCTGCTCTACTACTGGACCGGCCGACAGTTCGGTGTGACCCAGGCCACGCTCCGGCTTTGCCGACCGTGCAACTGCAACGGACCTCTCTGCGCCTGTGGTGTCGACCGAATCGACCTCGGTCTCTGGCCCGTCGTGTCGCTCGACAAGGTGTGGATGGAGGGGGCCGCACAGGACCTCACAGCCTTCCACATCGACGAATTCCACTACCTGGTACGTTCGGGGCCTCAGGACCCGTGGCCGACCTGTACGAACCTCTGGGCGGCCTCTGGTGGCCCCCACGACTCATATGCCGACACCTATACCTTTGAGGTGGAGGTCACCTACGGGATCGAGGTTCCCTCTCTCCTGGAGCGTGCGACCCGTACGCTCGCCTGCGAGCTTCTGAACGACGCATGCGCCGGGACCTGCAAGCTGCCCGAGCGTGTCACGAACGTCTCTCGGCGTGGCCTGTCGGTCGCTGTGGCATCGTCGATTGACCTGCTCGACAAGAACATGACCGGTATCTACTCGGTGGACCTGGCGATCAAGACGCTCAATCCGTCCCGGCTTCAGTCCCCCTCATTCGTATGGTCGCCTGACCTCCAGCGCAACCGAGCGCACAGGGTCTACACCTGACCGATCGAGTCGGCGGAGCTTAGCACAGACATCCGAGTGTCGTCATCGGGGGGAATACCTCGCCGCTAAGATTGCCTTATGTCCAGTACCGTCAATTGTTTCGGCTCAGCGCAGGTCTGCGGTATCCGGGTCGCCCGTCTCAACTCCGCCTGCCAGTCGGTCGCTGGCGTAAGCAACGCAGTTGCCACCAGCGCCATTGTGAAGATCGCCTCGACCCCCGAGTACGCTCAGGGTGAAGAGTTCTTCCTCAAGAACGGCTGCGGTCAGGTCTGCATTTCGTCCAAGGTCACCGACAAGATCAAGCGTGTCAACCTCGCCCTGGAACTTTGCACCCGTGACCCAGCCCTCGTCGAGATTCTGTCCGGCGCTTCGGTCATCACGGACGGTACCGACATCATCGGCTACAGCCGTCGTGGCGTCGGCGCTGCTGATCCGGCACCCTGCTCGATCGAGATCTGGACCAAGGCTGTCGGCGTCAACAACACCTGCACCGCCCTCGGTGCGAGCGGCTACGGCGACGCCAAGTGGCACCGTGTCATCTGGCCGAAGGCCACGTTCAACCTGAGCGCCGTGACGTTTGAGAACGCCATCGCCACGCTCACGCTCGATGGCTTCGGTGAGAGCAACCCTCACTTCAACGACGGCCCCTTCAACGACGTGCCGGTCGGCATCACGCTCGACACCTCCAGCCCGGAGCATATGTTCCTCGACATGATTGGCCCGCCCACGCTTGCCTGCGGCTACACCGCCATCCCGGTCCCGGTTCAGCCCACTGGCCCCACCGCCTGATCCTCAGGCCCCATCTGCCTCTAGGGGCACGCTTCTCGACCTCGCCCAGTGCGGGGTCGTTTGCGTTAGGATGGTAGTACCGTGACCGAGCGCACCCCCTACCCTGAGTCTGACTCACTGTTCAATCTACTGGAGAGTGTGGAGCACGCCGTCGCCCTCTCGCTGTCCGCTACCCGCCCCGTCAACTCGTGGCGGCGCATCATCGGATGGGCTGACCCTCCCCAGGACTGTTGCCCTGAGATCGCTGTCTGGGGTGGCGGTCTTCGACCCGACCCCTCCGGTACGATCCCGAGCGGCGGCGGCGTGCAGCGTGCGAGCTGCGCTCAGCTCTGGCTCTATGACGTGACGATCCGAGTGAGCCAGTGTTTCATCGACATCGACGAGAACGGCGAGCCGTTGGAGCCGAGCCAGATCAACGATTACAGCCGAGAGCTGTACTCAATCCAGCACGATACATTCAATGGGTTCTGGTGTCGGTGGGTCAATGGGCAGATTGATGAGGTGGATGGGTGCACGCCTCTTCAGATCGGACCCACCGTTGAGTACGCTGATGGCGGCTGCGGCGGGGTTCAATTCACCGTAACCGTGCGTCTCGGGGTAAGCTGATCCCATGCCGATCGCTCTCCCTTTCCGTGGCAAGACCGTCAAGATCCGGGCCAACATTACGACGGCCGGTATGGAGCCTGGCCAGATGGCCGAGGTTGATGACAACGCCAAGACCCGTGCCTTCATTTCCGCTGGGATCTGGACGATGCTCCTGACGCAGACCGAGTACGACGCCCTCCAGCCGAAGTCCAGGGGTACGGCCAAGGTCGTCCCCGTGGAAGAGCCTACTCAGCTCGACCTCCCGCTCGACGGGGGCTGATCGTGGCCGGAGTCACGAGGGGTGTCATCTACCCGAATGAGATCGACCGCATCGTACGTGCCCCTGGTGGACCTGTCGGTGTCGTGGTACGTCGACTAGCGCTCGACATCGCCGCCAACGCTGAGGAGATCGCCAAGAACGAGCTAGGCCGTAGAGACCCCGCCGACGCCCCTCGATCTGGCCGGTATGCTCGGAGCTTCTCCGTCAAGGTTGACACCCACGCCAGCGGATTCCAGTACGTGGTCGCCAACAAGGCACCGTACGCTGCCATTCTGGAGTTCGGCTCTAGGCCGCACGAGATCAAGGCCCGAAAGGCCAAGTACCTACGGTTCCGTTCTCGTACGGACGGTCAATGGCGTGTCGTGAAAGCTGTGAGCCACCCCGGTCAGACGATTCCGTACAACATCATGCGCCGGGCGACCGAGAAGGCCGTCCGTACCTTCAAGCGCTAGATGCCCAACTCTCGGTGGGCAAGCCACACCGACCACACTGCCTCGTCGTCACCGCTCCACGAGCACCGGTCGGAAGTGATGCACACACAGAACTTATTGCCACGCACCACCGGGAACGACGGAGGGTCCGAGCCAGAGTAGATGTACGGAGTGCCGTCCTCCACCACGCCGTCTGGCCTGGTGACGGTGATGGTCTGGTTCGTTCCGTCGTAATTTAGCCTGTACCGTGCCGGTAGCATCGGAATGACGACTGTATCGCACGGATAGCGGAGGGATGGATCGAGACAATTGAGATTGAATGGGTTGGGAGTTACCTTGATGGTGACGTTGAGAATGTCCCTGAATCCAGCCTGTACCTGGATCACGAGAGCGTCCTCGCCCACTGAGGTACCGGACCCCGTGACGTTCACGCAGTCGGTGTTGTAGGTGGTGGGTGCACAAACCCAGTCGAGCGGCGGGCACCCCGGATCACCATCGGCCCAGAGGGTAGGAATCCACGCCACGGCGTCAGCCCACAGCACGGGGCACTTGTAGGCGTACGGCACCTGAGCGACCACCGTGAAGCTCACTCGGCGCATGTTGCAGGCCATGTCCCCGTTCGGCGGGTCCTCGTAGTGCGGACCATCAACGATCCCCACGTCCTTGAATGTCCAACGTCCGGTGTCCCACTCCTGGTAGGACGGTGGGTTGGAGATAGGCGGGCACGAGGTGCGGAAGGTCATGTCACAGGTGGCGCACACGGCCTCCTGGCTGGTGAGCAGGTCGGTGAGCCACCGGAACCCGTAGTCCATCGCCAGCTCGTATGATCCAAACCCGATCAGCGTGAACTTCATGGTGCGGCCACGACGGCGGAGCCTGCCGAGCGATGCGCCACCGAACTCAGCTACCCGATCGACCACCTTACGGGAGATCGGCGGGGTGCTCACCTCCTCCACCCTCTCCAGCATCCACCCCCAGAAGTGCGCCGACTCGGGCACTAGGCTAGAGTACCACGGGGCCTTGTCCACGGCGGGGGTCGTGTAGCCTGCGATGGCTTGCGGAGATCCAGCGGGACCGTCGAAGGTCCATTGGAGGGCATCGCACCCGGCCTCGACATTGAGATAGGACCATTTCGGGGTGACAGGGTTCAGGAGATTGATCCCATTCACGCAGTAGTTTGGGTCCTGAGCGTTGGAAACGTACTGCGACACCCGATTGGGGTCGGCAATGACGTTGCAGCCATACTCAAGTTCCCACGCACCTACGGGCATAGTGACCAGTCTAGTCGGTGGCTCACGAGGCGGCTAGATGCCAAGCTCTCGGTGCACGAGCCACACGTTGACCCATGAGCCGTCACTGTTCCACGAGCAGCGCTCCGAGCCGATACACACACAGAATTGCCCGCTCGTGATCGACGGGAACGTGGCCGGTCCCAGGTCCGTGTTGAGGTACGGAGAAGCGTCCACGTAGTCGTGGCCAGGGAGCTTGATCGTCACGCTGGAGAGCGTGCCGTCATAGCGGAGAATGGAGTTGGCCGGGAGGTGCGGGATCACGAGCTGATAGCACGGGTCGGGTGCAACGTAGTGGGGCGGAGCGGTCCCGCACACGTACCCGTACGGATCTGGGGTGACGCTGATCGTGAGGTTGTTGACATCGGCAGGCCCCACGTGTACCTCGATGACCATCGTAGTATCGCCGGTAATGTAATCTGACGTTGCGGAAACGCACGTGCGCCCGCTGTTCGCATCACAGATCCAGTCGAGCGGCGGGCAATCGGCCTTGCGAGCTAGCTCCATGGTGAAGCCCGGCTTGGAGCTGTAGTTCAGGTTGGCTACGGCCGCCGTCGTGGGGATGATTGGCAGAGCGCACGGGGCAGGGGTTCCTACAATGTCGGAGAAGAAGTTTACGGGAATGGCGGGGACGAGCACCCCGTCAAAGTACACAGCTCCCGCTCCTGAATTCATGTCCAGCTCCAGGGAGATCGACGTGGTGGGGAGTGTATGAGCCGGGCCACCGAGACTGAGATCGTAGTAGCTGTAGTTCCCCAGCCCATTGAGCCTCCCCAGGAACAGAGAGGCGGACCAGTCATTGGCGGCGCAGACCGTGAGGGACGCACCGAACATGAAGGACGTATCACCGCCCTGCGACCAGTTGCAGATGTAGGGCGCAGTCGAGATGTCAGGGAGCTGTGCTGTGAACACCATCTTCCCGTTACAGAGGTCAGTCCCTCCATAGCTGTCCTCCCCGGCGACGGTGCCGGGGGTCACGTCATACCACGCCTCAGAGAAGCCGCCGCACCCGCTATTGACATCGGTGAGCGAGAAGGTAAGGTTCCACTCGGGCTTACCGACGATCTCGTTAGGGAGCGTGGACGGCTGGGAAGAGAGGTCCCATCGGGCGAACGGAATGGCGCTCGTTGCCGACCAGAGTTGCGGTATCCATGTCATATTCTGTAGCACCGACTCTGGGCACTTGAACCCGTACGGGATCGACGCCACCATAGTGAACGAGACCCTACGGATAGACCCACGAGCGTCGGGGTTCGGGGGGTCCTCGTACGTAGGACCGTCGATAATCCCGACATCCTTGAAGGTCCAACGGCCCTGGTCCCACTCGGTGTAGGTTGGGTGTGCGCCCAGCTCTGGGCAGGCGATCCGGAAGGTCATGTCGCACAGCTCGCAGGCAGCGCCCTCGGTCGTGAGGTTGTCGGAGAGCCACCGGTAGCCGTAGTCCATGGCGGCCTCGTAGGCACCGAACCCGATGAGGGTGAAGCGCATCGCCCTACCACGCTTCCTGAGCGGACCCAGGACCGACCCACCGAAGCTGCTCACCCGCTCCGTGACCGCTCTGGTGATCGGTGCGGTGGCAACGTCCTCTACCCGCTCGACCATCCAGCCCCAGAAGTGGGCGGACTCGGGGTGATCGGGCGTGTACCACGGAGCAAAGTCGAGCGCCGGGGACGTGTACGGGATGCGTGCCGTGGGGTCGACGCCGGGCGTGTCCGAGAACCAGTTGGTAGCCGGACAGCCACAGTTGACCCTGAGCGTAGTCCACTTGAGCGGGTACGGTGCAAGGGAGTTGATTCCATTCGTGCAGTAGTTGGGATTCTGTGCGTTGGCAACGTACTGTGCTACCCGGTTCGGGTCAGCGATCGTCGTGCAACCGTACTCAAGTTCCCAGGCACCTACGGGCATGGCATCTAGTCTATCTGGAAGGACGGGTACTGCGGAGGCTCAGCGGGCACGATCTCCACGAGCGGCGGACTGGGTTCAAGGGAGATGCCACCCATCATCTCCTCCATCATGGCAAGTTCGTCCATGAGAGCGGGGGCCTGTTCCTGGATCGGACGGTCGTCGGTGGTGCCGTCACCCTTGATCTCGGAGATCCCGGTGACGAACTCCTCAAAGCTATCTCGGACATCGAACCGTAGCTCATTCGGGTTGACCACGAAATAGGCATAGACCACATTGAGGAAGGTTGCAGCGTCCTGATACTGGAGATGATCTCCACAAGATCGGTTGTAGTCACCCGCAATCTCGGGCCAGAACTGGACGGCTGCGAAGACTAGCCGTTGGGCTTCGTCGAATCGAAAGGGGTAGTGCGGGCCACGATCTCCTCGATGATGAGACCCAAGCCCTCCACGTCGATGTCATTCATCAGGCTGGCGAAGGTCGTGCGCTGATCTTCCTTGGCGAGGTTGGCCAGGATGTAGTCACGCATGCCGGTGACCGTGCTCTCGGCGGTCGTCAACTTGACGATCGACTCAGCGGAGACTCGGGGGAAGATCAGGTAGTCCACGTCCCCGATGGTGAACGCAGGGATCAGATCCTCGTCACGGCGAGAGATCAGGATGTGGGAGAGGTTACGACTGCCATCACGCATAGGAGTAGCCTAGCACCCTCAGGCTGGATACGGTTCAGCGTGCTAGACTGCCTAGAGAATGGCCGCTGGGAACAATGTCGTCGGAGAGGTGCAGGTTCTCGTTGTCCCTGACGGATCTCGGTTCGGTCCAGGCGTTCAGAGCATCCTCGACAAGGCGACCGCTGCTTCAGTCAACGCTGGAAAGCAGATGGGCAACGCCTTCTCGGACGCATCGAAGGGGGCCGACCAACTCGGCAACACGATCAACGAGCAGGTGGGCGGCGGGTTCGCTCGGGCCGCCATGCAGGCCGCTGCCTTCACTGGAGCGATCTGGGCCGTCAAGGCCAGCGTCGAGGGAACCGTCAACAAGCTCGCCGGTCTCTTCGACCAGCTCACCCAGGCCCGTGCTGGTTTCAACGCCATCATTGGCCAGAAGCCCGGCGACAAACTGCTGGCCGATATCCAGGAATTCGCTCGTGTTTCTCCGTTCGTTACGCAGGAACTCGTCAACTACTCACAGCAGTTGCTCGGTGTTGGTCTCGCCTCTGAGAAGATTGTCCCCCTGCTCAAGGACACCGGTAACGTCATCGCCTCGGTGGGTGGTGATACACACAACCTGAGCCGGGTGCTCTTCACGTTGACCCAGATCCAGACGGTCGGTCGACTGACCGGCCAGGACGCTATGCAGCTTCAGTCGTCGCTCATCCCCATCACGAGGATGCTCGGTGAGTACCTGGGTAAGACGACCCAGGAAGTCAAGAAGATGCAGGAGCAGGGGTCGATCAGCGCCGAACAGGTGATGGCCGCCATTCAGGCTGCTGGCCAGAAGGTCCCGCACGCCATGGACAACGCCGTGAAGACGATCTCCGGTGCCAAGGCCGTCCTCTCCGACACCGTGACCATCATGCTCCAGAAGGCTCCGGCGCTGAAGGCGATCTACGACGACATCGTAGTGGGCATCCAGAACTTTGCCAACAAGCTGAGCGATCCAAAGGTTGAGGGGGCCATCTCCAACGCCCTCGCTGGCGTCGGCAAGGTCTATGAGTCACTGAAGCCCGCTATCAAGGCCTTCGCTGAAGCGTCTGGCGCTGCCGCCATGTCTGGCCTCTCGGTCTTCACGGTCACGCTGCAAGCGCTGGCCGATGTGCTGATGGCGCTCCAGAAGACCGGTGCGCTCGACCTCGTAGCGAAGGCGCTCGCCGCTTACCTTGCCCTCAAGGCCCCTCTGGCCCTGATGCAGTTCGCCACCACATTCACGAAGATCGCTGAGGGTATTGGCGGGACGGGAGGGGTGGGGCTTGTGGCCCGCCTGGGCCTGGTCACGAAGGCCACGACCGCCTCCGCCACTGCAACTACGGCCGCTACCGAGGTGGACTATGTACGCATCGCTGCCATGAAGCAACTCGGTATGCAGGCGGCCGTAACCGGCGAGGAACTCGCAGCGTTGGCTCAGGCCGAGATCAACTCGGCCCGTGCATCAGAAGCGGCGACCGCTGCCACTGCCGCCAAGAGTAGCAAGTTGAAGTCCATGGTATCCATGGGTGGGGCCGCCCTGATGATGGGCGGTATGGCCCTATCGAGCAGCGACAATCAGACGGCCAAGTCCGTTGGGTCTGTTGCTCAGTACGCCGGTATGGGCGCAATGGTCGGCGGTCCCTGGGGTGCTGTGGCTGGTGGCGCAGTAGGCGCTTTCATGGCAATCAAGAACGCTGCCGAAGACGAGAAGAAGAAACTCAATGAGGCCCTGAAGCAATCGGGTTTGGACGCAGGAAACGCCTTCGTCAAGGGAGCAATTGACGCTATCAACAGCGGTGGCTCATTCACCGATGCCATGAAGACGCTCACGGATCAGGCGAAGCTCCTTGAGGATATCGTCAATGGGACCAACAAGAACAAACTCATTGACAAGTATTACCAGGACAACCTGGAACTGGCAAAGGTAGCCACTGACGGAGCCATTACGCCAGAGATGGCCATGGACGCTGCCAGAAAGAAGGCCGAGGGGGTCTACAAGGACCAACAGACCATGTACGGCCCGGAGCTGAAGGCCATCCAGGACAAGATTGACACAGAGTTGGGGCCGACACTCACCAGGCTAGCCTCTGTGGCGGCGAAGCTTCCGGAGGGTGTGGCAGTTAGCACGGGGCTAGTTGAGCGTGGACCGACACGTGGGTACACGACTGGGGCAGCGGAGGGTGCGGCCATTACCGATCCCGCCAAGATCACGAAGTGGGCCGAGCGCTACGGAATGACCCTGGAGCAGGTTACGAAGCTGACCGAAGAGGATCTGCTCCGTATTGTCACGAACTGGGAGCAACTCGATTCCGTGCAGAAGCAGGCGGTCAAGTCGGCTACCGCCTACAACTCGGCCTTCGACGCAGCGAAGACGGAAGGTGATGCACGCCTCGGCGGGCGGGCCAAGGAATTCGGCAACAGGATCTCGACCCTGGAGGGGGAGAAGAAGGCCGTAGCGTCGATCGCCAAGGCGTACGAGAACAAGAACGACGCCGTAGCCCAGTACACGGCCGAACAGGACAAGCTGAACTACGCCGTTCTGGCCGGTGCCAACGCTGCGGCAGAGACCACCCAGCGGATGGTGAATCTCAACAACACGCAGGGCGCTAGTTACTCTGATCTTGAGATCAAGGCCGCCGCCTCTGCTGCCCAGCTCGCTGCTGAATCACGGGCAATTGCTGGTGTCCAAACGGCGGCCGTTGGAACTATCAGCGTGCTCGCAGCCAAGTATGGCTACACAAAGCAACAGCTCTGGGATATCCTGGCGCTTCAGGGAAAGATTGACCCCACCATCAACATCGTGGTAACGGCTGACGTAGATGCCGCTATTCAGAATCTGAACGCCCTTGCGGCCAAGATGTCGAAACTCAATGAGGCCCTGAAGACAGGTGATTACTCAAAGGTTGACATGAGCGGTGCCCCTGGCGGCGCAGCCCAACACGCCAACCAGGTCGCCCAGGCCCAGGCCCAGAAGGACGTGCTGGCAATGAACACCACGGTCCCTGTGCAGGTCTACGGCGGTACGACCGCCTCCTCCGGTGGTGGCGGTGGTGGCTCGACCGGCCCGACGCTGGCCGACCTGATGAAGCAAGCGGCCGACGCTATCAAGGCGGCCGTCACGTCCTCGATGGACGCAGCCAAGCAGGCGGCCGACGCCTGGCGTGCTGGCATCAAGGAACACGTGCAGTACGAGAAGGCTATCTCGACCACTCGTGCCATCGCCAACGCCAACAAGCAGACCGCCGACATCAAGTACCTCGACACCGGGATCGAGACCCTCAAGAAGCGGGGCCTCAGCGAGGCTGCGCTCGCAGCGCTGGAAGTGAACGGGATCACCGACGTACGTCAGGTCAAGAAGCTTCTCGCTGCCGACCCCGCCACACTGAAGCAGCTCTCGACCGCCGTCGCCAATCGAGACAAGGCGGCCGGTGATATCAGCTTCGATCGTGAGCAGGAGAAGACCAAGAAGACGATCACCGACGCCATCTTGGCCGCAGCCAAGATCCTCGGATACAAGCTAACCGACAAGCAAGCGGCCGCCATTTCGGCTCAATTCACCATCGTCAGCTCGTCCGATATCGACAAGGTGACCGCCGCCATTCTGAAGAAACTCACCACGAAGGTGAAGGTCTAAGTGGCCACGTACACTCTCGGGTGTGGGGTCTACCGGGTGATGATCCAGACACGATGCGCTCGTGCGTTCGTGTGCGAGATCGAAGAGGTGACCGAGCTGTCATTCAACCGCACGCTCAACGACATCTCCGAGGCCAGCTTCACGGCCACGGTCGGGTGCTGCGACTGCCTCGCTACGGTGAATCCGTGGCAGCACGAAGTTGCGTTCTACCGGAACGATGAGCAGGTCTGGGTCGGGCCGATCTCCGAGATGGAGTTCAACCCGAGCGACGAGACGATCACCGTGACCGCCAGAGACCTCCTAGCGTGGGCCGACCGTCGTCTGGTAGAGTTGGCCGACATTCCCTACGAGGCGGCCTCTACGGACCTCTCAGACGCCTATGTGTGGCTCCTGGAGCATGCCTACTGCAAGGACCCGTGGTGCATGTCGTTCAGCATGGACCCGACCGGCATCCCCGTGACCGACCGCTATTACCCCGCCTTCGACAAGGCCGGTGGAGAACGGTGGGGCGGTGGCTACGTCACGTGTGGTGAAGAGATGCGGACCCTCTCGCAGTCGGGCGTCGACTACACGGTCGTCAACCGCCACCTCTGGGGTGGAAACGTGCAGGTCGTCAACCCCGTTGGGTCCGGCGTGGTCCTACTCGACAAGCACTTCAAGACCCCGCCCACCGTGAAGGTGACCGGAGCGAAGATGGGCACCAGATTCGTGTCGGCCGGTGGGCAGGGCGGCTACGACGGCTACTACGATGAGCAGATCGCCATCTACCCGACCACAACGGGACCGATCGGACCGACCCTCCTCACGGCCAACCAGCGGCAGTACGGTCTTCTAGAGATCCTCAACACCACGAACATCCTTGACGACGTTGACACCACAATCAACCCGAACCCGATCGCTCAGGACGCCAAATCTCGGTGGGATCTCCTGCACGTGCCGTACGCCTACATCTCCGAGGGCGCTCTCTCGTACGATGCGCCGGTCATCTTCAACGAGGACCTGATCCCCGGTGGCATCGTAAAGGTGCTCCTGGAGGATGGGTGCCGGAGACTATCAGATACGTCGGTCCGAATCAAGTCGGTTTCGGTGGCGCTGTCGGGCGCAGAGGAGACCGTCACGCTCTCGCTGTCCCCGGTCGGCACGACCGAGATCGTCTAGCCTACGGGACGTGGATCGTGACAGGAAGGCCACGGGTCTTCAGGTTCCGCATCGTCATCTGACTCATGGTCGTGTCCCACGAGATGAGCAGGTCACCCACTCGCACGTCGTTTCGGCGGGTACGGGCCGTCTGATTCTCCAGTGAGGCCACCCTGCGCTGGAGATCCTTGATGATGAAGACTAGATCCTCATCGCCCTTGCGTACGCTCATGGTGACAGTCTAGTCGGGGCCGGGGTAGACTGGTACCGTGCCGAACTCGATCACTGACACGAACCCTGTATGGTCCTCCACCGACGACGAAGCTGGCCCGTGCCTAGCGTGCGGCGGTGACTACGCCACGCTCACCGCTTCCGAGCGAATTCAGATCACGCACTGCGGCGGGACTGGGGCCATCTGCATTGACAAACTCAACGGCCACTCATGCTCAACCGGTACCGCACCCGGCATCGGTGACTTCCCCGGAGGGGTCAAGGACTTCCTGCTCTGGGGGGCCGGAGCGTACGCCCTCTCGATCAACGGCGATCAAGTCTACACCTATAACGCCACGGTCCCAGTGTTTGAGACGGGGCCGGGCCTCGTGGCACCGTGGACGAACATTTACGCCATCGGGCCGAACCGCATCGCCATCTCGGGCCAGGACGGGAAGGGGCAGTACAAGGTGGCCCGTGCCTGGGTGAACGACATCGGTGAGGTCACCTGCTGCTCGTGATCTCCAGCCCGTACCGATCGGCGGCGCACTGAGCGATGATCTCCATCACAATAGGGTCCTGACGCACCTCGGTGTACCCGCCGTGCGCTACGAGCCTCCGTGCAACATCGGGATCTGCGGGGGTAGTTTCCCTGAGGCACTCTTGTTCCCAGAGCAACACAGCGAGCCGATTTCCACGCACCTCTAGAAGAGGCTCTCCGTAGACCCTCGCTCTCGTCCGTGGTCCGATGCCAAACTTGACGTGGGTATTGTCTCGTAGTAGGGTCACGTAACCGGTATAGGGTTCCTCCCACATTGTGCCGCCCAGCTCTCGATCACGCAGGACCGGCGCTAACCATCTTCGCTGCTTCCCGCAACGCTCACACGGCCCCTGCCCCTTGAGTATGTCCTTGGCTCGGACACGGACGAACGGCTGCCCACACTGGTGACAAACCCCTCGCACTCGACACTGGCCGGGACGGGCCGTCACGTCACGCTCGATCTGATCGAGGGGTAGAAGATCCTGCACTCTCGCTAGCGTCGAGTGGGTTCGTTGCTTCGCTACCCCCCGAATAATGTACGAGCATGGGAGACATGGGTGTTGATTCTTGCGTAGATTCGCCAACTGTACCTCCGTGATTCCGTGCTCAGCGCAACGGACGACCACAACAGGAAACAATCTCACCTTGTCGGAATACTCGATGCTTTCCTGGTAGCAGCCAACTAAGGTGACGTTCGTGTGGCTGAGTAGATCCGCCGCCTCAATCCACCGTTTCCGGTCAACCGGCAGCGGAGTTGAGGGGTATGATGTACTCATGCGTTCAGTCTATCATTGCCTCACTGAAGTGGGTGGTCAGGTTTGACTCCCATCTGTAACTGCCCCGATAACATCGGATGGCTTCCCGAATCGAGCTGGGGACTCGCTGAGGCTAGCAAGTCCAGCGGTGAGCGAATCTATTGCGTGGACGGCGTGCCGAAGGTGCACCCCCGCCCCAAGTTCGTCGGCAACTACGGCACGGCCACACTGTCCGATTCGCACGACTTCAGTCTGACGGGGAGCGGTGAGATCTCAGCCGAGTCCCACTCGGTAGACGGTCGTGTCACGGTCACGAACAACCAGGCGTACACGGTCCATCTCATGGGGATGCTGCGATTCGACTGGTACCTTGCACTGGGCGGAGCGACGAACGATGATGAGAAACTCGCCATCTCCCCCCGCATCTACACGGATGCCGGTGTGGCCAAGATGTTCACCCAGAGAGCCGCCACCATCGACACGAACGCTCCCTTGCAGTACATCAATGGGTCCTTCCTCACGTACCTCGGTTCCCTCGCTGCATACGATACGGTGCGCTACTACAGTCGCATGTTCTGGACCGCCGTTGGAGGCAACTTTGCCTGGTCGTATGACTTCACTAGCTCGCTGGTGATCTTCGGCGGAGCGGCTGCCTGATGCGCTACGTGAGCAACGGGACCACGGTCGCCTACGTGGACGGCGGGCCGATTCCGACCGGGTGCCATGAAATCTCAGAGGAAGAGTACACGGCCGCTCGGGCCGCCAAGATGGCGGAGATCGACCAGCGCACCGTGGACGCCAACGCCGCACGGAACGTCGTGAAGGCCTCGGCCAAGGCGAAACTCCTCGCAGGCGAGCGCCTGAACGAGGAAGAGATCGACCTGCTCCTCGGTTAGTCCGGGAGCTTCCTCTTGTAGATCTCGTTGGCGCTCACCGTACGGTAGTAGAGCGTCTCCAGGGCGCTCAGCGCCAGGGTGATCTCACCCTGTAACGGATGGTCGTCGGGAATCTCGGCTCGCATGGAGAACACAGACAGCCGTGCCTCGGTGAGCAGGTAGTTCAGCACCTCTTGATGTCCCATCGTGGGTCCTTTCAGTCGTACCAGTGCATCGGGCCGCCGCAGAGACTAGCCGAGAGGCCGTGCTCGCAGGTGGCTTCTTCGGTAGCGGGGGGAGGATTCCAGCCCCGAGCGACCAGACGGTCGAAGATGGCGTCGTAAGCGGTCCAGGGGGCCAGCGGAAGGACAACCTCACGGAGCGCCAGGCGGGGGTTGTGCACTGCCTCGACCCGGTACTCGTATGGGGGCAGTTGACCGGGGCCTTCAGCGAACCACGGCTCATCGCCATCGTCGGGGCGGCCAACGGGAACCAGGCGAGCGGGGCGGCCCAGCGGGTCGGTCCAGATCTCGTATTCCTCGGTCATCCCGGTCCCTTCTCCTGGGGGTCCTTCCCCCAGGAACTTCATTATCGCACACCCCGGCCAGAATGTCAACCCCCTAGAACGACAAAGGCCCGACACCCCGTGGCTTGTGCCGAGGGGTGCCGAGCCAGTCGCAACCGGTACTGACGGAGGCTCAGGTACCGGGAAGCTTGATCCCGCCGCCGACCCCAGGGATCGACACGGGCGGCTGTACGGCCGCAGGAGCGGCGCTGATGCCCGACTGGGCCGGTGGGTCCACCTGAGCGGTCGGGGGCGTCACAGGGGCTTGTGGGGGTGTCTGAGGGGCAGCCTGAGGGGGCTGCACTGCCGCCTTCTGGGCGATCAGCCCGGCCACGTCGGCCGTGACGCCAGCGCCGACCGGCCCGCTCTTCGACTTGAAGACCGAGAGGCCGGTGCGAAGCTTCTGCCCCACATCGTTGTTGGTCCACCGGGTCTCCGGGTACCGGGGATCGTTGCCGGGCTTCAGGGCGACGACCAGACGGCCGCCGATCACCTTCGTCACGGCATCCTCCAGGTCGGTAGCGTCCTCGCCGTGACCGGCCGCCTTCAGGAGCAGGGCGAGTCGTGCACCCTGGAAAGCGTGTCCAGTGAAGTAGACGCTATCCCAGATCTTGCCTCCCTTGAACTCGGCAGGCTCGACGACCTCCAGCGTGTAGCGCACGCCGAGCGAGCCGCTGTTGGCGGTCTTGAGCGAGGCGTCGACCACCTCGACCCGAAGCTCCTGGTCCATCGGCAGTTCGGGGAACGTCTGACGGATCGAGCCGTCCTCGTTCACCTGTCCATCGAGCGACCCAGCGTCGATTGCCTTGAGGGCCTCAGCGAGACCGGGGATACTTGTAAGTGCTGTCATTGGATTGTTTCCTTCTGGGGGTTGTGTTACTGGAACAGGGGACGGATCAGGTCGAGCCACTCGACGACGTTGACTTCAGGGAGAGCGGGACCGTAGGTCTGGATCAGCATGTTGGTACGATCCTTCGCCACGATCCCGTTGAGCGGGGCGATGAGGCCACGGTGTGAGATTACACCCGTTGCTTCATCTTGGTCGGTATACATGAAGGCCACCACGTCGAAGAAGCCGGGGAGCGACAGCTCCAGCGCACCCTTCACGTACGGGCGCACTTGCTCGTCACGCTTGTGCGACAGGCAGATGGCGATGACGGCCTCCAGCGGGTTGTCCTCACGGACGGCCAGATCTCGGAAGGCTCGGGCCTTGTCCTCCATTCGACGGAGCACCTCGCCCCACTGCTGCATCGTCGGCTGAGCGATACCGGACACGGCATCGACGAGACGCTTCTGCAACTCGGTCATCGAGTCGAGCACCACCGATCGGAACGGGTGCTGCCCTGAGGCGAGCCACTGGTGAGCGGCGTCGAACGTGGCCCAGTCCTGCACGGACACGAAACACGCCTGCCACTTTCCGTCCCACTCGGGCGGGGCCTCGGTGAGGGGGTTCCACTGGACCATCGGGTGGTTGCGTGGGCAGAATCGCCCACCACCCTCTGCGTCGAGCAGTAGGCGGGGAGCTGGCGACGTTGCGCCTGCCCAGCTCTTGCCACTTCCCGGCTCACCGTGGATGATGGCGCTGACACTGACTTTCACTCTGACCTCCCAGGGTCACTTGACTCTTCGGACTGCTCTATGTTAGCATCCTCCGCCGATTCTGGTCGGGCGTGTGAACGCTGACGGTAGTTGTCGTTCAGGAGCCACTCGCCATCACTGAGCGGGTCATCGAGCAGCGGGCACACAGCGAAGAAGCTGCACTTCCACGAGCACGAGTCGTTCGGTGACGGGTAGGCGACGGTCTGGTGGTGCTCTCCACCGTTGAGCCGTACCGTGACCGAGCGCACGTCGGACATGATTCCGGCGAGCTGCTGTTGGTACACGTCGAGCTGCTTCTCGTTGAGCTGGATCGTGTACTCAACCTCTTGGTCACCCTTGGTCTTGGCGGAGCGCTGGTTGATCTTGACCATGCGGAACGAGACACGCACCGGCTTGCCGTACTTCTCTCGGGCGAGCAGGGCGTACGTCTTCGATTGCGTGTCGAGATGGAGCATGCGGATCTTGTCGGTGATGGACGAGACCAGCTTCAGGTCGATAACCACGATGTCACCAGTGCGGGTGTCTCGGGCAAGTAGGTCAATGCGACCGTTCAGCTCGGTGCCCTCGATCGGTCCGGGCATGACGATCTTGTCCTCGGAGCCGATGATCTCCAGGTTCAGGTCGACCCCACTCTCGTCGAGCCAGTGCACGTACGAGTTGAGGCATGCGTCGGCGGTGCGGTGCGCCTTCTCGATGGTGGGGTGGTGCTCACCGATGCACTCGGCAAGGTCCTCGGCACGCTGCGCCACGAGATAGGCGTGAGCCAGCTCGTGGCTCTTCTCGCCGTGAATTCCGCCGTTCTTGTAGAACACCTCAAAGGCACCGTGCACGAGGTTGCCGACCTCCAGCGGGAAGCGTACGTCACGCTCTCGCTTGGTCAGTGAGAGGTAGTACGTGAGCATCCACTTTCGTCGGCAGGTCCTCCACGTTTCGATCTCCGTGTTGGAGTAGCGCTCTGAGCCATCGGCGTAGCGACTCAACCTACCACCTCGGCCTTGGCGGCCTTCTTCTCGGCCAGTCGATCTAGCGCTTGTTCCTCGATGGTTCCCTCCACGATCAGGTCGATGACCAGTAGCTCGTCGTGCTCGACACCGTAGCGGTTGTTGCGCTCGTCGGCCTGACTGTTCTGGATGCTGCTCGCCGGACGCATGACCCAGATCGAGACACGGGCACGGGTGAGGGTGATCCCCTCGCCACCGGCAGCCGGATTGAGTAGGATCAGATCAACGTCACCGCTCTGGAAGGCCGTCACAGCCGCCTCTCGTGCCTTAGGGGAGGTCTCGCCGTGAATTACGACGTACCGTACCCCTGCCTTGTCGAGACGGGCTGTAGCGAGCTTCAGTAGCTTCAGGGAAGCGAACCATGCGATGATCGGCTCAGGATGGTCCTCCAGCGTGTCCATGAAGAGGTCCAGCTTGTCGCTCGGGTCGGCCATGATCACGTCGCCGGTCGCCGTGATCTCACACGTGGCGTTGGCCATCTGCATGAGTCGGCCGTACTTGACCATATGATTCTGGGCGAGTAGGACGGTGGTGTCGGTCGAGCCTTCCAGGCCCACCTCGGCCATGAGCTGACGCTCCATCTGGTTGTAGGCCTTGTGCGCTGCCGGACGAAGCTGCGTGGTGCGAACCTCGTAGACCGTCTCCGGCATGCCAACCTTCAGGTCTCGCCTCCAGCGCCACTGCGTGATCGCCTCAAACTCTGCCTTGGCGTGGGGCTTCAGTCCACGGATCTCGGTGCCACCGAAGAACGTCTCGACGGTATCGAGGTACCGGTCCTGGAACTTGCTCGATGACGGGTGCTCGATAGGGTCCATGGCGTGAAGCACGGACCAGAATTCCTTGGCGTTCGATTCTATCGGCGTGCCGGTGAGAAACCAACGGTAGGGTCGACCCTCGGTGAGGTGCCATACCGCTCGGGTGTTGGCGGTGTGAGGGTCACGGATGCGGTGGGCCTCGTCGATGACGACGGCCTCCCAGTCGATCGTGTTCAGGAACCGCTCGTGCACCTCGCACTTTGCCTCGGGGATGTCGTGGTGTCCGCCACAGGCGTTGCAGCGCTTCAGCGCCGTCGCACCATAGCGGGCGAGCCTCGTCAGTTTCTTGGCGGTGCCGTAGGTGCACACGACGACGGGCGTGACCCCCAGGTCGAGGTTGTCCATGATCTTCTGCTTCTGGGCGGGCGTGCCGTCGATGACGCACGCCTCGATGCCGAACCGTCGAAGTTCGGTGCGCCAGTTGTAGATGACGGACGGCGGGCACACGATGAGGGCGGTCTTGATGCCGTAAAGCTTCAGCGCTCCGGCTACCACGATGGTCTTGCCGGACCCCATGTCCGAGAACAGCGATGCGCCGCCAGCCGTAGCGAGCTGCACCATGGAGGCCGCCTGCCCCTGCTTCGGGGTGATGCCGTACCGAGACAGGAGCGACTTGAGGTGCTCTTCCTCTTCCGGGGTGAGTCCCTCGTTGCGAAGCCTCACACAGGCCTGTACGGTCTCCATGATCGGTGTGAAGCGTGCGACAGCGGCGTCGGTCCAGTTGAGTTGGTACTGCCCACCGACAGCCACCACCTGGGCGTAGCGCACCGGAACGGTCCAGTAGTTCTTACCCTTCGCTGCGAAGTAGCAGCCGGGGACGGACAGGAGACCGATCTGGTGGGCCTGGGTGGCCCCGTAGAGTCGAAAGATGTCGGGCGTCTCCGGGTTGTAGTCGATCGTCAACGGGGGCGTGCTCATAAGCTCGTCCAGCAGGTCCATACGGTTCTCCAGGTCAATGTAGCTCCAGGGTAACAGGGGTTCGGAGGGTTCGGTCAGTCCAGGAGGAACAACCGGGGCGAGAGATCGCCCTCGTGCACGAGGTAGTAGCAGAGGTGGCGGAGCGCATCTCGGGCGTGGTCGGACGTGTGCCACATACCAGCTTGGCGCAGCGCCTTGTCAGGAAACTGGTCCTTGACATCGCCGGGGTTCGTGTAGCCGAGGTGAAAGTGGTGCTTCCACGACATGAGCTGGACGGCACCGATCAGGTGCAGGGCGTGGTAGTCGATGTCGGTCTTGAGCGTGCGGGCGGAGATGGTGAACCACTCGACCTGGGCGTGCTCGATCTCGTCGGACCACTCTTCAAGAAATTGGTACAGCTCGGCGGGAGTGTACTCGCCCGTCAGCTCGCTGTCAATGTACCCGTCGATCCAGACGGCCACGCCGGTCGCCTTGCCGGGGTCGATGCCGACGATCATTTCGGGACCACCCAGGGCTTCACGCTCATGGGCGTCGTCGTGATGGAGCCACTGCCCTGAATCCTGATCGGCTGTTCAGGAAACCGGCACACGTGACGGACTAGCTCGGACTCAAGGCAGCGCAGCATCTCGTAGCCTGCCGGTCGCAGGTTCTTGCAGCGGCCGGGGAAGGGGTCGGCTTGGATCATCAGCATGGCAGATCCCTGAGTCGATCGGTGGCGTACTCTATCTGCCGTTGAGCATCTCGGATCTGGTCTCGGTAGTAGGACCGTGCCCACCCGAGATCAGATTGACGGTTGCGCTCCGAAGAGATCTGGAGCGAGGAACGGAACACCCACGTCTCACTATTGTCGTGGAGCCAGCGCACTTTCACGGAGGGAATCACCGTCTTGCCCACCTCCACCACCGTGCCGTACGGATCATCATCATCGTAGTGTGGTGGGAGGTCCTTCGGACGGAAGAACGAGCTAGCGTTTCCCGCCGTGTACTTCACCACGTCTTCTACTTTCACGTTCAGGATGCTGTCCATCAGTGGTCTGCCTCTCCTAGGCGCTTAGCGGGCTGGCCAACGGAGGCCAGGATCGGAATCCCAAACGACTCGTAGTCCTCCAGGTAGTCCTTGAGTTTAGCACGCACGTCGTCCACATCCTCGTCAGGTACCTCCAGGATTACTTCATCATGGATCACGGCCACGATCATGTCGGCCAGACCGGCGTTGTCGAGAGCGATGAGCCGCTGTGCGAGGATCATGCGGGCGGTGCCCTGCACGCTGTAGTTGACGTAGGCGTAGAAGCGATCGTCGTCCTCGGCCATCCGGAGGATGCGCCCGTCAGCGAGCCGAACGCCGGAGCGTCCAGTGGCCAGCTCCATGTCGCCAGCTTCCCGTTGCATCTGCCGAGAGTATTCGGGAATCGTCGGGAAGGCTGCCTTGAGCAGCTTCAGCGTGTGCTCGGCCTCGTCGGTCGAAATGCCAGCGGTCACGGCGAGCTTACCCGCACCCCCACCGAACAGGGTGAGGAAGAGACTGGACTTTGAGAGCTGTCGGCGGGGGTCGTGCTTGTCCAGGATCTTGCCACCCTCGTACATGACCCCACCCGTGTAGCAGTGCAGGTCGATACCCTTGATGAACGCCTCCAGCATGCCGATGTCGTTGGCCAGGATGGCGAACACCCGAGCCTCGATGTTACTGAAGTCGGCGGAGATGTACGACTTGCCCGGCGATGCCACAAAGGCGTTGCGAGGCTCGGCGTTGGTACCGTCGTTGTTGACTCGTGGCCAGGTCTGGATGGGCGGGTCGTTGGCGGACATGCGGAGCGTGCGGGCCTGCACCTGCCGGTAGGACGGGTGACACCGACCGTCCGAGCGGGTGAACTTGAGCACGTTCTCGTAGTACGTGTTGGCGTACTTCTGGCCCTTGCGGTACTCGGTCACGAGCTTCACGAGTGGGTGATCGCCGTTCAGCGCTGCGATGATCTCCAGCGAGTCGGCCGACATCGACCACCCGTTGCCGGATGGCGTGCGCTCGGTGAGGATCACGCCCGTACCCTCAAACGCCCGTGCGAGCTGCGGTCCTGAGCCGATGTTGTCGAGACCGTACTCGGCCTGCACCTGCTCTTGGATCTGCTCGCACCGAGCGAGTAGCGTGTCCCGTTGCGTGCGGCAGTGCTCCAGGTCCGTCTGAATCCCAACGTAGGACACGTTGTGCAGAATCTTCTCGACGTGGCGCTCGGTCTCGTAGGCCCGGAGGAGATCGTACTGAGCGAGCAGCGGCATCAGAGTGTGGAAGAGGTTGACGGTCAGGATCGTATCCAGTACGCCGTAGGTCCAGTAGGAGGGGAGACGTACGGGCACGGTGGCCCAGTCCCATCCGCCCATCTTCATGTCTTCCTTGAGCGCCTTCTGCCCCATCGCTGCCACGGGGTGCACGTAGACCGTGGAGAGGTTCTTGAGCGCTCGACTCCCGGCAGAGTCGAGAAGGGCGGCGGCGATCATCGTGTCGTGGACCTTCGACCAGTCGGGAATGAAGCCGGTGTGGTGCCGTGCCCACGTGAGGTCGAAGCCGCCGACGTTGTGGCCAACGATGATCGTGCCCTGTTCCTTGAGGTAGTCGAGCGTCTGGCGCACCAGTCCCGCCCACTGGTCGTACGGGATAGCCCAGCCCTCGGTGAGGGTACCGAACTGCACGAGCCGGATCTTTCCGTCGTACCAGTCGAGACCATCGGTCTCGATGTCGAAGCCGACCACCTTGTGGCCAGCTTGCACCCAGCTCCAGAAGGTGCTAGCGTCGTCGAGCGTTTCGACGAACCCGACCGACACTTGAGTGGGGTCGAACTTCATGCGTCCTGCCGTTTGCGCTTGGCCAGCACCTCTCGGCGGTCCTCGATCTGAAGACGGTCGGGCATGACGGCACGGTAGCGGCGGTGCCCGTTAGGGTCCACGTCCCCACCGTAGATGTTGAGCGATCCATCGGGCGCAGGCTCGACGGCCATCAGCACGTACGAACCGTTGTCGGCGTGGCCGGGGCGAAGGCGCACGAGGATGCCAACCTCTAGCGGACTTGGGAGGCTCTTGTCAATCTTCGGTTTCATCGTCGTCCCAATCCTCGGCGTCGTCCAGAATGATGCGCGTGACCTGATCGGACACTCTATCAAGAAGATCGTCCAACGGCAACCCGTGCCCCGAATTCTTGGATGGCCAGAGCCGGTCCATGATCAGGGCGAGCGATGAGTCAGCTACCGTCTCAGGGTAACCGTGCAGCAGCAGTTGCGAACGCCACGCACCGAGCACGGCGGTCGCAGCGAACACTCGGTGAACGTTGGCGGCTACCCACTCAGAGAGCACCGCTCCCATTTCAGCGGTGCCGAGATCGCTCTCCAGCTCGGAGATGACGGTCTTCTCTGCGTCAGTCCACTCGTGCAAGGTTCACGTCCTTGTAGTCAAGGCCCGCTTCCAGATAGCCTCCCCAGATCTCGTAGGGCAGCACACCGAAGTGCACGGCCACGAGGTCCGCCTCGGCGTCAGTGAGGCCCTCTGCACGCCAGTCCTTGATCTGGTCAGTCTCGTACCACGACTCCATCCGATCGGCCCCCACGTGCTTCTGTAGGGGTGCGTACGGCCACCGTAGCTCGTAGCTGTCATCGACTGCGCCGGTTCGGCGGGAGCACGCTACGCACGAGCAACCGAAGGCTCGGGTGCGTGCACGGGTACCGTGTGCGGGGTATGGGTTTCTCATGGTGTCAGCCTTCCACGTAGTCGTAGACGATTGCAGTGAAGTCGAGAGCGTCGTCCACTCTCGGCAGGTGTTCGGCGTAGCGGTTCCACGGTTGGTCCCGCAAGTAGGCGTCCATGCCAGCGGCGAGCATCGCCTCGACGTGATCCACGTTGTCATCAATCCCGAACACTCGACGGCTGTCACCGTAGGCGTTGGCCAGGATGGTCTTGTCGTCGGACATGATTCGGGGGATGACGATCCCGAACGAACCGAGCCAATGACCGGCGTCGTCGAACCCACGTTGGTTCGGCTTGGCCGTGATCGAGACGTTGCCGATGCGCTTGTGTGCGTTGAGACCACCGAGCGCAATGATGCCGTCCCAGTGTGGCTCGCCCTGAGCGTAGCCGCCAGCGTCGGAGAACTCTTCCAGCCGAGCGAGAAACTCGGGCGTCGTCCAGCCCCACATCTTGTAGTGGCTCCAGGAGGTCCACACCTCGTCGGCATCGTGGCCGGTGAAGATGTTGAACTGGCGGGTCCACTGGAAGAGCACGTTGTCCTCGTCCCAGATGACGACGGCCGGGCGGGTCATGCTTCCTCCCGTTCGGTGATGATGACCCATCGCTGGATCAGCTCGACCAGCTCCGCCACTTCCGGGGGAAGGTCGGCGGTGTCGATCTGTACGAGGAGGATCTCAGCCTCAGCGAGCAAGCTGCCGAGTACCTCGTCCTTCCCCGTCTGGTAGCCGTCCTCCCACGAGCTGTTGGCGGTATCCGTCAGCTCCAGGTAGTCGTACTCTTCCCGTTCCATGGGTTGTCCTTTCGTGGTCTTTGGGTGTAACCCTACTACAGGTCAGTGCAGTCTGTCAAGTCATTTCGGTTTGCCCCAGGGGGCGAGCAGGCAGACACCACCGTGTTGCAGGCTCCAGGTGTAGCACCACGGGTGTGCCCCGTTGCGCTCGACCAACGCTACCAGCGCCACCATCGAGTTCCACGGCGTACCGACGATCGCCTGCGAGCTGCACAGGTGGTCGATCGTACAGAGCGGTGCGCTGGGCGAGTAGTTCACGTAGATCACTTGACCGAAGCCGGAGTCGGAACCCCAGCCCTGTCGAGCGAGCACGCAACCGTGCGCCTGGGCGAGCACTGCGCCACGCTTCACGTTGTAGCAGTAGTGCGATTCACGACCGGCTACGGCGATGACGAACGGCTCCCACTGCCGAATGGCAGTAGCAGACCATCCACGAGCCGCTGCAACGGCCCTGTACGCCTGTCTGGCGGGCGCTGAGTCCCCTTCGCTATACACGAGGCCATTGATGCGGGATCGAGTGCTGGGGGACGCTACAGCGGTTGCCGTTGGGCGGTAGAGGTACGAGGCAATCTGCTGGGGCGTGCAAGCCGAGAGGGTGACCGTCAGCATGAGAGCGACGGCGGCAAGAGACTTCTTCAGATTCATAGGTAGAGAGCCTAGCGACATTACGATCCAATGACAACCCCTACGGCTCCACTTCCCCTTGGTCGTTGTGCTAGCCTCTCCCGCTTCCGCTGCTGGAAACTGCGCGAGGCCCGTACCAGGCCACCACTCCTGGTACGGGCGTCCCTGAAGACTAGCTCCAGGCGGTAACGAGTGCGTCAGCCTCGCTGATCGTGAGGTCAGAGAACGAGGCCAGGCCGCTCGGGCCGACACCGAGCACGTAGCGTGCACGCAGGAGGCGCACCTCACGCTCGGGGCCTTCCTTGGAGGCGGTCACGCCGAACTTCTTGGCGTAGGCGGCGAACACCTCACCGATCGTCTGGCGGTCGGCGGGATCATCATCGTCGAGGGTGTCGTCGAGATCACCGGGGTCACCGTAGTTCCAGTCATCCCAGTCGTAGGGATCGTCATTGCCGTAGTCGGACGAGACCGGACCCCACACGTTGAGGCCCGCATCCTCCAGGCTGATCTCACCGACCACCTCGTAGCGCCAGGTGCGACCCTTGGCGTCGTTGTAGTCGGCGGGGATCGACACCACGTCGGCGGGGTTGATCTTGACGACCATCACGTGGTCACTGTCACCGCTGCTGCTGAAGTTGGGCAGGTAGTCCTTGGAGCAGAAGTGGAGACCGGCCGAGCAGGTGCGACGGCGATCGTCGTCCACGTCCAGGCGGGACATCTCGACGACGTTGCCGACCGAGTTGTCGAACTTGCCCGAGTGGATGTCCTTGTAGCTGGGGCGCACCCGCTTGTAGGCGAGGAAGTCGCCGTCAGGGGTGATCGGCATGCCGGACTTCTCCAGCCACAGGTACAGCTCGTCACGGCTCGTGCTCGACGGGTTCCGCTGAAGCTTGCCGACGAAGTGCACCCACGGTGCGATGTTCAGGCCGGACTTGAGCACGTCCATGAGACGGTCGACCACGTGCCCGTGGAGCGACTGACCGTTGAAGGTCACGCCCCACTCGGTCACCTTGATCTCACCGGCTGCTCGACGGAACCACTTGGTTGCGTCACTGTCGTTGACAGCGCCGTTGATGGCTGCGGCCATCTTGACTGCGGGCTTGGCCAGCTCGACGGCTTCGGGATCTCCGGCCTCTACTGCGGCCACGATCTCGTCGAAGAACGGGTGGTCCCGAAGGACCTGATTCGGCTTGCCGTCCACGTAGAACGTGAGGCTCGTATCCGAGAGGTTGTAGGGGAAGGGAGTGAACATGGTGGTGACCTCCTGGGTCGGGTTGGGCTTGCGGTTTGATTGTAGCACGGGACTAGACCTTCTGTCCAGTCTTATCGCACATCTTGATGTAGGCCTCGGCGGCGTTGCGGTCGTAGCCGAAGAGAAGCGGGAACTGACCGGCCAACTTCTGCACCGTGTCCTCGGCCCGCTTGTTGATGGCGTGGCTGCGCTCGGGAAAGAACCGGCCGAAGAGTTCGGCTGCCGGGAGCGATTCCTGCTTCAGGGAGACGCCCGACCGCTTCACCATCTCGTCTCGGACGAACTGCTGATAGGTCCGGTTGCCGATCATCGTGTGGACCAAGTTGGAGTAGAGCGTGTCCTCCATCTTGGCGGCACCGAGCGCCCGCTTGATCACGTTGTCGAGGCGCATGTCCTCGGTGATCCGACCGGCCTTGAGTGCGGCGGTCATCTCGTTCACGGTCAGGTACAGGATCGGCTTGCCGTTCGACGCCTCGTGGATCACGTTGTTGGTCCAGCCCAGCGAAGCCCCGTAGAAGCGGCCGACGTGCTCGGTCCTGCGGTTCCAGGTGAGGACCTCTCCGGCCCACGCTGCCTGGCGATTACTGTTGGCCCACACCACGTCGTTCGTGACGACCTTCTTCGGTGCGGCCGTGCCACCGCCACTGCGGTTCACGTGCACGTCGGGGATGGCTTCGATCTTGACGACCTGGCCAGCGCTCAGGTCGAGTAGGGTCCGGATCTTCTGCACTTCAGCCGAGCTGGTGACCAGGTACACGCTCTTGCGCCCCTGCTTCACGAGCGAGCGGAGACGAAGCGTCCGGCGCTTGATCGGGGTGCCGTCATCGTGGATGACCAGGATCTTGTCGAGGTACGAGACGTTGAACACGTCGTACGGTGCCAGCGCTCCGGCGTCCCACTTGTTGACCGAGAACGGAAGCTTCACCCAGGTCGGGAAGTCGCCACGGCCGAGCAGCGAGCTGTTGGCGTAGGCGAAGCGGGCCTTGGCGATCGGGGTGGTGAGCGCACGGTACTGTTCCTGCACCTGCCCGTTCAGCTCCAGGACGGCGGCCGTCACTCGGTAGCGGAGCTGGTCGCCCTGCTCGGGGCTGAGAGCGAGCGCCTCACGGCTGGCGGTCACGCCGATGGTGCCGATTGGCGCATCGACGACCACCACGTAGTTGTGGGGGAGGTTCGTGTTGTAGTTGTAGCGGTTCGTCGGGTAGACGGCGCAGCCCTGACGGACGATCACCTGCGAGTCGATGTTGGAGATCCGGCTGTCGTAGACACGCCACCCGGTGCCGGTGAACACCGGGGTCAGGGGGGTGATCTCGTTGCCGACGAAGTTCGGCGGCACGTCGAACCCGTAGGAGCAGGTCTCGGCGGCACGACGGAACAACTGGAAGTCGCCCTGCGCTACGGCGAAGGTGACCTCCACGCCCTGAGGCTCGTCGCTCGGTGCACGGTGCACCAGCTTCACCTCGGGCACGGCGTCATCGTTGAGAGCGATCGAGTACGAGCGGACCTCACCGTCGAGCCAGCACACCAGGGTGCAGGCGTCAGTGTAAGACAGGAACGACTTGGCACCCAGACCGAACGCACCGACCTCCGTGTTGGAGTCACCCTTGCTCGACTCAAACAGGGTCGAGTAGCTTCGCAGCACGAACTCGTGCTCCATCGAGCAGCCGTAGTCACGGACCGAGAAGGTCGGGTTCAGGGCGTTGGGGAGGCGGACCTCAAAGGGCAGGTCCAGGTCGCCACGTCGAGCGTGTGCGTCCCAGGCGTTGCTCAGCAGCTCTCGGACGATCGAGCCGATCTTGTCCGAGTAAATGCCGTCGACCAGCACACGGAACGCCTTGGCGTTCGTGGCGATACGGAACACTTGGCTCTCGCCCTCAATGGTGTTGATCTTGGGGGAGACCTTCTCGGTGATGATCATGGTGGGTGGTGGGCCTTTCGGTCGGCGGTACGAGATCAGACTAGCAGAGGGGTGTCACATAGTCAACCTGAAGAGCAGTGCAGAACTCACGGCAAGCCGATCGCTTTCGCTTCCTCTCCCCCATTGTGGCCACGCCGGGTTACCCTCCGCTACTTGCTTCGTCGCTGACTCCCTCTTCGCTCCACTTACCGTTCGGACTCCACCACCTTCATTGAACACCGCTCACCGTGGAGAGAAGAGTAGTGTCTCTCCGGGCTTATGTGCCGTAGGGCGCTTCATTGTCGTACTTGCGTGGGCACCTCGTGGGGCCGTGCGCTCTGCATCGCTCTTCAGTTGTCAAGGTCCTCCGTGACGCTTCCCAGCGGCACAACTTCATTATGCGCCTTCCCGATCAGAATGTCAAGCGACAAACCCCCTGGTCAGAGGGTTATTTCCAAGAAAGTTGCGCCGAGAGGTTCACAGCTTCCACTCTCGCTCACGGGCTGGCCGTGCTTGCACAAGACTGCGGCACGCAACTTTCCTGGAGATCCTAGACCGTCAGCCCCCAGAGGTGGAGCGACTTGTAGACGGCCGTGTGGGCCTCGATCGAGTCGTGCACGTTCTCGATGATCACGAGCGGTACGTCGTGCTCCTCAACGAGGACCTCGTTGTCGGCCACGGTGAGCACGAGGTTGGACCCGTTGACCCGGTTGATGTGGTCGATCAGCGGGCGCAGATCGTCTGCGATGTCGATAGGCTTCATGGCTTCCTTCGGTGCTTGATTTGGACGTAGGTCTCTTGCACCCTGCGGGCAAGGTCTTCCGGTGAGTCTGGGCTGGAGCCGAAGATGCACACGTTGAGCGGCAGCCCGGTGCTGGACCAGATGGTGGGGGAGACCCACGGGGTGTTCGGCCAGATGGTCGGTGAAGTGTACGGGGCGGGCGTGCTCTTGTGCCTCAGCAGCTCGGCCTCGGCGGAAGAGAGGCGGGCCAGCGCAAAGGTCAGTGTGTTGGCCAGCTCGTCGATTCGCCCCTCCAGGGCGGAGATGCGGTCGTCTTGACCGTACACAAATTGCTGGAGCGCCCGGAGTGCTACGCCCTTGGCCTTCACAGCTCCACCACCGCCACGGTCACGTTGTCGTGCCCGCCAGCGTCGTTGGCGTCGTGGGCGAGCGCCTTGGCGAGATCGAGCGCCGTTTCGTTCTCGTGGTTCTTGCAGAGCAAAGCGATCCGCTCGTCGGAGATCATGCCGAAGAGGCCGTCCGTGGCGAGGATCAGTCGGCCACCTTCCGGGGACATGACGGTGAAGGTGTCGGGGTAGCCGTTACTGCCCCATCCGAGGTACCGGGAGATCGAGCCATCCCAGTTCTCGTGGGCGGTGGTGAGCTGCATGAGTGACCCAGCGGAGTAGCTGTAGATCCGTGAGTCACCGATGTGCCCGACCACCATCTCGTGCTCTCCGGTACGGAGACCGACGAGCATCGTAGCGGCGGGTGCCGTCCGGGTTCTACCCTCGCTGATTCCAAGTACGGCGTCACTGGCCGCCATGAAGGCCGCCGTGACTTGGCCGGTGGCGTCCAGCCCTAGCACCTCGGCGTGGAGGTACTTCTCGGTCGCAGTGACGGCGAGAGCGGACGCCTTGTCGCCGTCAGCCTGTCCGCCCATGCCATCGGCAACGATCACGAGATCGTCGGAGATGTAGGCGCAGTCCTCTTGGCGCTTACGCTTCTGCCCGAGCAGCATGCAGACCGCCGTGCGGACATCGGTCAGGGTCGGCGCTCCGCCGAAGGCCTCGTTGCTTTGCAAGATCGTCATGCGCTCATGGTACAGCGGGAGCGGGCGATTCGGTCAGAATTTCTCTGCCGGTAGCGGCCTGCGCCTCCAGCTCGTCGATGATGTCGAGCAGCATGAGGACTTGACTCGGCTGCAACTTCACGGTAGACTCGTTGCCCAGCATTGCAGCGGTCGCCCGCTTGCGGAGGATCTTGTGCACCCTAGAAGTCGTCATCGTCGTCAGACATCATCGTAGCAAGCTCTTGGCGTAGGTTCCGATGGATCAGGTCATCGAGCGCTTCCACCCGTGGACTAGCCCTACGCTCTTTCCTGGAGGTCAGTGAGTCCAGGTAGTAGCGGACCATTGCCCACGAGTGGTTCGTCGGGTCGAATTCCATCAGAGTTCGATCTCCAGCACGTTCCCGTACTCGATCGTGAGGTCCTGTCCGTTCTTGAAGTGGATCACGAGGTTGCCGTCGATGATGCTGTGGGCGATGTCGTGCGCCACCAGGGTCGATAGGGCGTGCTCGTCGGGCCACTCGATCCGGACCGTGTACTTCACTCGACCGGTACCCTTTGCGAGGCGGCGGCAGCGACCCACATGACGGACTCTTGCAGCGCAGTCAGCGCCAGCGAGCGCTCACGTGAGGCGTAGAAGGTGCTGAGGATCTGACAGCCGAGAGCTAGCGATTGGGCACGGATGTCGGCCAACGCTTGGACCATGTGCGGGTCGGTGCTGGTGCCGGGGTAGATGCGCCTGTGAAGGTCGTCGTACTCGTTGCTCATTACCCGACCAGCTTAGTCCGCATGATCTCGGTGATATCAGCGGTCGGGTCGTAGTAGTCCGGACCCTTCTTGACCTTGCCCAGCTCAACCTCGTACGGGACACCCGTGGCGCTGTTGATCTTGCTCATGTTGGCACGAGCGACGGCGGCGAACACCTCGTCGATCGGGATGCCGAAGGCGACGGCCGTGCCGAACACCACGTACAGGAGGTCGGCCAGCTCGTGAGCGACCAGCACGGGATCGTGCAGGTTGATCGCCTCAAACACCTCGGAGAGTTCCTCGTCCATGAGACGGAGCCGGAGGTCGACTACCGAGGACGGTGTGTCACGGTCGAGCGGAACCGACACAGCTTGGCCCGCCGCCTGCATGAAGCTGGCGACCGGACCGGCGTACTGGTCAGCGGAATAGTAGGTCGTGGTCATGTGATCTCCTAGATCAATCCATCGGCAAAGCCGAATTCTACGGTCTGTTCAGCGGTCAGGGTCCAGTCCTTGCGCTTCGACTTGTCTGCGATCTCTTCGACCGACAGCGTAGAGCGCCGAGCGAGGAAGCTGTGCAGGTCCTTGTTGATTCGTTCGATCCACTCTGCCGTGTCACGGAGCGACGACACGTCGCCGTACGCAGAGGTCGAGGCGTCGTGGATCAGGTAGCTCGTGCCCGCCTCGATCAGTCGGGTGGTGCCCGCCTGGTGGATCACGGTCGCCATCGAGGCGCAGAATCCTGAGGCCACGGTCACGAGCGGACGGTTCCGAGCGAGTCGCACCAGGAAGTTGTAGAGCGACACGCCGGGCATGATGTTACCACCGGGCGAGGTCAGATACAACTCGTACGTGCGCTCGGGCTTGTCGACATCGAGGCGGTCCCAGCGAGAGAGCGTGTCGATCACGGCGCTCACCGAGTCCTGAGTGATCGAGGTGGGGAACCGGAACACTCGACTGTCGGCGTCACCGGCCGTCTCAAAGTTCCAGCGGCGCACGTCCTTGGAGTGGGCAAGCTTCGCTGCGTCCGAGAGCGTCTCAGCCAGGTCTGCGTCGGCCTTGGCCGCACGGATCTCCTGCGTCAGCTTCTCGGCCACGAGCGCATCCAGAGCCGGGTCGTGGGCGTACGAGGTGGTGGAGTTCTGCCAGAGGATGGGGTCTCCCACTGTCACTTGCGGTCACCGACCCAGCGGACGGCGAGGTCGGACACGAGCACGCCGTTGGAAGCGTAGACCCGATACCCCCACTCGTACGGACCCTGGCCGGTGTTGAGGCTGCGGGCCTGCTGCTCGCCCACGGTGAAGCCGCCGTTGCGGGTGATCACGTGCCACTCTCCGTTGTGGGCGACCTGCTTCAGGACATCGGTGAAGCGATCGGACGGGCGGGGGATGCGCCAGTCGGTCTCTTCCGAGACGGGAGGCGGATTCAGGATGGTAGCCATAGGTCCTACCCTAGTCCAGGATTCAGCTCTTGGATCGAGTTCGTGGACACGATGGCGATCACGTTGTAGCCACCGAGCCGGTCGGCGGGGAGGCGGGGTTCCACGTCGTAGGCACGCTCGCTACCCATCCAGACGATCACGTACTCACGCCCGTCGAAGATGTCGCTGAAGCCCTTGGCCATGGCCAGTGCGTCGTCGTAGATGCGGACGCCACGTGCCGACTGCTGTTCGTACTTGACGCTCATTCGTAGCCACGCTTGGCGTTCTCGACCACGAACCACGACACGAGCGCATCGTTGCGGCGGGCGGGGTTGCCGTAGTGACGCTTCAGCCACGCCTTCTTGTCGGTGATGATCTTGCCGTCGAGACTCTGTTGGTTGCGGATGTACTTGCTCCGTTCCCGCTTCAGTGCTCGCTCGTTCGCACGACGAGCCTCCCGTGCTCCGTACGCACGCTGCGGGCCACGCCGACGATCGGCCATGACCTTCTGCAATCGTGCGAGTGGACTCTCTGTGACCTGCGCCTCTTCCATAGAGGGAACCCTACACCAGGATCTAGAGTTCGGCCAGGTATCTGATCTCGACGACCATGCCGATCGGCACTGCGATCCCGGCGTCAAACGTGCTCGCTTCCACGTCGACCGACTGCACCACTAGGTAGTGTCCGGGCAGCGTGTCCCGCACGAGGTACCCAGCGGTCCGGATGACCCTCGGCGTAGTGGGGATGTCATCGAACGCCATCCACCCGGTGAGCGGGTGGGCGTCGTGCCACCAGATCTCGACCAGCGGGTGAGGGATCACCCCCCTAGTCTAGTGGCGCACGAGCGCCCACATACCCCCCAGGAAAGCGGCGTAAACCCCCAGGTAGATGAGGCTGTCGATCCGATCTGACCAGCTCACTTGACCGGGCCGACCAGGATCAGGTTGCTCCCACACGACTTGCACTTGTAGGTGCTCAGCTTGTTGAGGCGGGTCTTCGTGATCTCGTGATCACGGCAAGCGCACTTGACCACGAACCGCTGCACCGTGCGAGCGGGGGTCAGCGTGCCGGGGGCGACGGTGGCGCAGCGATCCGGTCGGAGACCGATCGAGCGCATCGCACGCTTCCACTGGGCACCGTGAGCCGACCACTGGCCCTCACGGCGTGCGTAGTAGTCGGTCTCGTGCCTGAGCTGGCTCACAGCGACGTGGGCGGCCTCGTGGAGCGCTGTCTGCACGTACTCTTCGCCCAGCTTGGCGAGCGCCTCGGGGTGGAGGCGGATCTTGGTCGTGCCCCAGGCCTGGCCCAGGGTGCTCGTGCCCTTGAGGTCCCACTTGATCACGGGACGGGGAACGGTCTTCAGTCCGAGGTTCTCGGCCAGCTCGGCCAGACCCTTGCGGATACGCATCTCGATCTCGGCTTTGGTCACGGTGGTGGTTTCAGTCACGGTTGCTCCTGTGTGGTGGCTGGGGGGTGCAACTTCATTATGCGCCATCCGGTCCAGGATGTCAAGAGATTTCTTCCCTACACCTGAGTCCAGGTGACTTCCTGATAGAAGCGGACCATCTCCGGGTCAGGCGTGCAGAGTTTGGCGTAGCCACCGAGCAGGTCGGTGCCCCAGTGCGTTCTCATGTAAGCGTGCCACGCCGCACGGGAGGCGTCATCCATTTCCCCCCACCGAGCGAAGGTCACGCCGATCTCGCCGCCGCTGCCGATCGCCACTACTCGTCGTCCCAATCATCGTCGTCGGTGCGGGCGTCGTCCCACTCGATACGGAAGCCGGGTGACACGTAGTGAGATCCGAGCACGTAGCCCGCTGTACGCACGAGCGCTCCGGTCCGGCCGGTGTGCACCTCGGTCACGAGGAATTCAGGGTCGTTGGTCATCGGTCTTCCTTTCCCATAGGTGGCCCACCATGAGGGAGGCGTGCCACGCCGAGAGCGCTTCGCTGCGCTGATCGAGCGAGCGCTTGTAGTCGTCGAGCGCACGCTCTCGCTTGGCGAACGCACGCTCTCGCTTGGCGAACGCACGGTAGCTGCCAATGAGGAAGCAGACACAGAGCAAGAGTACGAACATCACCAGGTCCTCCGAGCTGGATCATACACGAGGGGCGACTGCTCCTCACCATCGAGAAAGAGCGGCTGATCCGGCTGCTCTCGCCAGTAGTACGTCTTCAGGATACCCTCGATCGCCTCTTCTCCACCACTCTCAAGGATCTCACCCCACTGTCGCCAGTGTGCACCGTACATGAGCGGGATCTCTTCGCCGCCAGCTTTGTAGGCTGCCGCACCGTTCTTGACTTTGCGGACCAACTGTGCTAGGGACCGCATCGGGTAGTGGTGGATCGCCAGGATGCCGTCGATGCGGGGGACGGCGTTGTCGTAGAACACCTCGTGATTCCCCTGACCGATCACCATGTCGTCGGCCCACCGGCACGCCACCTTCGGCAGCGGGTTCTGGTACGAGCGCCTCCAGCCCATACGGTATATGGGGTTCACGTCCACTTCAGGGTCGAGTGCCGTCATCACGTGATCGCAGGTGGGAGCGCTCACCACGTAGGCGAGACGCTGCTCGGTCAGGATGTCAGCGATGCGACCGTACGGGCTGTACCACCACTCGTCGGCGTCGAAGGGGACGATCCATTCAGCGCCGAACTCTAGCCGGGCACGGAGAGCGAGCGCCGTCATCTTGGCGGACTGGAAGTACGCAGGCTCCAGGTCGTCAATCACGAGCAGACGCCCGTAAGTCTCAGCGAGGTTGTCGAGGATCTCAGGGGTAAAGTCGGTGCTCATGTTGTCGGCTACGATCACGTGGTCAACCTCGTCGAGCATGTGGCGCACGGTCACGCCGATGATGTCCTGCTCGTCCTTGACCATACACACTCCTACGGTCGTCACGGGTAGATCGCCCCCGTCCGAGCACCGTAGAGCACGGGGTGAACGACCGGGAACGGGTCGGTGTGCGGGCCAGCGAACAGCTTGTCGATGGCCTTCGTGTGTGATCCCTGTCGGACAGCGAGCATGAGATTCTGCTGGTACCAGTTCTCGATCCGAGGGTCCTGCCAGATCAGCCAACGGAGAGCACCGCTCACATCGTAGCCACGCTCGGTGAAGAGGCTCACCCAGTAGCCGGGCCACTGCTCGTTCACGTGATGCGTGCCGCCCTGTCGGGGGATGGCAGCGGAGAACAGGATGACCGGTGCGAGGTCGGTCAGCTCAGCTACGAACGATGGTGCCCGCTCCGGGTACAGGTGCTCGGCAACCTCCAGACACACGGCGAGATCGTAGGTCCCGGCGATGTTCCCGGCGAACTGCTGCGAGATGTCGAACGGCAGGAATCGGTCACCGAGCACGGTCTTGTCGGCCGTGTACTCGCCGTCGATCCCGAGTACCTCGGAACCGAGATCAGCGAACGCCTTGGCCCAGTGCCCTTCGCCGCACCCGATGTCGATCACCTTGGGTGGCACGTAGCCGAGGGCCTTGGTCACGATCGGCACGGTGAGCATGGCGGAGCGCTGCGCTCCGTCACGGATCGTGTCGTAGAAGCTGTCGTCGTAGACGGTCATCAGTAGCCTGTTCCTGTTCGTTGGTCACCGATGTGGCACACTGCCTCACCAGAGTCTCGACTGCCATAGTAGCCGAAGGTTGCCAGTCGGTCCAGACCGAGCACGGTGTTCGTGAAGGTGCCCTCGCTACCGGACTCGGTTGGCCAGTCGTAGTCCCAGAGCAGTTGGCGTCGGTATAGTCCGGGGTTCGTGGTGAAGAACAGACGGTGCTCCAGCCATTGACGGTCCGGATCGTTCTTGTCAACCATGTCAACGTAGGCGTCGGGCCAGGACTCGACCACGCCACCGGCCGCCATCTCCTGCTCGTTCACCGGCTGTCGGCGCAGGGCCAGGTTCACGAGATGCTCCCTGAGGTTGAGCACGGAGATCAGCTCGTAGAGATCCACCTCACGGTTGAAGGTGAAGTCATCCTCCTGGTGCCAGACGTACTCGGCACGGCTCTCTCTGCGGAGCGTCCTCCAGGCGTTGTTGATGGCACCGCCGAAACCGAGGTTGTGATCCGGGGCAATCAGCCGATAGGCTGGATAGGTCGTTCGGAGCATCTCGTGGTTGGCGGGGTCGCCGCTGTCGTCGTGAATCCAGCGCTCTGAGATTGGACCCTTCAGGTTCGCCTCAGCGCTAGCGATCGTACGGTGGATCGTCGAGCGCCCGTTCGTGAACACGACCAGAGCGATCACGGTTGCTCCCGGACCGGCTGAAGCCCCGTGGCGATGGCGAGACCCATACCGTAGGCCACGTAGGTGCGGAGCACGCCGGGCCACGATTGAAGTGTCTCCAGGTCAACGTCGGCCACGTGCACCTCGTACGGGTTTCCCTGCACGGCGTCCTGCGGCCAGTGAATCACCGGCATCTGCACGAGCACGTACGACGCCACCTCACGCAACCGATTGAACAGGGCCAGCGGATCGGGCACGTGCTCCAGCACGTCGCCAGCGATCACGAGATCGTAGGTGCCACCGAGGTCGACATGGCGGGCATCCCCGAGGATCACGGTGTCGTAGAGGTTGTGGAGAGCGAACCGCTCCACGTACGGCTCCCAGATCTCGACAGCGGTCCACGTGCCGTACGGGTACGAGCGTCTCCACATCCCGGCACCCGCCCCGATATCGAGGATGGTCTGCGGGTTGATGGCGGTGATTTCGGCAAGCGCTTCCGGGCGCAGCCATTCAACGGACGTGGGCATGCCGTAAGTGTAGACCGGTAAGCGGGGGTTCGGTCGGTCCGACTACAGATCGCCCCTATGATACTTCACGAGCCACTCCTCGTGCGATCGACGGATCTCCTCGTTCAGATCTTGAGGGTTGTAGACGGTCCCGTTGCGCCCGCCATAGTTCACGGTGGCACGGTAGATCGCTTCGGGATTGTGCGTAATCGAAGCACCGAGCAGGTACATGCGTCGAAACAGACTCCAGTCCTCCCACGCTCTCTCTTCCCAGAATCCGCCAACGTCCCAGAACATCGAGCGCCGAATGGCGGTGCCAATCACGCACTGATTCATCGTCAGCATGTCCCGCTCACCGAAGGTCTGCGGAGGGGTCGAGCTGCCGTCAGAGTACACGTAGCGGACGGCCGGTGCCCGGAGATCGCCGTGTGCGGACATGAGAGCGCCCACGTAGCCAGGCTCCAGCGAGTCGTCGGCGTCGAGGAAGATCAGCCACTCACCGTTCGCTGCCTCTGCGAGATCGTTGCGGGCCTGTGCGAGCGTGTCGGCGTGGCGGATGACCACCTCGCACCCCTGCTCCAGCTCGGTCGGTCCGGCGAGCGCTACCGCCTTGGCGTACCACTCGGCGTCCCCGTAGGTACCGATGCAGACGGTCACCTGCTTGTGCTTCATTGCTTACCCCATTTCGATTCGTGGACCAGTCGGTCCCGGTGCACGATGTTGGCGAAGTCCGGGGGAGGGTCGTGGTTGATGGTGTGTGAAGAGTTGTTGGAGCAGAACGAGCCACGAACGATGGCGGCCTTGAGGCCCTTGGTCTTGGTCACCCAGTTCAGCACGTCGTCGTCCCCGTACCACCAGGTGAGTCGCTCATCGAAGGTCCACTCGTCGGCCAGGTCCGCTCGGAGCATCATGCAGAAGCCAGCCAGCCCGCCGCCGCCGTGGTATCTCCCCCTACAGGTGTCGTAGACCACCCTGTAGTCGTCCTGGAGGACCTCGTTGGCGTAGTTGGGACACACCAGGCCTAGGTCGGGGAAACGGGCCAGAGCGGCCACTAGAGAGGGTACCGTGCCGTTGTCGAGCGTCACGTCATCGTTCAGGAACAGCACGTGTCGACCACGCTCGGTCTGCTCCAGCGCCACGTTCCACATGCGGTGGATACCGGAACGGTCATGGACAGCGAGCGTGTGGACCCACGGGTGCCGGACACCGGCAGCGTAGCGTGCTTCCTCGCCGTCACCGACCACGAACACGGTCCCGATGCCGGGGGAGGTCGAGAGCACGCCGAGCACGGTGGCGAGTCCCTCTCGGTTGGAACGTGTCGGAATGATCACGTCAACGAGGGTGGTCATGGAGCAAGGGTAGCACGGTGGAGCGCCGAACGGTCAGGACTCGGAGATGATGACCGGGTACTTCAGGTAGGTCAGGTCACGGTCCGCCATCTTGATCGTCGGGCCGTCGAAGAACCGATCACCCTTCCGTGGTGACCGAACCACGACCACGTAGTCGACCATGGGGTCGGCGGGCGGCTGCGGGATAGTCGGCGGGTTGGGGTTGCGGAGGGGGAAGGTGCGCTCTTCGGGCATCATGGCATGATCTCCTGGCTGTAGTGGTGGATGAAGGTGCGAGTTTCCACTCGTCACGGGTCTCGTCGGGACGCTGGTCCCAGTAGCTCGGGAGCTGCTCGTTGATCACCTCGGCCTTCGCCTTGCGGCGGAGACCACGCAGTCCCTCCTCTTCCTTGCGGTGCTTGCGGCCCCACTCACGGGAGGTTGACTTCTTGGAGAAGCCTCCGTTCGGGTTCTTGCTCACGCTACCATCTCTCGGATGGCGGCAAGCTTGTTCTCCAGCTCGCAGGTCAGCGACATGAGCCGGTTCAGCTCACGGCTCGCCTTGTCGGCCAGACGGGTGTCGCCCGTGGCGGCACGCTCGACCTTGGCCAGCTCCATGAGCGCCAGGTCGGCCTTGGCGAAGGCGTTGAACGGATCACGCTCAGCGGCAGCGTCGGCTGCGGCCTTGGCTTCCATCTCTCGGATCTTGATGGCGAGTGCGAGGGGGGGCATTGTGGGTCCTTTCAGAGGAAGAGGGCGGTGCCGTTGGCGAAGTCAGCGGCGGCGGCGGCGTAGTCGGCCTCGGGGAGGTCGAGCGTGGTGTAGATGCGATCAGGGCGGCGAACCAGCGGGGCGTCCGACAGCTCCAGGACTTTCAGCCCGCCGACCACCGTAGCTTCACCGCTCAAGTAAACCTGCATCTCGATCCTTCCTGGTCCGGACTCTCCGGGCACAACTTCATTATGCGCCTTTCGGCGCTGGATGTCAAGGGATTTCTCAGAAGACTCCGAGAACCTGCCAGTCCTCGATGGCGACCGGGAACGGGCCTTCCTCGGAGAGGATGTCGACCAGCTCTTGGGCGGGTCGGTGATCGACGGCGAACCTCACGGTCCGTCCCTCGTCGTCCACACCCTGGAAGACCACGACGGTGCCCTGGTCGGACAGTACCTCTTGCAACTCGACGGTGAACATGATCATCCCTTCACGGCTTCGACGATGACGGCCTCGTGGCCACGCTTGGTTTCGGTGGCGGCGAGCTTCACGGCCAGGTCGTAGCGACCGTTCCAGCCGGAGACACACCAGTCGCTCGGACCGGTGATCGCAGCGGCCTCGGCCCGACGATCGGCCTCACGCTTGCGGGTGTCGGTGGCCCAGCCCACATACTGCTCGACCGGCCAGCCCCAGCGCACAGCGGCCTCGGGCGGCGGGACCGCACCAGAAGCGACGGCCTCGTACCTGGCGGCGGACTTGGCGGCGGCTTCGGCTTCGGCCAGGAGGCGGCTCACACGCACGGCTGCCGGGACCCGGTACGCCACGGCGTGGCTGTAGGTCCGGTTCTCGCTGGTGCGCTTGGCGACCGTACCGTCAGGCAGAACCGCCGTGAACTTTGTGCTCTTGGCCATTTCGATCCTCTCCGGGCCGGTCCCTCCGGCCACAACTTCATTATGCGCCTTCCGGGTGGGAAAGTCAAGTGCATCGTCCCTGGTCACAGGGTTATTTCTGATTTCTTTCGATGGTAGCTCTCACGGGAATGGCGGCGGTTACACGTACGGCACTCCCGATCCACGGTCTGTCAGTGGCTAGTCCGACTCGTGAGAGCTGGAGTCGGCTTCGCTACCGCTAAAGGGGGCGCTGCTACCGCCGCAGTGGCCGGGGGTAGGTAGGTGGCCTTGGGGGGCGTAGCGGCCGCCACAGGGGCGCTGGAGGGCGTCTGAGGGGTCGTGGAGGTGCTCGGGACTGTGACGTACACGACCTTCACGATCACCTGCTGGGGAGGGAGCGAGAGAGCGGGTACGGCGAGGGAGGGGGGCGTCGAGGCGTTCGACTTGATCCCCATGAAGGAAGCGAACGCCACGATGGCGCACACGGTGGCGGTCGTCACGACGGTCTTGGCTCGGGCGGCTACCGAGAGCTTCTGCACTGGCTTTCGGGTCGGTAAGGTCATGGGCCTAGCGTAACACGCTAGATCGGCAGCGCCCGTGGTTTCGGGTGAGAATCGGGTGAGAGAGTCTACATCGTTGGGGCGGTGTGGGTCAAGTAAGCTGGGGGCATGACAGTTCGATGGCTCACAGAGATGGCAGACGTTCTCCGGAAGGCGGGCCTCGTCGTGCACGAGGTTGCCGGATGGAAGACCCGCTGCTTCGTCAACCCGAGCGGCTCGACCTCGTGGCCCGGCTACAACCCCGGCCAGCTCACCCACATCATCATGCACCACACTGCATCGAACCCCTCGACCGATGGCCTAGCGGACGTGAACTACAACATGCACGGTGCTGCCTGGGGCGGCCCGATCAGCAACCTGTACCTAGACCGTAAGGGGGCCTGGTGGGTTATCGCCGCTGGGCGTACAGCGCACGCCGGTGGCGGCCACGACTCGTGGGGTGGCGGGGTGCCAAACGACATGATGAACTTCTACTCGATCGGCATCGAAGCGGCCAACCGTGGCGACAGCTCGGAGAAGTGGCCCGCCGTCGAGACGACCTCGTACGTCAAGGGTGTCGCCGCACTGGCGGCGTTCTACAAGATCCCGGTCAGCCACGTGCGTGCCCACGCCGAGTGGCAGGTCGGCAACAAGATCGACCCGGCAGGGCCGTCACCGTGGGCCGTCACCGGCACGTGGAACATGAACGCCTTTCGGAACTCACTCACAGTGGCAATGGGTCAGCAGCCCGCTCCCGGTGGCATCCCGTCGCCGGTCCCGACCAAGCCGCCCGTGTTCGATCCCGCTCATCAGCTCTTCGGTCTCTACCCCGTAGACCCCTACAAGGCGACGGTGAAGCTGAACAGTACGGGCGACCTCGTGAAGTACCTCCAGGGCGTGCTCAACAAGAAGGGTGCCAAGCTGGCGCTCGATGGGTTCTTCGGTCCCGTCACGAACACTGCCGTCAAGGCCTACCAGACCGCCACTCACATCGTGGTGGACGGGATCGTTGGCGCACAGACCTGGGCCAAGATCGACTACGACGCCCTGCACTGATCCCTAGGCTACAGATTGTGCAGCCTCTAGGCTACAGTCTGCGCCTTCAGCTCGACCCAGTGCTCAACGTCCGGCTGCACGTCGATGATCCAGTCCTCGATGGCGGTCAGTCCCGCCTCGTTGGAGATCTCGCCCTTGATCGCCTTCTCCATCACGGAGAAGATGGCGAGGGACTCGCTCAGGAGACGCTTCAGCACGTCCACCATTGCAGTGAGCCGCACGATCTCGTCGTGAGCCGCCGTCAGCACCGGGGCGGTGTTCGTGTAGGACTCGGTGCGGAGTCTATCAAGGATGTCCATCGTTGTCAACTTTCTCGTAGCTGGCGGCAAAGATTTCTGGCTTACACGGGTAGAACTCTCCGGCCACGCCCTTGATCACGTAGTCGCCGGAGCACACCAGCATGTCGCCCTCCAGCGTGGGGATGACGAACAGAGCGCTCTCCTCACGCTCGTAGCTGGGAGAGCGGAGTAACTGTGCGTCACACCACGCCATGATCTCCAGGTCCGTGTCGTAGTCGATGCCCGTCTGCCGGGCTTCGATCACGACCGGCCTCTTGCGGTAGAGCGCCATCAGTGAGACACCTCCAGCCCAGGACCCTGAGCATCGTACTTGAGACACAGAGCGTAGTGCCCGGCGTTCGCTTCCTCGACGGTAGCGTAGCGCTCGGACTCTAGCTCGTTGTACTCGGTGATCGGGCACGAGTCCAGCGTGTACGGGGACGACTGAAACACGAACGTCTCGTACCATGAGTCGTCGGAACAACCGAGCGTGTCACGTTTGCCGTTCAGGTGCGGCGGGTAGTAGTCGCCAACGCTCGACACGAGCACCGTGCCATCGGCTACGAACGTAGCCATATGCCAATCGCAGCTACGGGAGCCGCAGAAGTGGTGGGCGTGCCCACACCACTGCCAATTCTTGGGCTTGGGCTTGCGGGGGTAGGTGGACATCACGCCATCTCGATCTGGTGGGACACGCACCAGTTGTTGCTGGCGGTCCCTTCCCAGTTGAGGGAGCAGTGACCCCACGTGCTGATGCTGTTGTACGGATCGAAGAACGCACAGCTCTTGCAGTAGATGTCGTACTCGTCACGGAGCGCCTTGAGCGCCACTCGGAATGTCGGTCGGTCAGGCATCAGATGGTCACCTCTCCCGGCCAGCTCGGCTTGACTTCCGATGGGTGCCTTGCCCGAAAGTGTCCCGCTGGCTTCTTGGCAGCACGGTGGCGGGAGGCGGCCTGCTTGGGGGTCTCGGTCGGGATGGCCGGGGCGTCCGCCATCGGGGGAATGATGAGCACGGCGGAGATGTCGTCCAGCACGAGGTACTGGATACCGGCCGCCTTCATGGTCTCTTCGGTGACCTCGTACTTCTCCAGGTACACGCTGAACGTGAAGCCAGAGCGGAGTACGAAGCGGTAGTTGGGGGCTGTCATAGTGGGCCTTTCGTTGGGTTCAGCCTATCGGGCAATCGAAGCGTTCGGACAGATCGAGCAGAACAAGTTGATTGAGGAACATGCGGTCGAGCACGCCAGCGTCACAAGCGTTCTTGCGCTGTGCGTCGGTCAGCGACAACACGTACTTCACGGCTGCGATGATCGTGCTGGAGGGGAAGGGTATCATCGTGTGTTCCGATAGAATCCGTCAGCATTGAAGATGGCGGGCGGTGCGGTGACGATAATGCGCTGGACCGGTCGACCGTCGATCTCGGTCAGGGCGTCATCGTGGATGGACTGGCGGACCTCTGTGGTCTTGCCGGTGTCGTCGAAGCGATAGGTATAGAGCGGCATCAGGCCCTCGGCTCGGCGGAGAACTCGTATGGATCATTGCCGTCAGTGACCGGCCAGTAGTCCGTGATGCCGTCCACGAACGTCACGGCGTACACGGGGCGCTGATACGCCAGCGACCACTCTACGCCCGTGATCTTCGCCCACTGCCCGCTGCGGTAGCCGTAGGGGTGCGTGGCACGAATGTAGCAGTACCTCACGCCGGTACCGCCTTTCCGTCCACGATCACGTCCAGCGGCACACCGCTGTCCGCCATGTACCAAACGAGCACACGGCCGTCCTCGTGCACATAGCGATCACCCTCTACGGGGATGCGCTCGATCGTGCGGAGCGTCCAGTCCTTGTAGACGGGCGGGGCCACGTACGCCTCCCACGAGAGCGACGAATCGTACCACGCCTCGCCATCGTCCAGCGGGTCAGCCTCGACGTGTAGGTATCCGAGGAAGTGTGAGTCCCCAACACCCGAGACCTGCACGTAGGCACCCTCGTCGTAGTAGGGCAGGCGCACCCTGGCGTCCTTGATCAAGATCTCAGTCATGTTGCGATTCTACCCTCGTCCGTGCTGGATCGGTCGGAAAGTTCACGATCGTATGGTGTGTATCGCACCCGACGACCTGATCGTACGGACAGCCGTAGCTCCCGTCGCTGTAGACCCAGACCGGTTCGTAGTGATCACTACACCACATGAGCGTAGCGGCGAAGGCTCTCCCGTGCCCGACCCAGGTGGTGAGGTGTAGAGCGCCGTCCCTGAACTCAATCTCTTTGCTCATCATCCGTCCGCCTCGTGGATCAGCTTCAGCGCTGCGAGCGGCCCGACGTAGAAGTCGTCCGGCATAGCGTGCTGCCACGCCAGTCCCTCGATCAGCTCGATCGCCTGCCCGAGCGCTCTCTTGAGCTGCCACGCACGGTCCCAGGAAGCAAACGCCTCGTCCGCCTGTCCGGCGAGCAGATCGTTGGCCAGATACGCTCGCCTGTTGGCGGCGTTGATGTCACGGGTGAGTCGAGCGTTCAGCGCTCGGTACTCTTCAACGGTCTGGGCGGTCATTTCCGGTCCCTCAGTTTCTTGGAGAAGTCGATCCACATAGTGCCCAGATAACCCAACAGGAAGAACGCTGCACCGATCGGCCAGAGCACGCCGAACAGCATGAGAGCGAACGCAGCGTCCAGTGCCTTGATGCCGCATGTCTTTCCGGGCCGCTGAGTCTCCCCGTACGCCAGGGCCGAGAAGAAGAACCCGACCAGCACGTAGAGGATGGCTGAGATGATGTAGAGAGCAGTCACTTCACTGCCTCCAGCCAGGAGACGATCCGAGCGTGAGCGTCAGCGGCACGCATCCACCCGAGCGCCAGGAACGAATACTCGCCGGGGACCGAGACATTGAACGACACGACCGTCTCCGGGTCGGTGCCCAGCACGATGAGGCTGAACAGCAGGAACTCGATGTCGTTCGTGCTCTCGATCCGGTACAGCTCGGTCACGGCCTCATCCGGGATCACGTTGAAGTAGTAGCGCTCACGGTAGTCGTCAGCGGTCTCCACGTAGTCCCAGGTCTCAACCTCGGAGCCGACCGGCGACACGCCCGTGATCAGTTTCCACTCGTAGTTCTTGGTCATTGCTTTCCTCTCGGTAGGTCTTCAGTATGGCACAGGGGTGGCACAGGGTCAAGGCTTCCAGTAGCGGTCGGCGTAGGTCTCGTCCGGCTGCGTGGTGTTAGCCCATTCGATAACACTCTCGGGGAGGTGACGCCAGTCCCACGTACCGCACTGGGTAGCCGAGTCATCGTTCGACCCACCAGGGCGCATCGAGTAGAGCGCCATGCGGACGTGGCGCATCTCCTCGCTGTCCAGGATGATCGCTGCACTCTGTTCGGCTGCCCTCTCCTGAATGTCGAGCCAGTTGACCAGGAGCCACTTGATCTCTTCCTCTAGGCGGATCATCGAACTTTCACCCCGTCCACGAACACCTGCACGCTGCGCCCGGAAGGGCTGACAGAGATCTCGACGCTGGAGCGGTAGTGCTGCACGTTGAAGGCGTAGTCCTCCCCAGCGGGCGGGACGACACGCTCGCTGAACGTCGGCTCGATGTCAATGTGCAGGGTGCGGTACTCGCCCCTGCCCTTGAGCGGACGCCAGCTAATGCGGCGAATGTGAAATGGGTCAGACATCAGGCACCAGGACCTTCAGGCCAAGAGCGTCGGCCATCTTCGTAGCGGCACGGAGCGCCGCCGCTTTCTTGGTCCACGTGCGCTGAGCGAAGGTCGAACCGGAAACGACCTGAGGCGTCAGGAAGGCGTTGTCCACCGTGACGTAGTAGGTCCAGACCCACTTGCCAGGGTAGACGCCCACCGTCCACACCTCGTCGAGGTACACGCAGTCAGGGTAGGGCTTGCGGGCGCTCATCGTGCGACCACCGGATGGAGCGCAGCGGCCCGGTAGAAGACGCCATCGTTGTCGGCCTCGTAGAGGCCGCTCGTCGTGACCACCGTGTACCCGACCACGTACGAGACCGAACCGTCTCGCTCGGTCATGGCACGCCAGCCGGTCACCGGATCGCCTTCGACCTCGGTGGGCATCCACTCTGGCTGCACGTCGAGCCAGGTGCTCTTGTCGGCGGAGTCAACTTTGCGGGCGGGGGCTTTGACGAACATGGTGGGCCTTTCGTGGGGGTACAACTTCATTATGCGCTCTCTGAGTGTCGATGTCAAGGGATTTCTGGAGAATCTTTCAGGCGAAGGGGTTGCTGTAGAAATTCTTGTAGCGGGCGATCAGCCAGCGGCTCAGGAACTCTCGATCCGGCTGCTCGTAGAAGAACAGCACCGGGTCCTTGACCAGGGCCGTCATCTCAGCCTCAAGGCGGTCCGCCATGTCGAGCACGGCGTCGAGCGAGTAGCCGCCCATGCGGATGCCGAGCAGGATCGAGCGCAGCTCCAGGGGAATCGGGAGCGTGACCGAGCGGGTCGTCAGGAACTCGACCCCCTGCATCCCGAGCCGGATCACGTGAGCGGCGTACTTCGTGTCGTACCCGTGCGCCTCGATCAGGGCCTTGCGTGTCACGTGCCGTGACTTCTCGCTCGTGAGCGCACGGCGTTGCGCTGCCATGTACGCCAGGAACCGGTGGCCGGTACGCTGCGAGAAGACGGCGCTACGGAAGGTCTCATCTGAGCAGATCCCGTACAGGTCGATGATCGGGTGCGAGAAGAGCACGCACAGCATCGTAGGGTTGCCGTCAGCGAGCATCGACACCAGCTTGTGCAGTGAGTAGATCGTACCCTCGTAGCCGGGCTGGCGCACGATATGCTGCTGAAAGCCGTGCTGCTCGTTCGGGGGCTGGCTGTAGTTGGCGAGACCGAGCCGGTACTCGGGAGGCTCGATCAGCGCACCCACGTAGTCGTAGTCCGAGCCGTCAGTGTGCATGCCGTAGAGGCGAGAGCCTGAGAGGGTCAGGAAGTGGGGGGAGCCGAGCGGGGTGCTCATGTCATGAGTCACGAGCGCTCCGTCCTGGGTTGTGTAGGCGGGGACAATCACTTGACTTCCTCCTGCTGTAGCGTTAGCATCTCGTCCTCGATCTGACGGGTGAAGCGAACGGCGAGCCAGTCAGCGTAGTCCTTCGCCTGGTAGGGGTCCATCCTCTTCAGCTCGTGGAGCGACATCGCCCACGAGAGGTTGAAGATCCGGAGATCCTTGTCGGTGCGGTCGATCCAGTAGCTAGGGAGCATCGCACGGAGGGAAGCGATCTCCCGCTCCCGCTCGACGAGCCTCTCCGCCAGAGCGTCCCGCTCGTTGCGGATCAGATCCAGCTCGTCACGGAGAGCGTAGTAGGTGTCAGCGTAGACGAGCGTCTCGTTCACGAGTCCACCCGCTTCGGGTCGACCATCTCACGGCGGAGACGGCGGATAGCGCCACGACGGGTACGGGCAGAGGCCTGCCACATGAAGCCGCCACGGTTGTACTCGATACGGGCCTCGGCCGTGTACCAGTGACGACCAGAGCGAACGCCACACGTGGCGCAGGATGGGGCCATGTCCCTGACATAGGTGTAGACCTTGGGGTTCATGATCACAGCTTTCCTCGTCTCTCTTCCAGTAGTGCGTCGTTGAGTGCGTCACAAAGAGCGAACGCACGAGTGCGGGAGCGGCCACGCCACACGAGCGTGGTAGGGAAGAAGCGGCGGACGTGCCACACGGCGTAGGTGCCGTCCCACGACCACCACTCCGTGACCATGTAGCGCTTGGTCTTCACAGCGCTAGCCCAGTCAGCTCATCGTACTGCCTCAGGGCAGCACGAGCCTCGTCCTGGTCGTAGAACTTGAAAGCTGCCACACCGCCACGTTCAACGCCAGTGCGGCGCAGGGAGGCAGCCAGGCGGTAGGAGAGGTCCTTCAGCTCTTTGATGCTGGATCGCTGTGCGTCGAGCAGTAGGGCGGTGGTCCTTGGATCGTAGGGTGACGCCTTGCGCCACCGCTGTAGCTCCTGCGCCATTTCGGCTATCGTGTGATCGAAGTCAGCTAGATCATCCCCCTCGCCGTAGACGGCGAAGACGGCGATCTGCTCGTCATTCAGCTCACCCACGGCGGGCCTCCTTGAGTGCTTCCGTCGTTGCGATATTGGGCTGGTCCTCTAGAGCGGGAATCCGGACACGAGATTCCTGAACCTCGTAGGCGAGCCTCTGGATCTCGCTGATGAAAGCGGTACCGGCTCGATCAGGGTTGGTGGCGTTGGCCACGGCACGGTCGATGAGTGGGGTGTAAGTGAGCGCAGTCATGCCGTCTCCTCCAGGAGGCTGCGGAGAGCGTGGAGATGGCGCATAGCGTCACCGCTACCGTAGCGGGGATGAGCGAGGATCTCACGGGCCTCTCGTAGGGTCTGGCGAGAGCGCTTGATCTCCTGCGCCATCGAGACGGCGATGCTGTTGTGGACACGAGTGACCTCATCAGGGCGGGCCTGGAGCCACTCGATGATGTCGTTGGGGAGGCACTCGATGGTCATGCTGCGTCCTTCAGGGTGGAGGTGAGGAACACCCAGCGGCGTGTCTGGCCGAGGGGGTTGCGGGAGGCCTTACGCTCCGTCTCAGGATCGAAGACCGGGCAGGGTCCAGGGAACGCCACGAGCTGCATCACGGGATCGCCCTTCTTGTCAGGGAGCCAGTACACGTTCTCCGGGATCACGGGAACGGTCAGGGGGTTACCCTGGGCGTCCCAGTCGTAGGTGTAGGTGACGGTCACTGATCTCTCCATTCTTCCAGGGTATAGGTGTAGAGGCGCTGGGGGGTGTCCTCAGGGCGCATGCGGTCGAGGGCCTCTTGGCGATCGGATGTCTCACACCAGAGGCTACCGTCACGAGCGACGATTCGCCACCAGCGGGCCGAGTGGAAGGCCTCCGGGTAGGGGACGGTGATCACGAGCGCCTCCAGATGATGTTGGAGGGGGTGTCGACGGCGATGGACTGGATCGGGGAGTGCGGGAAGCGGCGGGACAAGTGGGCGATCTGCTCAGGGAACATCCTGGCGTGGAAGCCAGCTCGCTCGGTTGCCCAGAGCGTGGTGTAGGAGCCGTCCTCGTGGTTCAGCCACGCTGGGAACGGGAAGGCGGCGCTCATCGCTTCCTCGGTGTCTTCGGGATCGTGTAACCAGCGCTGTAGTGACGGGTACAGGTCGACCACCCCGGGCGATGGGGGCGGGTGCACCCAGGGTATCGACACACACCTTCGCCGTGAGCGGCTCGATGGAGAGCGAACGCTGTGAGAGGGAGGTCTGTAGGCATATGGTCAGTGTAGCAGGGGGGAGGGAGTTTGTCCAGTAAATCTTCCTGAGGCTGTAGAAAGGTGTGGTGTCATATAGGTCATATGACCTAGTGGAATAAGGAACGGGTGGTGACCCCCCGAAACAAGGGTGTGTCTATATGTGTCCCCAACTCTGTGACCAGGGGCTATCACAGAGGGTGAGAATCTGAGTTCACTGTGCGTGAGGTCGCCGTCAGCTCCTTACTTCTACCTACAGTGAAAGGTGTGTGTGTATATATGTATGTGATACACACACACACACACACACGTTATACCGTAGAGAGGTTCTGGAGCCGTGCAGGGGACACACATAGACACCCTTTCAAGGTGTAGACCCACCTTTCTTGGCCAAGGCTCGGAACCCGTGCTACGGTAGCTCCATCAACACGACGACCCAGCCTGGGAGGCTGAAGATGGATCAGATCGAACGAGAGAGCCTACGCATCCAGCTCGACACGAAGAGGGCGGACGTAGACGACCTGTGGGAGAGGACCACGAACCACAAGTGGCTCAGGGTGGCTCGCAAGTACCTTCAGAAGGCGGAAGTGGCCTACGCCGGGCAGGACCTCATCAACACGGACCACTATCTCGGTCTGGCGGAAGACAAGATCCAGTCTCATCTCAACATGATGGCCTGGGGCCGCATGCACATGAAGGTCATTGGCGTCCGAGACAACGACGGTGTGCTCCGCACGCTGAGTGGACGCAAGTCACGAGCGATCGGTGTTCAATATGGAGCCTGACCTGACAGAGCTGATTCGTTTCGCTGAAGAGACGGTTGATCAGATCGAGGGCTTGAAGGGCTACGGCAATCTCGTGCTCAAGATCAAGAAGCTGGCGGGAACTCTCGCCGCAGAGCTGGAGTGGATGGCGCTCTACGAGTCCAATCCGTCCAAACACACGTTCGTACCCGGCAAGCAGGCCAAGATCAAGAAGCTTCAGATGGATCTGGAGAAGGCGATCCAGGATGTAGAGAAGAAGAGTCAGAAAGGGGACGATGAGCAAGTTGAACTTTCCCCCGTTGAGAAGCGTGCCTACAGCCTGATCGAAGTGGTGCTGGCAGCGGGCAACGTGATTGACCCATCACAGCCCGTGATCGACTCGCACGCCGGTCAGATGCTCGCCCTCTGTATTCCGGAAGTGTACGAACGCTATATCCACAACCCAACAACCAAGATGTGGTACGTTCGCTCGGGGCCGTTTCTCCAACAGGTCGATGAGGCTGTCGTGATCGACGCCGTACGAGACGCCTGGATCAAGGGCGGCAACGGGAGAATCGTCGGCACAGCAAAGAGGCTGGCCCGCATGAATCCCGACATCAAGCCAGAGGTTTCGACCGTCCTGGAAACCTGGGACAGGCTGGCACAGGACGCAGACAACCTCTACAAGGGCCTAGAGAAGAGGGCCTCACTGAAGATTGACCAGGCCTACATCCCCATCGAGTGGATGGGTACGATCCACATACTCAACCGCACCACGGGAACGATCGACGCCGACGTGCTGCCGGAAGGCTCCTACGTGCTGCTACCCCCTGTCAAGTACAGCCTAGAGGGGGAGTCAAGGGCGCTCGACGAATTGGTAGCTCATCACTTCAAGACTGAGGAAGAGGTCAATGCGTTCTATCGCACGTGCGGGATCTCCCTGTTCGGCTACAAGGTACCCAATCTGGTGTTCTTGTTGGGATCAGGTGGTTCAGGAAAGGACATGCTGTTCACACTGATGCGCTCAGTGCATGGACCCGAGCAGACTTGCGAGGTCAACCCTCTGGCGCTGAAGAAGGGAGGGGAGGAATCGAATGATCTAGTGAGGCTAGACAATGCACGTTTCGCTCTGTGCAGTCACGAGTCCAGCTCGTACGGCGACGGTGCGTTCGATCCAGCCACCTTGAAGACCATCACCTCTGGCGGGCTGAACCCAATCATGTCACGTGAGAAGTACGGGGTGCGTGCTGTGAAGGTCTACTACACAGGCTCCCTGTGGCTCTACGGCAATAAGGCCCCGGACATCACAGGTAATGGGGACTTTGATGGCATGGACAGGCGCTTTACCATCATGCCCATGACGGAGAAGTTGCCGGACAAGCCGCCGCCTTCCGGGTTCACTCTCTGGGAGGATGCGCTGTTGGCCTGTTCTCCTGTATTCGCAGCCCGTTGTTTGGAGTCCTTCATCGCCTGGTGCGCTGAAGGGCAGAAAGGCAAACAGGATGTGCGTGAACGAGTCCCTAACGCTTGGCGAGAAATGACTGACGACACCCTTGTCGTGGGTAGCCGCTATGGCTCGCTTCGCAAGATTCTGTTTCCTGATGGTGGAGATGAGGAGAAGGGCCTGCTCAAGTCCACAATCTTCGATGTCCTAGAGGTCTTCTTTGAGAAGAACGGTGGGCGCAATACGCCCAAGTCTTCCTACGAGGACATTCTCCAATCTGTCATGCCCAAAGAGTGCTCATTTGTGGGATTCAACTTCATGGAGCCTGTGGAGCGCCCTGGACAGCGTGGGGTGTACGCTCTCCCATTGATGTTCGCTCCTAGTGTTCTGGAGGAACTGGTAGGTGGGGACGCCAAGGTACGGGTGCAGCACATCCTCAAGGCAGACCCAGGCTGGAATCGTGAGTGGGCACAGACGCTCTACGAGAGCTACCAGAAGACTCAGACCCATCTCGACTACAGGCCTGACCGCAAGTACAAGGTGGCGGCAGAATGAATCTCCCCCTACCCACACCTGGTGACTTCAACAACGGCAAGGACGACTGGTGGTTCGTGCTGCTGATCATCGCCGCCTTCGTGCTGATCGTGGTGCTGGCATGACACTGCATGATCATACAGAGATTTCTGTCAGAGAGGCTGTCAAGATCATCAGAGCCAGGATCAGCTTGGGCTACATGCCAGGCGATCTTGGCCAACTGCTCGATCGACGTGGTACGGTGCAGCAAGCCGTACAGGACCTAGCTCGATTCACGGGCTTCGATGAAGCGGTCTGCATGCAGGCCGTGGAGATTGTCTACGGAATCTGAGGGAGGTGAACATGAGGAAGATCGTCATTGGCTTCGCCCTGGTGGGTGTTACCGCAATCGCTACCACACTGGCTTTCACAGCCGCCGTCTATGAAGCGTACCGCACAACGGACGCACCTAGCCTGAAGAACAGAGGGTACTTCGATGAGTGAGCAGATGCGCTCATACGCCGTCTACATGCAGGACTACTTAGGCCTCCAGGTGGTGCCGTTGTTCGCTCCCACGTTTGGGCCTGCCGGTGGAATCTGTCGCTGCAAGGAAGGCGCATCATGCGCTTCCCCTGCCAAGCACCCTAAGGCTCGTTACAAAGGCATGCCCTCCAGGCTGCCCACGATCTACGAGAACTACGCCATCGTGCTCGATCAGTACGTGGTGGTCGATGTTGATGATCGAGCCATCCTGGACAATCTGCCTGAGGTGCTTGGCTTCTATCTGCCTGAAACGTGGGCAGTCGATACAGGCAAAGGTCGTCACTACTACTTCAAGCACACAGAGCCTCTGGCAACTCGATTGGGTGCTTTCCCGAAAGTCGATCTGAAGTCAGGCAACACTTACGTGGTAGGCCCTGGCAGCACCTCGATCAATGGGATCGTCTACGAGCCAATCAACACACTGCCCATAGCCGCTGCCCCTGAGGAACTTGTCAAGGCGTGCGGCCCACAGCGCTCTCACACAGCCGCCAGAATCCCCAACACGATGAGCATGACAACGAGCCAGTGGGCGATGCCCGCCGTACAGGAGGCCCTCCAGGAGATGGAAAGTTCGCAGACACGAAACAACACCCTGCTGCGATTGACCTGTCACATGATCCGCTCAGGCTGGGCTGGATGGGACGCAATCGAGATGCTCGCAGAATCAGCCCGTATCGCAGGCCTCAGCGAAGGCGAAATTCAACGCACTCAACAGAGCGCAATCCAGATGGTGCTTGCATGATCATGCAAGATGGATTCTCACGAAACGCCTCGATTCGTCGTGGCAGGCGCTTTGAGCAAGAGGTCGTAGATAGCCTCTGGGATCATAACTGGGATGTGATCGCTCGACACGAAATTGTTGACGGGATTGAAATTGACATCACGGCCATTCACCCTGAATTGCCTCTATTGACGTTCTACATCGAGGCGAAGGGTGGCACCATTCCGCACAGATCCGGCCTAGCTAGGACGGATACTGTCAAGAAGGCCATAGGAGCCGCCTGGGCATTACGTGATTCAGCGCAGATCCAGCAGAACGTCTATTTCCTTGTCGGCAGCCAGATGCCCTCAGAGCACTCTTTGGCTCACAAGCTTCTAGGGGACGCTGTGGACGCAAAGCTGTTCTACGCCGTTGGGCCTGTGGAGTCGCTGATCGCTCTAGGCGACGTTCTGGCTGGATGGCTTCCTGGCGGCGGAATGGCCCGTAGGCTATAATTGCCGCATGCGGATCGAGAACCGGAATCCGGCCTTCCAGAGGAAGTACGCTGAACGGCCTATAACTCGACGCACCACGAAACTCGATCCTAGGTGGCCGAAATGGAGCCGCCAATGTGAAGGCTTCAGTTGGCAAACGGGCCAACAGTGCAAGTCGTACGCTGTTCGTGGTTTGACCCGCTGCAAGAAACACGGTGGGGGCGGCCTAAATGCGGAAGCTGGCTGGAGGCGCTATCTGCTCTGGACATTGCTTCCTGAGGCGCTTCGCCCTGTAGGCCCAATGTCGCCAATCTCCGCAGAGGCGATCGAGATGGTCTGCAACATCATCGCTCAGTGCGCCCTGACAGGCGATGTCCATGCCTCTGAAGGCGTCCGCATGATGGCCGCTGAATACCTGATGGAGACGCAAACCGTAGCCAAGCACCCTGATCCTGCCGCTCTATTGACGCACCTGAGCCGGGAAGAAGCGCTCATTACAGTCAAGGTGCTAAGGCTCAATGGGCTACTCAAGTAGCACAGGGCGCACCACTATAGGGCCTATGCCTACAGCCCCTCCCATCATGTGCGTACATCATCTCAGTATGTGAGATCAACACACAGAGTGCAGGGGGTGGTGCGCTGCTGGCGCAGCGCACAATGGCGCACTGGTGTACGCTTGCCATATGGGTGTAGCAGATCTAGTAGGAACAGCAGACAAAGCAAGAGAGCAACTCGCATCTCTGTTGCCATTGGCTGTATCCACGCTCTCTGAGCTGGCTGCTGGTGCAGAGCGTGACAACGTGCGCTTGGCAGCGGCAGAGGCAATCCTTGATCGAGCTGGCGTTCCTCGTGGTGCTGCCATCCAGGTGACTACCAACAACGAGCAGCATCGACAGGCTGAGCTGGCTGCGCTCGATCTGGTCGAGCGTCTTGCTCGCAACAAGGCAGCACTGCCCGCTGTAGCGCCGTCTCACAGCCTCGACGCCCTGGTGGTGCTGGAGGGTGAGGATGTGGAGCTGCCCGTGGCTACAGGGGACTACAGCGCTGTCATCGACGTGTGAGTGCATGACTATGCACGTGCATGATCATGCAAACGCATGAATGGTTCGATCGAGTCGATGACGACCGACAGTGGGCCACCCACCAGGGGCGATGCGGGCTAAATTCGCTCAATTGAGCGATATCGCTCATTTCGGCCATTCTGAGCGTTTCATCGAATTTGACGCTAATTCATTCTTTGCAACGGAAAGGCGGAGGGGGCGGTTTCCCTGTACGGCGGTGCGCCCCTCCCTGTGGACCTCAACTCCCCCTCCGGCATAAACCTATTGACAACTCTCAGATCTCGTGGTACGATGCTCCCATGACCAACAAGCTCCTCGTGAGGACCCGCCCCGGTTACCACCTGATCCTGGACCCATGGGGCCACAAGCTCCAGTGCTCGCTCCTGGACGACGCCACGGTCGCTTTCCCCACTGACCGTCTCCAGCCCTACAACAACGGCTACTCCACGGACCCGGTGCACGTCTGGGAGGACTCAATCACGCCCCGCAACTGGCTCCAGATCCACCCGATCGACTACGGCGGCCGGACCTCGTTCATCGAGACCACGACCCGTGAGTTCTGGGTCGAGTTCTACCCCGCCATGCGGCTCGTGCTCCCCGACGACACCCCCATCACCTCCGAGGCCCAGCTTCGCCAGATCATCGGACTCTCGCTGTGACCGCCCAGACCCCCGACTTCGCCGCCATCATCGCTGAGGCACTCCACCAGCAGACACACACCGAATGGCCTGAGGAGATTGGGCCGACCACCGAAGGCTGCGATGAGGAAGAAGGCTGGGTCGATGCGGCGTATCTGCTCTACGGAGAAGCTGCCAACGTGATGCTCGCCGCCCCCATCGCCGCCCTGTGCCCCGACTGCAAGGGGACGGGAGTGGTGGGCCACGACGGGATGCCAGACATGGAGTGCCACCACCAGAACGCCCCGACCATCGGTGGCGCACTCACCGAATGGGCCGACGCCCACCAGCGTGCCGCCACCAACGGGCACACCATCGAACAGGCCATGAAGGTCTACGAGGCCGTGATGGGCTGGGACGAGGACGACCTCGATGTCACCGTTGCTGAACAGCGACTCATCGACGCTTTGCGGAAGGTGGCCCGATGACCGCCGACCTCCCTACCGTCTACGCCAAGGTGACGGCTGATACAGCCCGTGCAGCCCATGCGTGGAAGTCGCTCGCCACTGCACGGGGACGGGCACGGTGATGGTGGAGTCCGTGCTGGCGACGGCAGACATGGCGAAGCGGTGCCACCACCCCAACTACCCCTACACCGGTCTAGGTTTAGACCAAAGTACCAAAGGAAGCACTCCGCAGTGATGATCTCGATCTGCACCCCGACCTTCAACACGACACCGGACCAACTGGACCGGGCGTACCGCTCGCTCACATCCCAGACCCACCCGTTCGACGAGTGGATCATTCTCGACGATTCGACCTCCCACGCTACGTGGCCGCTCCTTCAGTCCCTAGCACTCAAGGACCCTCGTGTCAAGCCCTTCCGCTCGGACCCGGTGCTCCATTCCGGCTCGATCGGCCTCAACAAGCGCCGGGCCTTCATGCTGGCCGAGGGCAGTATCCTGGTCGAGCTGGACCACGACGACGAGCTGCTCCCCGAGGCTCTCGCCAGGGTCCACGCCGCCTTCACCGATCACCCGGACGTGGGGTTCGTGTACTCGGACTGGGCCGAGATCCTCCCTGACGGAGCCTCGACCTTCTACCCTGACGGGTGGGCGTTCGGCTACGGCAAGACCCTCTACGACCCGACCCGGGAGATGTACTACATGGGCACCGCCGAGGTCAACTCGACCACGGTCCGCCACATCGTGTCATCCCCGAACCATCTCCGGGCGTGGCGTGCCTCCACCTACCACGAGATGGGTGGGCACGACACCCGGTACGAGGTGTGCGACGACTACCAGCTCCACGTGCGGACGTTCCTCTACACGAACCTGCTCCACATTCCGGAGCTGCTCTATATCCAGCATATCGCTCCCACCACGGCGCAGCGTGTCCGCAACCCGCAGATCCAGGCGTACGTTGCTCACATCGTCGAGGCCTACGATCAGGCGATCACCGACCGTTTCGCTCAGCTCCAGGGGACCACCGAGGACCGGCTGGCCCGAGCGTTCGCTAATCTCGCCCGAGCGTCGGAGAGGTCGGCCGCTCTCGACGATCAGATGTTGACTTTCCCGAGGGGAGAGAGTAGGATCGAGTCGTGACCTTCACTGAGATCCAAGCCCAGCGCCTTGCCGAGGCCCGCCAGCGTACGCTCGACGCACGCCTGCGCCTCACCCCTGTCGAGGAGCGTCGAGCGCAGGCGTTCGCTGACGCCATCACCCGGAACCTCGGCAGCCTCTTGCGCCGTACGACGGCCGGTCCCGACAACGGCAAGGGCCGCCAGGCGCTCCAAACGACCCCGCCCGCTCCGGGCGAAGAGTGCTCGATCGCTGAGCTACGGAGGGCGGACCTGCTGTGACGACGGGACAACTGCTCACTTGTGGCTGCGTGTACTACTCCAACGAGTACGTCGACACGCTCCACGTACAGCCCGGCTGCGACGAGCACGACATCGAGTGTGCGTGGTGCTCGTCGCACACCGATCGTGGCACTTGCGCTGACTCACCCGACCACCGACACGAGATGGTGCAGCGTGGAGCCTAGGCAGACCAAGTGTGACGCCTGCTCCGACGAGTGGCTCGACGACTACGTGTGCTGCGTGGACGGCTACCTGTACGGCCCGTGCGACTACGAGAACTGTGGCGGATGCTGCGAAAGATGGGGTACGTGCGAGTGCCCGTGCCACGACCAACCGACCCCTTGATGGTCTACACTTATCCCATGCTTCAGACGTACGTCCCCCTCAACTTCCTCGACGATGATGGCAACCCGGCCGGTGGATCGGTCAACGGTGTCGGTCTTCGGATCTCGTGGCAGAACGGCCCGCTCGGTCGTGGCGCTGATCGAGTCGAGCCGAACGGCGCTTTCGTCGAGACCGTGATCGCCGCTGCCGTGCAGCGCCTCAACTTCTACCAGACCGCATCGAACGCACGATTCGCCTGCGTGGAGAACCTGGAGGCGATCGAGTACCTCCTCTCGGCGCTGGGGGTGCTCCAGGAGCGGACCGCTCGCCGTGAGGCCGCCCAGACCGAGGGCACCCACGAAGGTTCTTGACCGAAGCGCCGACCTGGTGGTAGAGTTACATCATCGCTCGACGGAGCGGTCGCAGTCCGGCAAGCGTACATAACCGGAGGGACGCCAGCGCCCTAGACCCAAAGGCTGGACGCATCCGTGAGCATGCGAATCTTCTCGCCGGGAGATCAGCCCGTGACCAACTGATCAGGCTATGGGAACCGCCTTAGGTCCCCGGACGACGGTCCAAACAGCTCCCTCGCCATCCGGAACCGGTGGGGGAGCTGTTTCGTTTCTATGGTCACCCCTGCTAGGATCAAGCCATGGCCGTGTTGAAGGTTTCCGCAGAGGTGTTTGCCTGTCACTCGGCAGCTTGTCGTCCTCCGGGAAGTGGTGGCTCGGGCGGTAGCGGTGGCGGTGGTGGGCAGAAGGGTTACGCCTCTGGCGGCGGCCGTGGCGGGGCGAGCGGTGCTCTAGCGGGTGGCCCGCCGAACTACAAGGAAATGGCCAAGACCGTGAAGCTTCACTCGGACGGGAAGATGTCCGCCGAGGGTGACGCCGGGGATCGGCACGTGTTCGATAGCAAGGCTCACGTGTATCAGGAAGGTAATCGTCTCGCCGCCAAGGCGTCACGAAACCCGTACGAGGCGTCTCGGCTGAAGGCGACCAAGAACATTCAAGCTAAGCTGGCGCTCGACTCGTACGATCGGCTGGCCGCAGCGGAACGTCGGCCCATGAAGCCCGCTGGGAGTGACGACGGGTATGACGCTCTCAAGGACCGTGCCGTCTCACGGAGAATCCCCGGTGGAGCTACCAGGAACCGCACGCACTGGAACGGCTGATCCAGTGAGACTCACTGCACAGACGTTCGCCTGCTACACGAAGGCGTGCGCCCCTCCCCCGGCCGGGAAGGGCGGATCGACGAAGGCGGGGCACGAGGCCCGAAGGCAGGCCATCGCCGTGCATGATCATGCAGTGGCCATCGAGAAGGGTGTGACCGACACGCTTCGCTCGACCGTACTCGACCAGGGAGGCGCTCTGGTCGGTCTGACGCACCGTGTGAAGGGTATCGACTCGCTCACCCGCAAGATCCACGACAAGGCGCTCCAGAGACACCAGAGCATGGCGGAGTCGGCCAACGCCATCCCCGATGCTCTGCGCTACACGGCGGTCCTGCACAGCTCCAAGTACACAGCGGCCGTGAAGTCTACCAGGAAGGCGCTGGAGAAGCAAGGATTCAAGATCGAGGAGCTGGAGACGCACTGGCAGCGTGGTGACGCCTACAACGGCGTGCACATGATCGCCCGGCACCCGAACGGTGCGAAGGTGGAGATTCAGTTTCACACGGTAGACTCACTTCGGGCGAAGGCTCTGACGCACCCGATATACGAGAAGGCCCGTCAGGCTACAACGACCCCGCAGGAACGCACGATGCTCACGAAGAAGATGGTCGAGATCGCTGACCACGCCAAGGTACCGAAGGGTGCCACGGGTCTAGGTACAAAGGTATTCAGGCCCGCAGCCTGAGAGAGGAAGAGATGACCATAGGACTAGAGGGAGAGTACAAGATCACTGATCGAGGCAACGGGGATACCGTTGCGCTCGTGAAGGTCGAGTACCGTGCTGCCGATGACGGCACGTACATCTTCGTGAAGTGGGGTGGAGAGGGCGAGTGGGAGGAAGATCCCGATGCGCTCGGTCTCCTGCTGGGTGAGCATGGCTCTGTCGAACGTCTGTAGGACCACGAGCACCGTGGTCTTCGCCTGCCACTCGGCAGCGTGCGCTCCACCTCCTGCCGGGCACGGCGGATCTAGCGGGGGGTTCGCCGCCCCCGGTGGTCCAGCCGCCGAGGGGGTTGCCGACCCGGCACGCCTCGGACGCCCGCACTCGATCCCGTCAGTCAAGCACCCCGGCTTCCACTGGGTCTTCGACGAGAAAGGCAACTCACGGGGGATGTCGGGAGCTGATCAGGCCGCTCGACACGTCAGGACGAGGACGGCGCAGGTGAAGGCTATGAACACACGCCGCCGTGCCCAGCTCGGCCAGGGCAGCGACCGTGGCCACGCTGGCCTCGGCACGGGCGAGACCGTCTCGACGGCGAAGATGGGCATGGTCCACGGATCGGCCGAGATGGTGTCGAAGGGCCGGGCGCTGGCCGCCAAGCACGACTGGGAGAACACGCCGGTCACTACCCTGCCGAAGGGTGCCAAGCTGATCGCCACCGAGAAAGTGGTGAAGACCAAGCACATCCGCAAGGTGCTGGACGGTGAGCCGCTCCGGGAAGGCTACGAGCCTCAGCTCGTGAGGGTCGCCAAGAACACGTACATGGTCTACGACGGGCACCACCGGATGGCCATGCACTACGCTCTCGGCAATGACAACTCTGCGCTGAAGGTCCGCATCGCTGACATCCCCGGCATGCCGACCCACTAGGATAGGGCCATGACGACAGAGGTGCGAGTGGTGTCGGAGGTGCGAACCTTCACGACAACGAGCGGCCGTCCCGTCTATATCCTGAACGGCCAGTCAGGATTCGATCTCGACGCTCTGGTCGCTGCGTGTCACGACGCATCCTGTCGGCCGCCCACGTCGGGCGGGACGGGTGGGTCCCGTAAGGCAAGCCACGCCGGTTTCCCAGGGATGTCGGCACCACGAGAGCGAGGTGAGGACCGCCCCATTGCGGCCTTCCACAAGCTGACCCATAACACCATGGACGCTCTCGACATCCCCGGTGATGACAGCGAGAGAGCTAGCATCCGGGCCGAGAAGTTCATCGGATCGTGGTATGACGCCACTCTCCCCGGTGGATACAAGATCACTAACCTCGATAGCGCTCGGACCGGCGACAGCTTCTACGTGACCGGGGAGATTCGTACGCTGGCTGGAAGGAAGGTCGGGTCCTTTGAGCGGAGCATCAGCGTAGACCCGGAGAGGATCGTGGTGTGGCACGAGGAGATGTATCTCGACGATTCAGCCCAGGGGAAGGGGATCGCCCAAGCCCTGAACGCCCATTCGATGGAGCAATACCAGAAGTGGGGAGTGGACCACGTGCACGTGGACGCCGGGGCCTCAGTGGGTGGGTACGCCTGGGCCGCCGCTGGGTTCCGGATCGACGATCAGCGAGGGGAGACCCGGCACCAGGCGATCCTCGGTCTCGGGTCCCGTGCTGGCATGCGTCTCGACCAGATGATGCAGCGGGGGGAGATCACGCCCGAGGCCTACCACGATCTGAACCGCAAACTGGATGCACTGCTCAAGGCGTCGAAGGACGGTGAGGACATTCAGCCGGTGCACATCGCATCGCTCGGTGAGGGTGCCCACAACTTCACGAAAGAGGCCACGGTCTATCGCCCCGCCTACGAGACGTGGCCCGGCAAGGAAATGCTGCTCGGTGCCGACTGGTCCGGCGACTTCTACTTGACACGGACCCCGATCACTGCTAGCATCACGATCAACTTTGGAGAGAGCTTCACCATGACCGAGCACCTGCCCGCCGAGGACGGCGATATCGACGCAACCCGTGACTGGGTACCTGTCCACGCCGCTGTCGACGAGATCGTGGACGAGTTCGGTGAGCCGCTGATCGAGCCGCTCGTGGCAGCGTGCTACTCGGCAGCGTGCCGCCCGCCGAAGAGTGGCGGTCGTGGAGGCTCGACGCCGGGCACCACCGTGGTCCACGCCGTGCAGGGTGCGCTCGACGATTCGCTTCGCCGTGCACCGTGGAAGGGGTCGAGCGATCCGATGGCCGGGCACTGCTACGTGGCGGCCGAGGCCGTGTATCACATGCTCGGTGGAAAGGCGTCCGGCTACACGCCGATGTTCATTCGGCACGAGGGGTCACCGCACTGGTACCTCCGCAACAAGTCCGGTAAGGTACTCGATCCGACCGCCTCACAGTTTCACACGCCAGTACCGTACGATCAGGGCAAGGGCAAGGGCTTCCTGACGAGCGAACCGTCGAAGAGGGCGCAGACCGTGATCGAGCGTGCTCACAAGTCCCTCGGCCAATAGGGCTAACCCTGCTGTACTCTTGATCCATGCAGCCTGCACGTATCGCCGTCTACGCCATCTCCCTGAACGAGGAGCGGTTCGTCGATCGCTTCATGGAGAACGCTAGCGAGGCCGACATCGTGGTGGTGGCCGACACCGGCTCAACCGACGCCACGGTACAGAAGCTTCGCTTGCATGGTGCTAGCGTGCACCAGATCTCGATTCAGCCGTGGCGATTCGACGACGCCCGGAACGCCGCACTGGCGCTGATCCCGGCGTGGGTGGACGTGTGCGTGGTCGTTGACCTCGACGAGGTGCTGGAGCCTGGGTGGGCGCTGAAGCTCCGTGCCGTATGGGACCCGGCCGTGCACACCCGTGGCCGGTACTTCTACGTCTGGAACCACGAACCTGACGGTTCGCCGGGCATCTCGTTCTGGGCCGACCGTGTGCACTCCCGTCGTGGGTACCGGTGGATTCATCCGGTCCACGAGACCCTGACGCAGGACCGCACCGTCGACAACTACGTGACGCTGACGCACAAGCTGGAGCACTGGGCCGACAACTCCAAGAGCAGGGGTCAGTACCTCCCGCTGCTGGAGCTGGCCGCCAAGGAACGCCCCGACGATCCCCGCACAGCGCACTATCTCGGCCGTGAGTACGTCTACCGGGCTGACTGGGCAAAGGCTCGTGTCGAGCTGACTCGCCACATCGAGCTACCAGGCTCCACCTGGACCCCCGAGCGTGCCGCCTCGATGCGCCATCTAGCGAAGGCCTGCCTCGGTGAGGGTGACTTTGAGGAGGCCATCGGCTGGTCACGCCGTGCGACCGAAGAGGCCCCCGAGCTTCGTGAGACCTGGGTCGACTATGCTCAGATCTGCCACAATCACCTGCTCTGGGATGAGTGCTATTGGGCGGCCGAACATGCGCTCACGATGACCGAGCGACCCGCTGTGTACCTCTCCGAGCCGTATGCCTGGGGATCTGCTGCTGCCGACCTGGGGTCCGTCGCAGCGTGGCACCTCGGCAAGAGGGAGCGTGCGATCGAGCTGGCAGAGCTGGCGCACTCTATCAGCCCCGACGACCAACGCATCGTCAAGAACCTCGATTTCTTCCGTACCAACCTTGAAGAGGAGACCGCTCAATGAGCGTCCTGATCGAATCGACCCCGGTGTGCTCGCTCTGTAGCACGCCGATGATCCGCTACCCAAACTGCGATCACCGTGACGCCGCTTGGTTCTGCGAGACCTGCGATGTTGCCGCCCCTCCGAGCGACGACTAGACTTGATCTAGTGGGCATCGCATCCTAACCCAGGGTCCGTAGATCCAAGTCACCCAACGCTCAGCTAGTCCAGTGGGTAGGGTGGGAGGTCACGGCGAATTCTGTACCAGGAGCCACGCAACGAGTCGCCGCCTCTAGGGGCGGTAGACTCGTACTGTGAAAGAGACTTGACCGAACGGTGACCCCTGGTGTAGGATGGCACCGAACTAGGAGAGATCATGGCCGAACACTCGTACCTGCGAACCAGCACCGAAGACCAGACCAACGGAATTGCGGCGCAGCGCCTCGCAATCGAGCTGCGCTTCCCCGCAGTCGTCGAGCACGTGGAGCACGCCTCGGGCAAGAACATGACTGGGAGGCCGGTCTTCACTGAGCTGATCGACTCGCTCGGTGAGGGCGATACGCTCGTGGTCGCCAAACTCGACCGCTTCGCTCGCTCGGTGGCCGATGCCGTCGAGACCGCCAGCTACCTGATGGACAAGGGCGTGCGCCTCGTGGTGCTCGATCTCGACATGGACTTCAGCACCCCGATCGGCAAGCTTGTGTTCTCGGTGCTCGCCTCGGTCGCTGAGTTTGAGCGCAACATGATCAGCCAGCGCACGAAGGACGGCCTGGCCGTCGTGAAGGCCTCCGGCACGGTACTCGGCAAACCTTCATCGGTTGATTGCGAGTGGGTAGCTACGCTCCGTGGCTATGGCTACTCGCACCGTGAGATTGCGGAGCGCACCGGCTACTCCAAGAGCGCCGTCCAGCGCTGCATCTCTCGGGAGGGCCTGAAGTGAACGCCAAGGACCTGATGGTCGCCGCCACCGACGCCCACGATGCCCGGGAATTCAACACCTACGAGGTCGCCCGGCTCACTCTGGCGCTACTCGGGTACGTCCCCGTGCTCGACGGTGACTTCCTGGACGGGTGGCGTCTCGGTCGAGAGGACTACAGCGCCTACGGTGACCGCCGATGGAAGCTGGAGCACAGCGATCGGTACCTGGTCAACGTCCACGATCCGGCCCTGTGCAAGGGCCAGCGCTGCACGATCCACAACCGCAGCGACCACTCGATGCGCTCGTTCCCGCAACACTGGCGGGATGACCGTGGAATCATGGAGCGGACCTGTCCCTGTGGCATCGGACACCCCGATCCTGACTCTCCGTGGGCGAACGACTCCTATGAGTGGGTGCACGGGTGCTGTGGTGTCCACCACTCGTAGTCGAGAGCGCAGGGAAGCGCATCGAGCGGCCGCAACGGCGTTCGTCGAGTCTTTGCTACTCCTGCTACGAGAAGCAAAGGTGCGGAAGCCGCCCCCACAGAGGGTGTGCTCTCTGTGACTCCTGAAGAGCACGATGAAGAGCTGCTCCGGCTGGAGAACCACCAGCGGGACGCCGAACGCAAGGCCGCCATGGCCGAACGGATCTATCGGGTGTCGCTCGGGCAGCGCCGACGTGGCGGAGAGTGGCAGAACCTCGATGGGACCCCCGCTACCTTGCCCGTAGACGCCTCTGTGGAGGCCGTAGCGCTCCTCGACGCCGCTACTGGGGTATCTGAGGCCCGGAAGGCGATACAGGACCACGAGCGGGCCTACACGGGCTGGAGCCGCTACCGGCTCGTGATCTCATCGGACGGGCACGTGCACGCCAACGACTCGTGCCGTAGCTTCAGACCGACCACGAAGACGATCGTGATCCCGAGCCTCTCCGGCAAGGACCCGAAGGACTCCGTGGACCTGCTCGGAAACGCCTGCTGCTCGGTCTGCATGCCGTCATCCGGCCAAACAATTTCCAAGATTCCTTCATCGCTCGTAAACGTCCTGGTCAAGAGGGGTACGAAAGCGTTTGAGACGGCCCTCGCCCGAAGAAAGGACTTGACAAGGACGACGGCATGGCCCATAATGAACTCGTGACCGCAACGCTGACTCCCAACGCCCGTCCCTTCGACGCCGCCACGACGCTCAACCAGATCGGCCGGATGACCGTCCTGGCCATCTCGGGCGGTCGTGTCTTCTGGGACGATGGTGCCCTCGTGCTCCCGGTCGGCAACGGCTACCGGGTCCGCATCACGCTCGCCGCCAACGACACCTACACGGTGGAGCGGGTGTTCGTCCGCAAGGGCGTGCCCGTCACGGTTCGCCGGGTCGAGGACGTTTACTGTGACGAGCTGAGCGACACCGCTTACGCCGCATCCAACTTCCGCTCCGATCGTGAGTGGGGAACGAAGGTAACCTCGTGAGTTTCTCATCCTGCCCGACCGGCAAGCGCCAGTACGCTGACGTCCGAGCCGCCAAGCGTGCGCTCGATCTCCTAATGGAGCGCTGGACCAACGGGACCATCGCTGACCCGTGCTTCGCCAAGCGAGGGTACCTCTGCCCCGACTGTGACCAGTATCACTTGACCAAGAAA